AGACCACCCGGAACATAACTTTGTCACTGGGGAAGGTGTCGTAACATGTAACAGTCACTCCGTATGTTATGGTATGACCGCTTATATATGCCTATGGCTTAAAGTACATTATCCTATTGAGTATTGGAGTGCTACATTCTCGTTTGCGAAGGACGAAAAGATACCCTATTATGTAAACGAAATACAGCAGTCCGGTGAGATAAAGATACATCCGGTAGACATCAACAAGTCAGATGTAAATATCGTGTCCGATTACCGGACAAGCAGCATGTACTGGGCATTCAATGCAGTAAAGCAATGCGGAGAAAGGGCGCAGGAATATATATCGGAAGAGAAAAAGAAGAATGGTCCGTTTTTCTCCTTGGAGGAATTTATAGACCGATGTGTGATTAAAGGCAGTCCGGTAAATAAATCTGTCATTGAGAACTTGATATTTGCAGGCGCATTTGACGAATTAGAGAATATCCAGGAACCGAAAGACCGTTTGGCACTTATTGAGATGTATCGTGAGAATAAACGGGTCAAAGTATTGGAGGATAAGGATTTACTTACCAATATTATGAAAGTTCGCAAAGAACGTAATAATTGGTGGTGGCTGTTGCAGCAAAAAAGAACGTCCGGTTTTGCATTTTTTGATTATTATGATTTGGTGAATGAATATCATATGCCTAAATTAGACGACGAAACGGAGTTCCAGGACGTGTCTCAGATAAAATTTTGGGACATAAATTCCAAGAAAACCCGTCGTGCCGTGATAGGCGGTTATGTGATTGAAATAATAGAGAGGAAAAGCAAGAAGGGCATATTTGCCACTATAGTATTGGAAAGTAATTACGAGTTTATAAATGTAACGATTTTTCCAGAATTGTTTGAAGAATACGGAGAGTTTTTAAGGGGTAGTAAAAAGAACATTTTGTTGGTTAATGGCGTGATTGTGTGGGATAAGTTCAGAGGAGAATATATTTTGCAGGCGAATGTTAATTCATTGTTTACAGTATTGACGTAAAATATTTTTGATATGAAAATTATGGTAGAAATCGGTACCAAGACCGTTGTTTTGGTATCACCGGACAAGGACGAGGAGATAGAACTCGATGATGTTACGACAATCAATTACTCGAATCTTTATGGAGAGGCGGTAACGGTATCTGGATTGCTTAATAAAGTCGGTCTGATGAAGGTTGAATATGAGAAGAAAGCGAAGGAAGAGAAACTGTTTTGCGATGTGTTTGCAGCTAATTTGAGGAAGAAATTAAGGAGGGAAGCGGCTACAAATGGAGGAAGAATAACGATTGATGGAGAATCTTTTAAGCTGACTGAAAAAGGGTTGGAGGATGCTATATTACTCAATGAACAGTATCAGAAAAATCTGATGAATCTTATTGAGATAGAATCGAAGCGAGACAAGTTAGACACCCTATTTTGGGCAGTACAAAGCAAGGATAAGAAACTTAACAATTTGTTGCCAAAGATTGTACCGCAAGACTTTGAAAAAGAGCTTATTGAAGGAAAAATAAATACTTTTAAGATAGTGAAAACCGATTATTAATTTTAAAAATTTTGTGTTATGGCATTTGACAGAAGTAAGTACAAGAAAGCGAGTGTAGAATCAATTGATGAAACAGTAGGAAAAGCAGCCGCAACAATGGGCGGTGGTTTTGGACAAGGCGGCAGAGCCTCATTTTTTAATCTGAACGAAGACGGAAGATATGTATTGCGCGTATTGCCGTCGTTGACAGGGAAACCCTATATGCCGAGAAAGACGGTTAAACTGCCTATTGAGTGTGCGGTATATGACAAGGACGGGAAAGACACCGGAAAGAAGGAAATTAGACAAAGAGACGTCTTTACTTCTGATATCCACAGCAACCGGATGAATGGAGAAGATGCAGTGCTGACCTATATCAGCCACGTGTATAACCTGGCAAATGATATCCAGGACAAGGAAGAGCGAGCAAAATTCCTCTATCCTATCAGCGGTTATCGCAACAAGCAAAAACAATGGATATGGGGCATGAAAGCCATGCTTAACTATGTGGCTTATGTATGGGCCGAAAATGACGTGTACCGTCTTGATTTGCGCCCGGATTGGTGGAAGAAAATGAAGAACATTTCTATGGAGCGCGCAGGCGGTTCTGACGATGGTATTATTAATCTTGACATCTTTTCTGACCCGGACGAAGGTTATCCGTTGATTGTCAATGTCACCACGGACGAAAACAAAAAGAAAAATTTTGACATTACTTGTGGTATGCCGGATGCTAATAAGCGTCAGACTTGGGACGATTTCTTTGCTAAAAACCGTGTATCAGACGAAGTGTTCGGTATCATGGAGGAATTGCCTACCCTGGATGATATGTATGTGGACGTATTTTCACGTAAAGACTGGGATATGCAGTTGGAAGGATTGGAAAGAATCGACGAGGAACAATCATACGGTATTTTCCAGGACGACGTATTCTTGAACAAACTCGAAGAACTTGACAAATTGGTTCCGGAAGAGGACGAAATCAAGGAAAAGAAAGCTCCTAAAAAAGCCCCCGAAACAAAGAAGGTGAAAACGGAGGAACCGAAAAAAGAGCCAACAAAGACGGAAAAGAAGACAGGCGGTTATCCTACATTGACGAACCTCAAAAAAGAACTCCGTGCCTACATTGCCGATAACTACGAAGACAAGGAATTGCCGGAAGAACTGACTGTAGCCGAACTCCGTAAATGGTACGACATTGTACAGGAAGGTGGAGAACTGCCTTTTGAGGATTACGAAGAGCCGGAAGACGAAGAACAAGGAGCGGCAGACCCGGAACCGGAAGATACGGCAGTTGAAGAAAAGGAAGCATCAGCAAGCGTTCCTAATTCTATTGCATCGCGCTTAAGAAACTTGAAAGCGAGAACTTCAAAATAAATCACACAAGGAAGGGTAATTTTTACCCTTCCATTATTCCTATTATTATGAAAAATCTTTACAGAATAATCCTCATTTCGGGTATGATAATAATACTCATATTGTTATTCTTATCTATCAAGAAAGCAAGGGAGAATGAAAGGTTGTTATATGAAGTGGAATTTTATACCGATTCTTTAAACAGATATATAAAGGTTTACAATTCCGAAAGTTTTTCTAAATTGAAAAAAGAAAACAAAGAATTATACAATCGATTGAAGGAAAAGGAAGCACTTGTAGAGGCAGTGGAATTTGAATGGAAATACAAGTACGAAGGACTGGAAAGGGAGGTTTCCGAATTGAGAAAAACGGACAGCCTCTATACATTCAAAGAAGAAACCGATACGGTAGGATATGATTTACAGGTGTGGGCTACGCACTTGGCAAAGTATAAGATTAATTTCAATATAACCAACAAATTTTTATTGACAAACCAGCGTATAGGGAACAGTAACCGTATGGAGATAACTTCCCAACTGCCCGGAAAGATAGGTGACGTTACAATGTGGACAAAACCGGATAAAAAGAAAAGATTCGGGTTCGGGGTGTCGGTAGGTGCCGGATATGGAGTATTCAACAAGGATTTTGATGTGTTTGTGGGGTTAAGTGGAACATATATAATTTGGTAATTATGTTTGTACAGATAAACAATAAGAGGATAAAGATTACTTCTATCAGTAGATATAATGACGAGGGGTATTCACAGTCAACCAAGAAGTTCAGAATAGCTTTAAAGATTTCCAATGTCTGGGAGAGCTTCTATTTTGACAAGGAAGTAGAGAAAGATAATGTTTTGAAAAATCTTGACAATACATTAAAGGTGACTGCGTTATGACAGGAAAGATAATAATAAGCACGGATTGGCATTTGAAGCCGTCCAATATCGGAGAAATAACGGAATTGCAAAGGCAGGAATTGAATGTAGCAGAAGACAATGGTATAACCAATCATGTGTGGTTAGGTGACATATTCGATTCCCGTATATCACAGAGACAAGATGTTTTGAACGCCTTTTCCTCTATTCTTGACATGTATGCGAGGATGGAACACAAAATATATTGCATTCCAGGAAATCACGATAAGAGCGACTATAGTTCGGACGAGTCGTTTCTTGACGCGTTCAAGTATCATAAAGGGTTCAAGTTGATAACTGAACTGGACGCTTTCGAGATAGGCGGTATAATATGCTATTTTATGCCGTTTTTTGACAATGCGATATGGCTAAAGGAGATGAATAACGATGTGCTGAAGGAAAAGAATCATAAGACGCATGTACTGTTTACTCATATCGCTTTCCAGGGAAGCAGGAATAATGACGGTAGCGAGGTAGAAAGCGATATAAAACCTTCTTTGTTTAAAAACTTCGGTATGGTATTTTCCGGACATTACCACGATTTCCAGGAAATAGGAAAGAATATCGTGCACTTGGGAAGCATCACCCAGAACAATTTCGGGGAAGATGATAAAAAGGGGTTTTGGTTATTGGATGATGATTTGACATACGCGTTTATTCCGTCAAAAGGAAAACGGTACAGAAAAGTCACCGTGAACCTGGAAAACACGACTTTCAAGCAAGCGGATAAGATTGTAAAAGATTTTCAGAAGAAAAACAAGGAAGATTTTATTCGTGTTGAATTCGTGGGCACAAAAGATGCAATTTCCTCTATCGACAAGGAAGAATATAGAAAACTTGGTGTGGACGTGAAAGTTAAGTCCGTAGAACTGGAAACGGAAGAGGTGGAGACAGCAGAAGAAATCAAAGCTTTGTCCGGTTCCGATATTGCAGAAAAATTCAAGGGATTTTGCGAACAGAATGATTACTCCTATAATGAAGGAATGGAAATTTTAAAGGAGGTGTTATAATGGGATTGGAAGAATTATTTGGAAGAATAGAGAAACGTTTCGGAAAGGAAGCGGTAGTAGGCAACGATATAAAGGTAGACACTGTGTCTTCCGGCAGCATGGCATTAGATGAAATATTGGGAGGCGGTTTTGCGCTTGGAAGAATACACGAAATATACGGAGGATTTTCGAGCGGCAAAAGCTCTGCGGCATTGCATCTAAGTGCATCCGTACAGAAAACGCTTGGGAAAGCGGTGGGGTATGTAGATACAGAACAAGCACTTGACCTGGAATATGCAAAAGCACTTGGAGTTGATTTAAGCCGCGACAAGTGGATAATGTCGCAGCCGGATAGTGCGGAACAGGCGCTTGAAATCGTGCGTGAGATGCTGGAGGTGCCGGAAATCGGATTGGTAGTGCTTGATTCGGTTGCCGGATTGGTGCCGGAAGCTGTTTTGCAGGGTGAGGCAGGAGATGCAAAGATAGCGCTTGTGGCGCGCCTTATGTCACAGCAGTTAAGTATCTTAAAAAACGTATGTAAGAAAAACGGAAACATCCTCCTATGTATCAATCAGACGAGGCAGAAAATCGGGGGTATGGGATTCGGTCCTACAACAACCACACCAGGAGGCGAAGCACTTAAATTCTACGCTACTCAAAGAGCGGAATTTGCCCGTATAGGCACGGAAAAGACCGATGGAGTGGCAACGGCCAATAAGACACAAATAAAGGTTGTAAAGAATAAGATTGCACCCCCTTTCCGTGTATGCCAGGTAATGTTGGAATACGGTGTAGGATTTGATACGGTACAGGAGCTTATAGATATGTCTATAAGAGAGGGAATTTGCTCTAAAAAGGGTGCCTGGTTTTACTATGGCGAGACACGTTTAGGACAGGGAATGGATAACGCTAAAAAAGCGTTATCGGATAAGGATTTGTTTAATGAAATTAAAAATAAATTGATAGAGACGTTATGTATCCCGAAAGATTGATATTAAGAAATTTTTTGTCATTTGAAGAACTTGATTACACCTTTACAAAGCAGACTTTAGGAGTGACTGGAGAGAACCGAACCGAGGAAGACCAGCTTTCCAATGGTAGCGGAAAATCAAGTTTGTCACAAGGCTTGTTCTACGCGATATATGGTGTTAATCTAAGAGGAAAGGAAGACAAGAAACTGATACGTAAAGGAACGAAAGAAGCTTATACCAAAGTTGAAATATTTTGTCAAAAACGTAAAGAAACGCTGATAATTGAGCGTACAATTCCGTTGAAAAGTTCTTCCAAAGTATCATTAACCCTAAAGAAAGATGATGTAGAGACGCCCGTAACGGTAGTTACTGTGTTGGACGCGAACAAATATGTGATTAACTGGATTGAGATTACACCGGAAGACGCCAAGTCCTATTATATCGTAACCAAGGGTAATTATTCGTCTTTCTTCCGTTCGTCCAATACGGAGAAACTTGCCTTGATAAGTCGCTTTGTCAATTTCTCCAATATTGACAAGACAAAAGGCGTGATTTCCGAAAAAGTCGGAATATTGGAACAAGAATTGCACAAAGAAGAATGCTTGAAAAATGTTGCGGAAGGCAAGAAACAAGCCTATGAGGAACAGATACAGCAAGTGTTAAGCGAAGACCCGGAAGAAAAGAAAAAGGGTATTATAGGTGAGATTCGGTCAGAAATATATTCTTTACAAATTATTATTGAAGACCTTGTAAGGATGCGTATTCCCAAAGCGGAAAAGGATATCGAAGGCGTAGACAAGGATATCGAAGGGCTTATAAAGCTGAAAGAAGAAGTAAGTAAAGAACTTGAAAGCTTCGATATGGACGCTTACAAGGACACCTATAAGGAGATAGACACGGAAATAGCCGGATTGAAGAAAGACAAATCGAACAAGGAGGAAAGGCGTAAAGATTACGCATTGAAATTAGCTGATTATGAGAAGAAATTACAGAAGGTTGAAGTATTGCTTTCTGGCGTCATTGTGTGCCCTAACTGCAATCATAAGTTTTTTATGGATGCTGACAAGGATTTTGAGGAACTGGAGGCTGACAAAGAGGCTTATAAAACAGCCATTGATAAGAATACAGTAAAGAAAAACGAATATGAGACCTCTATAAACGAACTGGAAGACCTTATCTCCCAATACCAGGATGTAAGGAAAGAAACGGAAGAGGAAGAACGTAAACTGCGTGTCCGTCGTGGAAAAGTGGTTGACAAGATGATGGAGGTTGAAGACCGGATAAGGGAATTTGAACGTGAAAAGAAGGGGTATGAAAATTCCATTGTAAAGATGCGTTCAGAGGTTGAAACAAACCGTTCCCTTATTGAATCAAAGACCGGGTATATAGAGGAGCTGAAAAAGCAGAAAGCGGAAAGACCCTCTATTAAAGACCAGGAAAAGGCGGTAGAAAAACTTTCCAAGGACATAGAGGAAGGCAACAAAAAAATTCTTGACATAAAGAACGGTATTTTTAAGGTACAGCAATGGGATAGCCGATTCAAGGACTTTAAGATGTATTTGGCAATGGAGCAGATAAAGAATATCCAAAGCGCAGCCAACGATGTATTAAAAAAGATGAAAAGCGATTTAAGGCTGATGATTGAAGGCTTCAAACGGAACGCGAACGGAGCATTGAAAGAGGAGATAACACCCTATGTTTTCCGTGACGAAATGGAAAACTTTTTCTTCTATTCGGGCGGTGAACAAGCACGTGTGGAAGTGGCTCTTATCATTGCAATACAAAGCATGATTAATGCCACAAAACAATACGGGGGTATGGACTTTTTGTTACTGGATGAAGTGCTGGAAAGCAGCGATTCTTTGGGTATAGAGAATATAATAGCCTCTACGGAGTTTTTGAAACAATCAATATTGATTGTTACGCATGTACCAAAGCTTAATGACGAGATAAAGCAACTTAAAGTAATAAAAGAAAACGGAATATCAAGACTGGAGGTGTAACATGAAAGTATTTATGGGATTTGACCCCGGAACAAAGGGGTTTGTATCAATGATTGCGGAAGATGGAACCTTTGTCAAGGCTGAACCCATCTTTAAGGATATTAAGGTAGTGGATATGATAGAGACGGCAAACAGGCTGCTTGCTTTTGTCGAAGGGTACGAAGTCCGGCATGTCGTGATAGAGGATGTGCATGCACTGTATGGTTCTTCGGCAAAAGGAACATTTACGTTTGGTTATAATTCGTGCGTGCCGGAATTCTTTTGTGCAATTGCCGGATTACCCTATACAAAGATACCGCCTAAAAAATGGCAGTCGGACATGCACAAGGGTATAAAGATGGTAACAAAAAACGATGGTACCAAGACAGTAAAGGACGTAAAGAAAATGAGTATCGTGGCTGCACACCGTATTTTCCCGGATGTGAGTTTAAAACGGTCCAGCAGGAGCCTAAAGGACGATGATAACTTTGCCGATTCTTTATTGATGGCTGAATATGGACGTAGACATTTTAAATAACAATGGTATGGAAGAGTATATAAGAAAAAGTTTTGTGGTGCCTAACGCAGCAATAAAGGTTGCTTGTTTTAAGGCAGGAATGACGGAAGAAGATTATTATAATACATTGGGAGAATGCCGAATGTATGGTGATAATAAAGAGAAGAACAAAGAATACCAAAGGGAATTGTGCCGGAAGATATTCAGACCGACACCGGAAGAAGAGGAAGAAGATATCAACAGGTGGAAAGAAGACGGTGCAAAAGTTATGAGCTTCGAGGATTGTGTAACTTTGGTATTGGAAGGATTGCCAATTAAAACAAAGAAAGATGATATATTGGAAATGTGAAAACAAGGAATGCACGGAGTTCGGGAAGGAAATTATAGAGACGCGCCCGATGTTTAAGTACACCGACAAGGGAACCGTGCCTATTAATGTGCCTTATTGTAAGGTATGCGGAAAACAGATGGGGTACCGGGAAGAATTGCCGGAAAGTGAAGGTGATATAAACGTGGCGTTCGCTTCTTTTGGTTCCCAGTCCAACGAAAATAAAGCCTCTATTCTCAAAGATAGATACAAGAAAGGTCTTGAAAAAGACGGTATTAGCGAGGTTATAAAGGCTAAAAGAGATAAAATGACTAAGGATTTTTTCGGTGGGTGATATGTTAAAACAGTGTTAAAATGGCATAAGCAGTTGCGTATGTCATAACATAATCTTATCTTTGCATTGTGAGATTAAGAGATGATAAGTCAAACAAATAAAAAAGATAAGGTTATGAAATCACTTGAAGAACTTAAGAACAGTATTTACGAGAAGATAAACGAAATCAGAAATTTCGATACTGACGACTCTAAAGTCTTTAATGAGGATGAGACATACAACTATGAGGAACTGGACGCTTATCTTGAAAGAAACAAGAAAAAGAACTATATGAAAGCCGCTTGCATGAGGATGATTAAAAATTATCTTGACAGAATGTATGACGGATGGAAGTTCTACGAGAAGGATTATCTTATTTATGTGAATGACTTTAAAAGATTTGGATAGTGAACGAATTAATAGAAAATATATGGACGCTTGTAGCTCTCACGGGATACAAGTTTATAACAGTGAATTTTTTAGGAACATACAAGGTGTTCCTGGTGGAAAATTTTGCTACGAAGACAAGGGATAACCCTTTCAATGAGGTACGCGGAGCGGTGGATATAACGGAAGATGTTAAGCACCTTACTTTCCAGTTGTCTGAATTGAACCCTATCGGAATAGATACCCGGTTACAGGGAAGACCGAGAAAGGATTTTAAGTTCGGAAGTGACGATTACATTTACTTTATTGCTAACAAGAAAAACGAATTTTGATATGGCAAGCGAAAGATTAACGATTAGTGAAAAAGATAGGATTGCAAAAAGCATAATCAAGCCTATTGTAGAACAATCAAGAAAAGAATTTGAAGATTTTGGAAGATTTGCCGACGAATTTTTCAAGAAAAATTTACCAAAAGATGTTATTGAATTTATGGATAAATACCCTAATGTAGTAAAAACCAAAGAATGTATTTATCTGGTAAGTTTTACACGCGAACGAATATACAATATAGTAAGTTATATTGAAGTAAATTATTTTGTATATTCGTTTATAACTGATGCAAAATTTGAAGAATTGAAAAATTCGACGGAAGCAAAACTTTTTGTCAATAGAATGATTGAGTTAGATAGGAAAGCATCTAATATCAAAAACCGGACAAAATGCGCACTTGAAAATATCAATACAACAAAAAAATTGAAAGATAATTTCCCAGAAGCGTATGTTATTCTCACGGAAACTTCTAAAGAAGATGTTAAGAGGAATGAATGTGACAATATAGAAAAATTACGTGCAGAACTTTCAAAATTATAATAATATGGTTAAATCGAATTTAGACCCTAAAGTATTGGAGGGTAAAATAAAAGAATATAACAACGCCTATCGTAGAGGCGAACCGGAAATAACGGATGCGGAATTTGACGCGCTTGTAGAACAATTGCATGAGGTCAACCCAGATGCGGATTGGTTCAAGAAAGGGGTTAATGACGAGGTTTCGGGAAGAAAAGAAACCCTTCCTATCCCCATGTACAGCCTGGAAAAGGTAAAAACTTATGACGAGATTGTAAGGTGGGTAAAGTCATGTGGACTGAAAAATGAAGACCGACTGATTATCACTCCTAAATTTGATGGAATTTCCTTATGCGTGGACGAATATAACAAGAAGGCGTGGACGCGCGGAAATGGCGAGGTAGGACAGAATTGTACTTCTCATTTTGAACAGATGATTAACCACGGATTTAAGGACGTGAAAAGGACAGAAGGATATTATACTTTCGGAGAAGCCATTTTCCGTAATTCCACTTTCTTGACATTAAAGAAGCGGACAAATTACAAGTCAGCGAGAAATGCGGTAGCAGGTCTTGTCAATTCTCCTACTGTATCTCCGAATATGAGGGATGTGCAGTATGTAAGGTATGGATATTCTAACGAGGACTGGGACAAGGTAAGCATGATTGCCTTTATGAATGACAATTCATCTGTAAAAGTTCGTTATGTAGAAACATTCGTAGAAACAATCATTCATAGCGAAAAGATGTTTAATGAATATATGGACAATATTTTCAAGGGCATAACAAATGATTACAAATGCGATGGTCTTGTTATAGACGTGGATAGCGCAAAAATAAGAAAAGAGCTTGGAAGATTGCCGAACGGCAACCCACGTTATGCAATTGCCTACAAGAACCCGGATTGGTCGGAAAGAGAGGAAACAGAGGTAGAAAATGTAAGATGGCAGATTTCAAAGGACGGCAGATTATCCCCGGTAATTGACATTACACCCGTTGAATTGTGCGGAGCTACGGTTTCCAAATGTACAGCATATAATGCCCGTTATGTAAAGGATAATTTTATTATGCCAGGTTCACGTGTCATTATTTGCCGTTCCGGTGATGTGATACCGAAACATATATTTACCGTGTCTTGGCCTACTTTAAAAAGTTGTTTGCCCGACAAGTGTCCCGTTTGTGGGAAACCTTTGGAGATGGACAGAAACAATGTGGACTTGATTTGTTTCAACAAAAATTGTGACGGTGTAATGCTTGCCAAATGTGTATATTTTTTCAACACTTTAGATTTTGAAGAGTTCGGAGAACCGACAATAAAGAAACTGTTTAACGCTGGCTACAAGACACCGGATAGCATTCTTCTATTATCAGAGGAAGACTTTAAGAAGATTGAAGGCATAGGAAATGTAGGTGCAAAGGTACTGTCAAGACAGTTTGAAAACTTAAAAAAGAAAGGTACGAACTTTGCAAAATTATTGACAGCCTATAATAAATTTGGGGGTGTAATAGCCGAAAAGACATGCCAAAAAATTCTTGACGGATTAAAGTTATATACTTGTAAAGATGTAGCCGATTTTGCAAAAGAATGTGATGAAAGTTGGGCGGCTGACATTGAAGACAAAGTTGAAGGTGTCGGATTTAATACAGCTTTAGCATTTGTTTTAGGTATTGAAGATTGGTGGGTGAACGATGATGATTCCGCACATATCCCTATAACTTATTACGGATTGGAAGAAAAGACCTTTGAAGGGCAAATGACGGTTGTATTTACCGGATTTCGTTCGCCCGATACGGAAAAGAAATTAACGGACATGGGGCATAAGATAGGTTCTTCTGTAAGCAAGAAAACAACATGCCTGGTGGTGAAGGAAAAAGGATTGGGAACCATCAAGGAAAAGAAAGCGGAACAATACGGAATACCCGTTTTCACGTTTGAGGAATTTAAGGAAAAATTCAATGTTTGATTGAGTTTCTTTTGTTTGTTTGACATAGTGGGAGAGGCTGGTTTGAGAAAATAAGCCTCTTATTTTTGTAAATCTTTTGGTAATGAGATATTGGTATAGAGATAAGGACTACGTTTATATTGGCTTTAATTATAACGCCAATTTTGTAAATAAAATGAAACGTGATTTCGGAGCCAAATATAACCCGGCTTTGAAAGAGTGGTATTTTGAACCTTCTTTAGAAAAATCTCAAATGTTAAAATATTTCTTGGAGGGTAACGGATTCAAGAACGAAAAACCGGAAAGACAGATAGAAATCCCCCTAAAGGAAATCAAGCCCCTTGTAAATGAAAAGGAGTTGAAAGAAATGTTCGATTACCTGGGATTGCCGCTACATCTAAGGGATTATCAGATAGAGGGCGTGTCCTATATGGTTAATCATGGCAATTGCCTTAACGGTTGCGGTCCGGGTGTAGGGAAAACAAGACAGTCCATAGCGCTGGCAGAATTGCTTAACCTATTCCCCTGCATTGTGGTTTGTCCGGCAACGGTAAAACAAAGCTGGGTCAACGAATGGAAGTTGTGTAACCCTAACAGAACGGTACATGTGATTGATTCAAAGGACGAGACCAACACGGACTGGAAAGCGGATGTTACGGTAATAAATTATGACTATCTTTTCAAACGCAGCGCAAAGGAGGAAGGTAAGAAAGAAGTAAAACTTCGTTACAGCCGTTCCCTTACCAAGAAATGGGGATTAGCGGTAATCGATGAAATACACCTATGTAAGAACCCGAAATCTATACGCTCTAAATGCGTGCAAAAAATCGTGGAGAATGCAGAAAAAACCATAGGATTAAGTGGTACGGCAATTATGAACAGACCCCAGGAGCTTATCAATATATTACGAATTCTTGGAAGATTTAAAGAGATATTCCCGGATTCGTTATATTATCTCTACAGATATTGCGCTGCAAAGAAAACGCGGTTTGGACTTGTATGTACCGGGGCTTCGTGTACGATGGAACTGAACAAGGTAATAAAGCATTACTGTTATTTCCGGAAAGAATTGCGCGACGTGGTGAACGAATTGCCGCCTATAATCAAACAGACGGTGAATGTGCCGATAACCAATAAAAAGGAGTATCGGAAGGCAGAAAAGGATTTTATCGAATGGCTGGCTAATATTGACATAGAGGCGGCAGAACGTGCCATACGTGCGGAGCAGCTTGTAAGGTTGTCTGGATTGAAAAAGCTGTCTATAAACGGAAAGATAAAGTTTATTATCCAGTTTTTGAAGGAGTGGAGCGAGGCGAACGAGGACGAGAAAATGATAGTGTTCGGTATCACGACCGACATACTGGAAAGGCTTGGAAAGGAGTTCAAGAACAGTGAGGTTGTGACCGGGAAATACGGTACGGAAGAGAAGATGCGGAAGGTTGAGACATGGAAGAAAGAAAAGACTTTCCTTTTTGCCAACATTGCATCATTATCCACGGGTATAGACGGATTACAGAAACATTGTTACAACATGGCGTTTATCGAATTGCCGCAACGCCCGGCAGAACTGGAGCAGGCAACCGGGCGTATAGACCGCATGGGGCAGACGCAGACAATGAACGTCTATTTTTTGTTGTCCAGTGACACAATAGATATGCAGATACGCGAATTGCTGGACGGAAAGATAAAGGTAACGGATGCGGTCAACAAGGGCATTGACGTACAGGTAAGCCGTGACGATTCAATGGATATTGCACTGATAAAGAAGTTGAAAGAATGGAAAGAAAAGAAATAACAATATTTACCGACGGCAGTTGTGAATGGAAGTCACGTCTTGGCGGTTGCGGTGTGTATATCCAGGAAGAAGGAAAGGAATACTTTATTTCCAAGGGATACAGCGACACCACCATAAGCAGATGTGAATTAAGGGCGATATTGCATGCCGTGCAGAGTATGAAAAAGGATGTACCTCTAAAGGTTACGATATGGAGCGATAGCCAGTATGCGGTTAGCTGTATGACAGACCCGGAATTAAGACCGACGGTAAACAAGGATATTATAGAAAAAATAAAACAAGAACTATGCGAGCGTAGACGGATGGTCGTACGGTTTATGAAAGTCCGAGGGCATGAAAAGGATGTAAACAACCCTATAATATACGGAAATCATGTGGCCGACATGCTGGCAGATTACAAGAATTTTGATAATTACGAACTTGATAAAATGATAGAATTATGAATGAAGATTTTGTTTGGACTAAAGAAGAGAAAGTTAACAAATTGTTTAAAGTTTTGAACGTATTAAAGAACAATTTGCAGTGTAAACGCATGGTTGTGGGTGGAAGTATGGCTATGTATATACATGGTTTCAATGTGGAACCACACGACCTTGATATAGAGATGGAAGGGATAAGCGACGATTCATTACGCGTTTTAAAGACAATGGCAGGGATAAACAAGGACATGAAAAGCGACATCCTTTCCGAATATCCGGAAACAGGTCCTCTATATCGTATAAAGATAGAGGATGTGGACGTAGACATATGGGTAATGAATAAGATAGACTACAACAGGACCGTTTTCTACAATAATATAGAATTCGGTGATGTTCTAAGCGTAGTTAAAAAGAAAATGGACATGAAGCGCGAAAAAGACTATAAATCATTGGTAGATTATATCAATCAGTTAACCTATTTTACAAGATGAAATGGAGTGACAGACAATTAGCCATTTTCGACGCATACGAAAATACACGGAAAAACATTGCCATAGAAGCAACAGCAGGCAGCAGCAAGACAACTTGCATAGTGGAGTGTTGCAGAAGGACACCACCTAATAAAAAGGTTCTGTTTATGGCATTCAACAAAAGCATTGCGGAAGAATTGAGGGAACGTTTACCGTCCCATATAGACGTCAACACCTTTCACTCTAAAGGTTTGCGCGTGCTGCTTTCCAATTTCCGTATAAAACCGAAAATCAACGAGAATAAATGCTTTGTTATCGGGAAGAAAATTCTGGACACAAAGGATATGGACGTGAAGCAGCAGATTCGATACCTATTCGAGATTCAAATAATATGGAACTACATAAGGGTCAACCTTATTACGGATTACGAGAAGGAAATACCGGGTATCTGTATTGAAAAGAATATCGAATTCCAGGAACGTATGGTAGGGGACATGGAACAAATTAGAAATGCCTGGCACAAGGAAATGAAGAAGATAAATTCAGTAAAAGAAATTAACATTGATTTTACTGATATGCTTTATTTCCCTTACCAACTACTTGATAGTGAGGATTTCCCTAAATATGATATTGTTACCTTGGACGAACAACAAGATGCGAATACCTTACAAAAAGAGCTTGCTTTACGCTATATAAAGAAAAGCGGTCGATTTGTAGTTGTTGGTGATTCCAGGCAATGTATATACGGTTTCCAGGGGAGTTCTTTAGAGGTTTTCAAGTCCTTGCAATCTTATCCCAACACCATAGTATTACCGTTGGATATTACATACAGATGCGGCAAGAACATAGTCGAAGAAGCTCGAAAAGTTTTTAACAACGGGATTGTTGCTGCACCTAATGCGATAGACGGTATTGTAAGAAAAGGAGAGTTTGACGAAGCGGAAAACGGGGATTTTATTCTATGCCGGAACAACCTACCTTTGGCAACTGTCTTTCTCTATTTGTTAGAAATGGGAAAGAAAGCGACAATAAAAGGTAAGGATTACGGTGATGCACTTGTGGCGTTGGTGGATAAGATAAAACATATAGAGGACCTGGACGCGATGTGTGAAAGGAAAATTTCGGAACTCAAAGAACGGGGTTTTACTGATATCCAGGCAAAAAATAACCCTTCCTATGTAACCCTTCTTGAAAAGTGTACTATATTGAAAATGCTTTACAAGAACTGGGGAGATATGAAGAAGTTGGAAGACAATATAAAGGAGATATATAAGGACGATACGGAAGGTATCGTATTATCCACTATCCACAAGTCTAAAGGACTGGAGGCAGACCGTGTTTTCTTGCTGAACAGGAGTTTGATTCCCAGCAAGTATGCGAATACGGAAGAAGCATTATATAATGAAAAATGTTTATTGTTTGTGGCTATAACCAGAGCAAGAAAGGAGCTTGTATATTGCAATGTTTAACGACGAACCAAAGAAGACCGTATATACGGAAATAGACCGTGAATTTAAGCGGATGAAACCAGGAACCAAATTTTGTCGGATTGAATTAATCACCAAGATAAAGGATTTCCACCCTGGTTCCGTTAGAAGTGGAATAGACCACTTCCTATTAAAGAAAATGAGTAAAGGAGAAGTAAAAAGAATTGACAAAGGTAAATATATGAAGTTATGAAAAAGCCGAAAATGTATATTCCCGTAATAGAACCGGGAAAGAGTGTATCACTTGTGTGTGCAAATAAAGTAACGGGATTGGAGGACCATTTGCCGACCCAGGAAATGCTGAATATCCACATGGAACAGCAGAAGATAATGATACAGAAGGATAAGGATTATAAGGTACATCCTTTATATCTTTTCGTGGAAAAAGAAGAATTCAATGATTTGATACGAAGGATAAGAGGGAAGAACAGAAACGCGGAAACGGCTTGTATTCCGCTTGTATGCCAATATCCGGCAGTCCCTATATGCGTGCTTTGTCTCAAACAGGAAGAGGAGGGGAAAGAATGATATTTGAATGTACGTTTACCTATATGGCACCGGACCCGAATTCGACAAACGGTAATTATAAAAAGTTTGTCGATGTCATAGCCGTACAAGCGGAAAATTACATGGACGCTGAAACAATGGCAACTGGGTACGGGATATTCAATATAGATGCGGACTTTGCCATATCTCCTATTAAAGAGGTGATTGTGGATTCGGTGAAGCGCAACGAAAAACACGGGGGAAGATGGTACAAGTGCACGGGCGTATACAGTGAGGTAACCGTTTCTGGAAAGCTGAAACAATACAAGCTGGTTATATTGCAACAGCATGAGGACTTTATAAAAGCCTCTACTAAAGCGCTGGAATACATGCAAGACCTTGTAGGCGAATGTAGGTTGATAAAGGTGGAGGAAACACCTATAATCGAATATGTGGAAAAGGACTAATATGTTAATTATATGTTAAAACGACATAAGCACTTGCGTATCTCATAACATAATCTTATCTTTGCAATGTGATAAGGAAAACGATAAGTCAAACAACAAAAAGATAAGATTATGAATTCAGTATTTAAAGCTAAGAAACAAATGTTAGAAAACACTCTTTCAAAGGTTGCAAAAGTTAGTGTTGAAATAACTTTTGCCCGTGCTAACATGATAACGATAGCTTGGGATGAAGAAAACAAAAGCGCGTTTGAAAGATTGCAGAACTACTTCAAAGGAAAACTTTTTGGCTACGAATACGACAAGGAATGCGATATGTCTGTTTGTTGTTTGAATTTCTAACAAGAAGGGCTTTTGAAAGCCCTTCACAATTACAATACTATGATACGAATAACCAACCCTAAAGGAGAAACCCAGGTGCACACAGAAGAAAGCTATGAAAAGCTTCTGTGGCAGTTTGCGGAATCGAAGATGATGGATATGTGGTGCCGGAAACACCACCTTATCCCTATCTATACACACCAGGAAGAAACCATACTCAACAAAATGGTAGTAGAAGCATTTTTGGAAGCGTTTAACTATAAAGTAGAAAAGAAGTATGAAAACTAAAAAGTTCGGAGTGGGCGACAAGGTGAAGATACTCCATTGTTCCAACATGATGCTAATCGGACAGATTACGGAAGTAGCAAGTATATGCGGAACGGAAGGCAACCGCTATTTTCACTTGAAAATAGACGGTGAACAACGCGCGTTCATTCCTCAAAATTTGGAACTTGTAGAAAAATGTAAGGAGGGTAAATAATGACCTACACAGAAGAAAGAACCTATTGGCTGGAGTGCATGATAAAGGCAAGCAGATACGGACTTGAACCAGAAGTAGCTGTTACAGCACTTGAATACCTAAAGGAAGACCCGAAGCTAAGCATAAGCCAATGCCTGGAAATGGCGTTAAAAGATTGGGATATTTAAACAGTACGATTATGAAAAAGGAAGACATAGAAAGAATTTTCAAAGAGACGGTAAGCAGACCAGAAAACTCTATTCATTTGCCGCTTGAAAAATATGCAAGAATAGGAAGAAGATATGACGGAGAATACATATATAGTAGCAAATTTATATGTGAATACACGCCAGAACAAGTATTGCAGCAATTGCAGGAAATAGCGGATGAAAAGGAAGTGGATATAACGAACAGCGAAGTTCTTATAGAATGGGGGAGAAGATATGGTGGTTATGACGATGAAATTTTTGTAAAGATTATTCATCCCCTCTATTTCCCCAAAGAATATTATTATTTGAAGTGGGATTATATGACGGGAGGACATAGAGCTATTCCCACAAAAGAACGAGAGTTTGTTGCCAAAGCGGTAGCATATATCGAAAATCATATCGGAAAAGAAGTGGACATGGGACGTGTCTCTATGCTTGTAGGGTACAACAGAAAAACCGGGAATGCCATTGTTTCATATCCTGATGAAGGTTGTGGATGGCATGGGATAAACGAAGAAGATGTGATTATAGTTAATTCGCCCCTTAACCGCTCGTATCAATATGTAAGTATTGAAAAATTGAAACATACTTTAAGCCCAACACGGTATAAACTGAATGAGACAATAACGATAAACATTCAGTCGGAAGGAGAAGACGAAGAATACAAGGTAAAGACAAGTATCACCTATAGGGACAATGACAACAATAAAGAACGTGTCGTGTACGAAACGGAAAACACGGACGACAGTTTTATTCTGAATCATACACGAAGATACGAGAACAATGATTCATGCCCTTTATTGGACAGATTTATTTTTAGCGCATACCAGAGATATATAATACAAGGTATCGTAGAAAACAACGAAAAAGAATCGAAGAATGATACAGAAAATAATCGCTTACCTCTATCAAAAGAAGGTTACGAAGACTTATAACGACAACAACGACGGTTTTATTTGCAATTTCGTGCTTGAATACAAGGATAAGGGAGATTTTGTACATAAGATGGCATGCTATGCCGTCAACTTTGAACCCGTTGTTATTGGAAAGGAGAACCGCTATTTGGTAGAGGTGGATGTGCATGCGGTGCAGAATGTCAAGTACAACAATGACAGAGTATGGCAGCCTCAATGCAAGGTTATAAAAATGGACTTATTGCTACAGCCGTGGGAAATTACATCAGCAGAAAAAGAAATAGAAAGATATTACGATGAACAAAGAAAAATTTATGGAACCGGATATGACAGCGAAACCGGAAGAAATTGTATGGTTTGAATCAACAATCAGTGAAAATGTGGAACCGGAGGTTTCATTTGTTGAACAGGAAAAGGAAGAAGTTTTGGTTTCGTGTACATGGTATTAATTTGGCAAATAAACTATTGCTTATTTCCCTATTAAAACTTACCTTTGTGGGTAAAACTTCTATATATGGCAAAAAAGATAGAATATACTAAAGAGGACATTCTAAAAGATGCGCCCGATTTCGTGCTGATTGCATCTCCCTACATGCAGGATAAATATGTAGCCTATGAGATGGTAAGAAGGGAGCTTGACGAACACCCAGACCGTTTTATGCAGTATGAGGGGAACGAAGGTTATACCTATGTGATAGACCTTAAGCTTGTCAATATAAAGGGTATCATGGCGAAACGCGGAGCATCCCAGGAAGCAATAGACGATGCTACAGAAATACGTACAAGCGTGATGCTACCCCTTCTTGCCAAGTTCCACAGAGTAAAGAGCGAGTATTTCCATGCTTTCGATTTGCACAATGACAAGGCAAAGGCGCTTGCAAAGCTCACTCCTATGCTTCTGGACTTGTTTGGTTCCATGCACAACCCCAAGGATATTATTAAGATTATCCGGAAAAAGGAAGGTTATTCGCTGGGAGAAGAAGATTTGGTAAAATTCTTCAACAACCACAAATCACTCATAGAGGCAAGGCAAAGCAAGTACGTGATGCGTTCTGACCGCTATAAGGTGGCAACGGAAGCCGGAAGACTGGAAATCATAAATGACTGTATGACAGACTTGCAGCTAAAATATGAAGAGTTCTGGAGCAAAGGAAACGTGGGGAGTGCACTCAATATCCTAAAGGAAATACGCGCTTTGTTGGAAGCCGCACGGAAGGAAGTAAAAGGTAATGAAATTAAACTTACAGTTGACGGAAAAATAGATATAAACGCGACACTGCATGGCGAGGAGAACATAAGCCGTGTAATGCGCGACATCCCCGTAAACAGTCTGATAGTGGGTATGGTAGCCGCAAAATCGGGAATAAGGCCCGAAATACTGATGCACCAGCTCTGCACCTCCTATTATAAGGACTTTAACGGCTTTGCAAGCAACCCGGTATTAGGGTCTGAAAAAGTCATGCTTCCTGGAGCATTGATAAAGTCCTATGACTGGAAAGAAATAGAAACGGAAAACAAGAAATTCGTGGAAGAAATGATACCCGAAGTGGTCGAGGCAGAGATAATCGAGGAACCGTCCAAATCAAAGACAAGAGAACGGCTTCTTAACCGCCTACGACAGATGAAAGGTGTTGAAATCGGAAAGAAATAATTACATTTTGTTTTGACTTTTAGTTAATTTATGATTTTCAAAATTCATGTGGTGTACGGTCTGCGATAGATAGTACACCTATTTAAACAATTAAAAATAAAGTAGTTATGGTAAAGATATATGTTGAAGAAGTTATAAAGTGCATGATGGAAAGACTTACAAAAGAATATGGTCTGACCGAACAACAAGCATTAAAAGAAATTGACATTTGTATGGAAAGACTGTACGTGAAATGGATGCAGAACGAACCGATACCGGAAGAATACAATGATTAATTAACCCTATAATAATAAATAGTATGATAGTAGCAATCGCAACAATGAGAATGGACGAGGACACAACGGTACAGGTACATGTGCCTATGGATGTGGAAATAATGCAGGTTCCTCCTACAGACAAGGAAGTAGAGAAAATAAAATCAGTCCTGGAAGAGGAAACCGGGTATAAATTCGTATCTTTGGATTCGATAACATGGGATGTGGACTACGAGATTTAAAATCAAACAAAAAACTTTATGTTCATTTTTTTGAGTATTAGTAGTTAATATCTAATTGACAGCCAGCAGTTTGTGATAAATAGCTGGCTTTTATTATATCCTTTTATATGTTAATTATATGTTAAAAGCACATAAGCACTTGCTTATGTCTAAATAAGGTCTTATATTTGCGTTGTGATAAGAAACAAGATGTCAAACAAATAAAAACAAAAGATTATGGCAAGCCCCAAAGTAAAACTGGAAGGAAAGAAAATCGCAGAAAAGGTGATGGAGTTTATGGACAACCAATCATTCGACCCCATTTATGAGGAGATAGAGAAGAACGGGGACGACACCTATATCAGCGAAATACTGCGCTGCTTCCCTACAAGAAGAATAATAAACGATTTGGACGAACGCGGAGAACTCCATGAAGCATACAAGGAATATGTAGACATGAACGGGGTAGCTCTCATAAAAGATATGACAAAGATAATGACGAACAAGGAAAAACTCAAACTCGTATCGGAACTTTTCAAAATACCTTACCTGGCAAGCCCGGAAGAATACGGGGAAGCGATAGCGAAGGCAGTAAGGGAACAATATTACAGATAATCAATAACCAGCAAAAAAGCAGAACAAAATGAAGACCTATACAGTATATTTCAGCGAACCCGTGACAATGAAGTACAAGGGTGACAGATTCAACAAGGAATTGAAAAAGTGGGAACACGATGTGGACTGCGAAGAGACAAGCCCTATGTTCACCTTCCATTCCCTGGCACCTGCAAAGAAGCTTATCAAGGAGAATATGGACAAGTACATAGATTCCATCATAACGAAAACATGGGCAAACGGTGACTGGGAGAACCTGGGTCCGATAAAGCTTGCCGGAAACAACAAGACTTTCGTCGCCAATACCCGTCAAAAGGTCGCAAATTATTAAGAGCACGGAAAGAAGGGGTGAAAATCAAAGTAACCCCTATCTTTTTGATTTCCAATACAGATATTTTACAAAACTTAAAAATAAAAAGATTATGGATAGAGAAGAATTCCAGAAAAAGTACGATAACAGTATTCTGGTGTGCTGTACAGAAAACAGTATCAATAAAGTATTCAATATTTGCGATTTAATGGACTTAACAGTCTCTAAATCAAAACAGATTACTGCTATATTGATAGGAGAACAAACAGCAAAAAGTCCATTGTTCCACGTGGAACAATTCCTCAGTGATTTCTACAAGGGGATAGAAGAAGGAGAAAGGAAAGAGACAAAGATGTTTGAACAGAGGATGAACAATGCCATATACAAGCTAAAGCAGAAGTACGGATGCACGCATATAATCAAGGGAACCGATATGGCCACATTGATGTGCACAACGGAACTCGGCATGAATGCAGTCTATAAAGAGGGGGAAGATGTGATACTCATAGAAGAAAAGGGCAGCATACCATGTGTAAGACATTCTGCAAGACAGTTTATTACTGACGTGATGTCCGGCATGATTGACGTACTGGACCCATTCATAAACAAGGAGACAACGATTGAAATAAAGGAAGAAGAAGACACGGAAAACATGATTAGTGAAACAATCTTCCATCTCACCCATACCCTAACAAAGCTCCTGCATAAGGTATACGACATGGAAAGAATGGTCTATTCAATTGGATTCGGAAACAAGGAAAGGGTAATGATAGACAAGGACGATTTCTATGTGTTCCGGAAAGCGGTGCGCCTCCTATATATATGCAACAAGTGGGTAACGAAGGACAACGAGAAGCAATCCAAGGAACCGGATTTCAAGAAAGGAAACAAAATAATGTACACCATCAAGGACAGCAACGGCAACACATACCCGGTAACCAGATTGTCAGAAAGAGTGTACGAATCAAAGGAACACAAGACCCTATTCATAACGGACGAAGAAAGGGTTGTGACCGGGATATACAAGGAGAAATAAAAAAGAGAAATACCCTCCACGATACCCTACAGACCATATTTTTATTACTAACCCGTTATACATTTGTTACAATGGTAATAGGGATATCAAAGAGGAAAAGCAGTGATATGAATAACCGGGAAGGGAAAGACCCTATGGCATAAAAGAAGGAAGTATGCCGGACCCCGATAACAACAGTATAAACCGTCAACCTATAATTGTTAATTTGCGAAAAAGGGAAAGGACATATGACGGACAATATGACGCAGGGAACATTCCTGGAACGGTTATTGTATCATTGTACAACGTGGAACAATTATAAAAACAACATATTAAAAGACAAAAGATTATGGAAAAAGATTTGAGAAACAACGTGAAGTACATTTTGTTCTGCATAGAGTGCTTGCAGGCAGGCGTGGTAATGACACCGAAAGAATATGAAGTGGCATTCATGGCGGCAGAAAAGTTCGAGGGATTTGATGACAAGAGCTTCGAGAACATGAAGCCGGAACAGTTCGCTCCACGTATGAATGCAATGCTCAATGCAATGTCGAAGAGAAAACAGATTATCGAAGGACTGACATTCAACCTGCTTACAAAGAAAAGCCTGGGTGAACTGATAGAAAGCAACCTTGTGGAAGAGGTAATGAAGGCAAAGCACATAGCCGCAGCAATGGCAGATGAATTGTTGGAACCGGACGAGAAACTGGAAAAGATTGTGACTGACGGACGTCGTGTAATCGAACACTTCATAGACCAATGGAAGGCCGCACCTATCCAGGAAGAAGGAAAGAAGGAATACGAGCCGGAAAGTGATGCGGAAATTGTAGAATAAATCTTTCGGTATACTTATTATTTTCACAAAAGCCCCGAAATGGGGCTTTATTATCAAGCAGTTATGGACAAGTCGAAATTAAAAAAAAGCAAATAAGCTATACAATAAAATCGAATATTTGAAAGACCAATTAGAGCAAATTTCCAGGTTTGAGATAGAGAGAAAGATACAAATAACGAACTCTTATGATTCCTATTTCTATATTGACGAGGATATAGCGAAAACCTATTTCCCGATGATAAAAGAAAGCATGGAGAAGAAATTGGAGGAGTACGAGCGATTATTTTCAGAACTTTAGCTCGTTTTTGAGATAAAAACACTATCTTTGTTGACGTGATAGATAACTGGTAGGGTTGTATCGCAGTTGTATTTAAAGGTTAACAAAGGCGGTAGGGGTTGCAAGTCTGTTATGGCTGGGGGTGAAAGCTTGGTTCAACGACTGTAACCCCTATTCTATTATCTAATTCATTTTGTATTATGGAAAGAAAAGAGATTATCAGAAGACTGGGAAAGTATTTCACGCTTCCCGAACTTGTATGCCCCCACGTGTACAAGAAGTATTCAGAATCGCAGATATGGAGCTTTTTCACGACGGAAGCACTGAAAACGCTCCTTGTATTGAGGGAGGAAATCCTATGCAAGCCCTTCATTATCAATAACTGGAAGAACGGAGGCAGCTATTCCCAGCGCGGTTTACGATGTAATGTCTGCATATTATGCAAGGAAAAGACGATGCTCGAGAAACCGTATATGAGCGGTCACGTTTTTGGTCGCGCTTTTGACATTACAGTGTCCGGAATGGAAGCGGAGGCAGCAAGGAAAATCATTATGGACGATTCCGACAAGCTTCCTTATCCTATCAGACTGGAAGACGGTGTTAACTGGCTGCATGTAGACACTATGGACCTATGCAACGGTCAGAAGGTGACGATATTCACAGCGTAAATATATTTTACTATATCCAGAAAGTATTCTCCCTTATAGGACAATCGATACTACAGTATGCTGTAACCGCGATTTTGCAAATTTCGTATTTTTATCATTTGTAAATTTAAATTGAAATAATTATATATCCTACTAAAGTAAGCATAGCAAATAACAAGGGTTTTGAGAGCATAACAGCGATTTCACGCGCTTTCGAGGTCGGCACACCAGCCGAAGATGTGGTACTGTCAAAGTACACCTTGGTTCCCGATGACAAAAGGGCGTTTCTTATTATTCCATTGACGAGTGGTACTGTCAAAGTACACCTTATCGGTGAGACTGGTCCAGATACTTATACTATTAGTGAAGCTGAGGTTTCCGCTTATATGGGTTCTCCTATGCCTTATCTGGTTGATAAGGTGTTTGTTGATGGTACTACTGCACAATTCAATATAGGGTTATGATTGGTATAGGTTCAAGTCTTTTGTTTGGCAGGAGGGCTGGCAAGGCTGGTCCTCCTATTCCACCCTTCAATGAGGCTATGGTGGACGCATGGTTTATGTCCGGCTTGTCCAATATTGACAAGCCTTCCTCTATCCGTGGTGTTAAGGGCAATGAGATGCAGCTAAAGAACTTTGTCTTTACATCAGAAAGTGGATTTGGAGAAGGGTCTTATGAAGGCGCACTGGTATTTGATGGAGTGGATGATTACGGTATATGCAATAATCTGCCTATTCTTGATGATTATACTGTAATATGCAGAAGAGCGCTTGAAAATAATGCTAATAACGTCGTCGCTTCAAAATCAGTCGTTGCTGGTAATGGGGCATTCATTTTTGAATATGGTAATAACGCTACATATTCTTTCAGTGAATATACGTCTGGTCTGGCTGTAAATTTAAAAGATTCCGTTTCATATCAAACTAAAAATTCCTATAATGGGAGTACGATTACGGTAGGCAATGCAGACGATACAGATACATTGACTTTAGGTATTATAAGGGAGAAAGATAGTAGAATTATGAGAGGCGCAATCTATTACTTCGCTCTTTATAATAAATCTTTGACACCAGAAGAAATAGAGACCGAGAAGGAAAGACTTAATGAAGAATGGTTAAAACGTAAAACTGAATAATATGAAATGGTTAGCTATACCTATAGAAGAACTGAAACAGTTCGACAAGGACTGGGAAACAAGGAGAACGAACAATGACGGCACGAAAGCACTGCTGCATGAGAAAACCTACAATTCGCTCGTGCCTCCAATCATGATGCTTTCGGAAGGTGAAGAAGTTGTGGAAGATATCGTTTATCCTTATCCTTTGATGGACGAGAAAGAGATAGCAAGTTCTGGTGATTGGGTCAGTGACGAGGTGATTTGATTGTTTTCGGGGTGCCGGGAATTCGGGTGTTTTATCCGGTTCCCGGTTTTTCATTTTCTCTATTTTATTGTACACTGAAAAACAATTCAATTTTCAGAGTTAGGGTTAACTGTCTGATAATCACATACCATTTTCTTCTATTTCTGAAAAATAAAATATCACTGAAAGAAAGATTATGTTAATCTTATGTTAAAATGACATAAGCACTTGCGTATGTCTGATATACTTCATATATTTGCAATGTGATAAGGAAACAAGGTTATGAAAGCAGAATTTTACAAGGTGAGAGGTACGGAAATGGAAGAGATAATGAAGAGAGGTAATAACAACGAAATCTCCTCTATGATTTCCAAGAAACAACAAGCACTTGCCGAGGCACTTGAAAATGTGGAGTTCTATAAGTCTATCGGGAATATGGAGTTTGCAGCCAACGAGCAAAGCCGCGCTAACCTCCTTCAAAGACAACTCGAAATGTTGAACAAATAAAAATATACGATTATGGATATAAAAGAAATATGCTTGCTGATAGCACAGCTAAAGAAGGAGAATGAAACCAATTCCCCGGAAGAAAAGGAATTCAACCTTAAATGGATTGAAGCCCTAAAAGAAAGTATAGATAAATCTGTAAACAAGAATAAGGAGGATTAAGTTATGAAAGCAATTGTAGAAAACCCGTTGAATGTTAATCGTTCACCAATAGCAATTTCTCTTTATGTCAATATACTTAACAGAATAACCTGGTGTAAAAACGAAAATGAACTTAGAGATACTATGAAGTTCTCTTCAATCGAATACCCGGTTACATTCAATTCTATTTTTGATTACGGCTTCGGTTCCAACCATATGTGGGTCAGTGAGAAGGAAAGCGGTAAACGTCTTATTCTTGTCGAATTCTAAAAATTTTACATTATGAAAAAGCAGCTTATAAATTTCTTTCACGGTCGTTTCGGTAATAAAGTATTAAAGACAAAGTATCGTGAATGGTGGGTACGTTTCTGGTATGGAATAGGTGCAATAATCTGCACCTTCCTATTCTTCGGAATGATACAATTCTTGTCCTGGCTTTCTGATTTGATTAACTATGTTTTCTAATAAAAATATTTTACAATTATGAAAAAGATTTTGTGCGACAAAGACGGGAAATTTATTTCTATTCATGACGAGGATTGCTATTTGATGGAGCTTAACGATGGAGATTATCTGACACATGAAGACGGTACAATATTAATATACAGAGAATGTGAACGCGAAGACACCAAAGTAGCTTATCATGCTTTTCTGCGTTATGGTGAAAAACTACATACGTATAAAAATAGAGACCCGTTTACTCATTATGACCTTATCCCGGCTTACAGATTTTCTACATCAGAAGAAAAGAAGCTTATAAACAACGCTCTTTCCGAAAATGGGGTATACTATGACGAGAAAGAAAAATGCCTTAAAAAACTTCGCTGGCGTGCTGTAATAGGCAATTCCTACTATTATATCAATTTCGATTCTTTTGAAGTGTTTATTGAGACAGAATCGGACTTTTCGGAAGATAATAAGCGGTACAAAAACCTTAACTATTTCCAGACAAAGGAGGAAGCGGAAAAGAAGTTGTTTGAAGTTAAGGCGGTTCTCAATGATTAAGAAGGAGTGCTACGTGTGGGTCGGACATATTGTCGAATACCGGGGAATGACGCTGCGAAAGGTACGTCCGGGAAAATACATTGTCATTTCTCCTTGTTCCCTTGTTTCAAGACCCGTATATATTGACAAGGGCGAAAATTTGAACGTTCTTTGATTCATTTATTTATTTTATTTTCATACATTTGCAAACATGATAACAGCGATATTTATATGTCTCGTTCTTCTTACAGTAGTCCTTATTACTCTTCTTTTGTGGTGCATAGGGACGGTTACGGGAATTCAGAAAAGAATGGACGCTCTTCTTTATGTGGTCTCCTATATAGACCTTATCCAGAGAAAGCGGTTTATCCGGTATCTGGACCAGCTTTCCCGGAAGATGAGCTGTAACGAGGACGAGATGGAAGACAACCAGAAACAGTTCCTATTCCATTTAAGCCAGGAATTGACGAACGAGATAAAAAGAATGGAAGACGATTATAAAGACTTGATATAATGAGTAAGAAAAACGAATTTACATACGACGGGGGAAGTGCATATATAGACTGGCTTTGCAGCTCCAACAAGCTTGTTTTACTTCGTGACAATGACAGTATAAGCGTCGAGGACAAAACGGCTATAGCGCGCGCTCTAAAGTGCAAATCCGGCGATATTATCTGCCTGGTTCTTGGTAAGAACATCAGCTATTTCGGATATAGCAAGCTTATCGAGGACATGGAAGGACGGACGACAGAAAGTATAGTGCAGTCCAAGAATCCGGTATTTTATTCTATTTATTGGACTGGCAACAAGAAGGTGGCTATCGAATCTCACACCATTTTCATTCCCTGGAAGGAGCTTAAGGAACTTATCAAGGATTGGGATTATCCGACATATTTTCAACCGGACATAACTTAGAACCTTCTTTCTCTAAATTTTATATTTGTTTGACTGACACCCGGTTACGCTCTTCGTGAAAGAATGTTTCCGGGTGTTTTCTTTGGGATTATATGTTAATCTTATGTTAAAAGGACATAAGCACTTGCGTATGTCTGATTAACTACCTATATTTGCAATGTCTTCTTAAGGGAGACAGTTAATTAGGTCAAACAGATAAAAGAAACAAAGTCATGAAAAAAGGAAATTTGCCAAAACAAGAATACAAGCTTATCAGCATGTGCATGCAAGGAGTTGAGAACGGGATAGCCTACAGTTGTTCAGATTGCGGACGCACGATATTCAATTTTGCAATAATCAAAGGAGAAATGGATAACAAGGAATATGTTGTAGGTCTTACTTGCGTAAAGAAGCTTCTAAATAAAACCATCTATTTTTCAAATGAAACACAATGGGAATACGAGAAGGAATTAGCAGAATGGAACAACGCTATAAATTCAAGGAAATGGTTAGATAAGAACCAGTCCAAAAGAATCAAGGAAGGTTTAAAACCTTATGAACTGGAATATAAGGAATTCACTGGATATGATGGGTTGCAGTATTGCTATCTGGAAATGAAGATAAACGGTAAATATGAAGGGCATACGGCATTTATCGAAACAAAATACAATTCCGTATTTAACGGAATCAAGAATTGAATAATCTATTAAAATGAAGTCAAACAAAAATTTTACAAGAACATGAGAACAATAAGCAAAGGGAATTTCCGGGTCGTATATGACCCGGCAAAAGGCGAAAGTATGAGTATGATTGCCGTCTACAAGAAGAACCTGGACGGCACATTATCCCTAATCAGTAAGGAGATGGGAGAAGAAAAGGATAACGAGGTTCTGAGAGAACAAGCAATAAGAATCATTAATGAACTTAAATAAAGGGAGGATTAGATTATGGACGCAATGTTATTTATTTTTGGTATTATAGCGCTTCTTGTCTGGTTTACATTAAGCGTAGAAGTAGGAGACACAGCAAGACGGCTAAACAGAAGCTTCGGATTCTGGCTTCTGATGGCGCTTCTGTTTTCACCCTTTGTAATAGCCATCTTTGTTCACTGCCTGGGACCTATTCCGGTTCCCGAAAAGAAAGAAGACGATGAAGCCGAGAAGTGACCGATATATTTACTATTATGACAAACGGTCCAAAAACAAGCCGTACCGGGTCATAATAGAGGTTGACAGGAAGAAGTACAACATAGGGTATTTCCATACTGTAGAGGAAGCAAGAACCGCCCGTGACGAGTTTATTCGGAATCATTTTTCGGTCTCTGTTAACTGGAAACGATTGGAAGAAATGAATGTATTGGTAGATAAAATAACAAAAATTTCGGAGATTCTTTCTTCCTATAGGGATATTTCCACAAATGAAGTCTATCGGAAAATCGGGAATATCAAGCGGAACGCAATTTCAATAAAGAAAATTATTACATAAATATTCACTTGATTTTGTATTTTTATTCATTTTTGTTTTGTAGTATGAGTATTGGGCTGAGCGAAGCCCGGCAGACTGGGATGTTGTGAAACGTCCCTTTTCTTTTCTAAATCTTGACAACCGAGTTAATAATACTTGAAGAATGACAAAAAACCATAATCTACCAGTCCTTTTTCTACTGCGTTCGCTTCTTGTTCAAACACGATTGCATGGTAACAGTTATGGTTTATAGCCTGGATTCTCTTAATCCACTTCTTGAAACCGCCACTGAAACCTGGGTGATATTTGATTAAGGCTCCTATTACACGCACGAGCCATTCCAGGGCGTAATACAGATAGAACGTCAACGGGATAAGGAGAAGTAGCCAGGGGCACGAGAAAACGCCTGCAAGACCGCTAAAAAGCATGGTTCCCGGTATCATTAATGATTTCCATTGATAGGAGTGGGTTTCTTCATGTTTTAAGAATTCTTCGTCGTAATACTCTTTCGTTTTCTTGCAAAGCAACCAGCAAAAAATTAGGATTGCGGAAAAGGTCGGAATGATAATTTTCGCAATTTTCGATTCATAAACTACTTTCATATTTTACAATTTTTAAGATTAAACACGTGTAAAGGTAGGCTTTTTCGAGGAAATTTCTGTAAATATTTATTACTATTTATAACTATCTGGAAATCAACACTTTGACGTTTTACCATAAGGGTATTATCTAACCCCTAAAGGGGTACGTAGTTCCCTTTCTTCTTTTACCCTTACGGGTATATTAATAGGAGGAAGAACTGCAATATAGCAATAGGGGGTTTGGGGGAGGAAGGGGAAAGAGTGAAAAATGGGGAAGGGGGATAAAGTAAGATATGGAAAGTGTTAACGGAAGTAAAAACAGAAAGGGGAGACGAAGCGAAAGAAAGAAGACGAAAACAAGAAGGGATTTTGGGAAAAAGGCGCGCCCGGCAAAAATTTTCTCGAAAAAATTTTGTGGATTGAAAAATAATCCCTATGTTTGCAGTGCTTAAACAAATGGCGGCTCAGTTCTGAAAAGAGTTGGGAACCGCAAAAGAAAAGGGGTTATCTCTCTAGAGTGCGCTTCTACAAATACCTCTTTTAAACTTTCCCCTTTTCTTTTTGTTTTGTAAGCAGGTATTTGTGGGCGTGAATATCCTTGAGCAAGATATTTGTAAAAATTGAAAATTTTGTAGAAGAAGCACATTTTAGAGAGAAATGAAAAAAGATACAGAAAAATCGGCATCACGCCAGGACATTCCAGAAAAGATTAAGTCTCCTATTAAGGATTTTAAGAATATACAGACTATCCAGGATTATGAGTATTGCTGCGTATTGTGCGCTATTAGATTGATAAACAACAAGTATTGCAAGAGAAATCAGAAGAAGTATCAGTATAAGACGTTTTGGAAAAGAAGTTTTACTACACAAGAACTGTCATTGAAGATTGCAGAAGAAGTGGGTATTTCCTACAGAAAAGCGAAGGATTATATCAAGTTTTTAAGACTGAATGACTACATTAAATTCCCCGAAAAGGATGTATGTACAATCATAAACAAGGATTTCAAGGATGTAACGGAAGAGATGTATTTACCGGATTATTTGCGTTATGTGATTAAGGAGAAAGGGGTAAAATGGTCTCCTATTTTTACAAGGATATTGAATTACATTTCAAAGAAGATAAGATATTACAAGTATTGTAAAGAGATTGCAGAGTATAATTTGGACGTATGGAATGACGAGGAATCAAAGAAAGACGAGATTTTAAAGATAGTTGAATGGCTGTACAATAACGAGGACTGGAAGGAATCGGATTATGACAAGGTTTATGAAAAGGCTGTAAAGATGGCGCATAAGCACGCATTAGAGGCAATAAAATGGAACAATTGCGAAGTATCGTTCTATGAAAGCCCTAAACGTATTGCAAGTCGTATGAAATGCAGTGTAGACACAGTGAGAAAGTTTATAAAGGCATTGAAAGAGATTTTTGGAGAAAGAGTATACATGAAGCCGGAAAAGGCGACTAAATCAATGAGATACAACCCTAATTTGAATAACTATACGATAGCATTGCCGGACAGGGAGGAATGGAAGAATATATTTGCAAGAAGATTCGAGAAGATTAAGGAAGGTGTTTCAAGGGTAAAGGATTCTGTTTATTATCTCAAAAGAGTTTGGTTCAGAAAAGAAAAGGGTTATTTGTGGGAAGACAAGGAGTTCAATAGAATAGCAAAAAGAAGTGCTACTGTAACGTGTGGAGAAAAGGAATTGCCGTGCAAAAAGAGGTTGAGTTTTTATTACACCCTAAAAAAGAACTTGGAATACTGGGAGGACAATTTCGAGAAGGAAAAGGAAATAGAAGAAGAAAAGGAACGTTTTTATAAGTCTGAAATACAAAGGGAGGTTGAAGAAAACAGCAGAATTGATTTGGTGGCGAAATATCGCTGTCACGAGGCACCCGAATACGAAAATTACAACCCTAATGAATTTGAAGCATATAGAGTATGGAAACGGTAAGTGAATACATATACAATGACTATGAGACCGAGGACGTAGAACTGTACGCAGAACAGATGATACGGGAACGCATAGCGCGTGACGAGAAGCGACGCGAACAGATAGAAAAGGCTTTGGCGAAAGCCGAAAGGACCAGGAAACGGGTAGAAAACAGAAGACGGAAGTATATAAAGACAAACCCTATCCGCGCGAAGTACAAATACCCGGTATTGGATAAATATTCAAGTTAAAAGCTTGGTTATTTGACTGATAATGCCTATTTTTACCGTTGTAATTGCAATTTCGTTATAACTTTAAAAGGCATTATTCATGAATATTAATAAAAAAGAAGAGAAAGTGTTCGGACGTGCACAATTTGAACAGTTTCTCATTGACAAAGACTATGAGGCATTCACCGCAAAGCAGGTAGCGGCTTTTGCTACTGATGTTTTGAACAAGTCAGAAAAGGACGAAATGGACGAGTTCGAGAAAGCATGTGCGGCTGCGGACTGGAAATCACTGGAAACGGTTAAAGTGCTGAATGACATTTACGAGGAAGAACCTATGTTCATAAGACCTTCACAGGTGGAAGTGATACCGGGAAAGGAAGGAATTTTCAAATCAATGTCCGAGAACCGGGACATGTTGCGATACAAGGAAACCCCTCTAAACATTTTCAAGGGCATAGCCGGAATGTGCGTATCTGACGATATAGAGAAGGCACGGAAGGGTGAACCTATCGGAACCGTAAAAAGCTGGGGAGGGAAAGAATATGTGAAGACCGCTAACGGATGGGTACGACGCCAGGGAATCAAGACAAAGGAGACCGCGAAGGAAGACAAGCAGAAAGGAAAAGATGGCTTTCCTACAATTGAAAAACTTGTGGCTGCGGCCGCAAAGTCGGGGCACAACCCTAAAGAGGCAGAGAACGTTATCAGAGAACGCTATGACTATCTGAAAAAGAAATATCCGGAAGCCTCACCAAGTAAACTTGTACACATTGCATATACAATTTCCTAAAATTCCGTCGCATATGATTAAGGCAAACCTACATAAAATAAGGGAATACGTAATGAGTTTATATTTTCCCGTGTTGCTGAGCATACCTATCTCTTTTTCCAACACGACATCCTTCATTGAGAAATATGTGTTTCGGGACTGGGAGTTCTTGAAATACCTAATGATTCTTATAGTGATAGACACACTTGTAAGCTGGGTATATCATATCAAGAACAAGGACTTTTCAAGCAAGGGCTTTTCAATGATTATTACGAAGCTTTTCATTTATTCCGCTATTCTGATTGTTTCGCATGTGATGGGGAACTTTACTGTGGAAGGCGGCAATGTGGAGATATACACATGGTTCCGTGCTGTGGTGTGTAATGCGCTTATAATACGTGAATCAATCTCAATCGTGGAGAACGCGGCAAAGGTAAGCCCTACTTTGGTACCTCAGAGAGTTAGAAAATATCTGTCTGATTTCGACGAATTCGGAGACAAGAAACCGGAGACGATAAAATAACAAATTCGTATTTTATAACCTAAAAGAAAAAGATTATGAGACTGTATAGATTTTTGGACGAAGACAAGAATATTGATGTGACATTGGTAACTGATGGTAGTTGCGACCAGAAGAAAGTATTCATCACTGAATCACCGCGCGGAATTACCCCTAAAGGAAACGTGACAGACCCGGAAGGCGGTGCCGAGCTTTTGAAGCTTGGTTTCAAATGGAATGTAGGCGAAGCCGTGATGCATGAGGAACTTGTAGCATTTGCGGAAGAAAAGGGTTTGGAATTGATTATCGACCCCCAGGGATTGAATGAAATTGTTGCGGTAACGGCAGAATGGAACGAAAACGATGCATGCGTTATTACAATCAAGACAAGTGTTCCGGCAAAGAAGGATGTCGACATTTATTTCCCTAATAGCGTGAATCTGAATGAGAGCGCAGAAAGATTCGGTGTAATCAGAGGAGACCGTAAAACCATTTCTACAAAAGTTATGTCCGGTAAACCTATGGTGTTCACGTTGACTGACCTTGGTCTGGATGCAAAGGAGGATTTGAATGTAGTTGTAATGACCGACAACAATACGTGGCGCGAAGAACTTGTGGCACAAAACGCATAAGGACATGTTACGGTTATTGTTTACAACAGAGGACAATGTTCACCAAATGACAAATGCCCAGCTTAAGCGACGGAATCGACGGTCAGATGAAGGTTTTCGTTACAGAAAGCCTTTATGGTGATGTGGAATATTATAAGGGGCTGGGTATCGTGATTGAACCCGGACACACCTATAATATCGGACAGTTCAAGGAATGGGCGTTTAAGGCGCTTGTTAAGCTTATCTCATATCCGGAAGGATTCGGAGAAGAAGGCGCGGTATTGTCGGACGTGCAGGAAGTTGTGGAATACGTATTGGAGACTAAAGAACCTACACTCAATTTCCCTGCAAAGGGAGGTGATGATATGTGCGTAGTGACGTCTTCAAAGCAGACTTTCAAGAATGGACAACCAGTAGGACATCCGGAAGGCGTACCAGTGGAATTCTCAATATCTGGGGCAGGATTCAAGGTTGACGGTGGAGGACAAGTAACGGTTGACGAGAACCCCAACAACACGACAAGAAAAGCGGTAGTGACGGTTAAACAGAATGAAAGCGGAAAGACATTGCAGATTACATGCAACCAGGCTGCATCTACTGTAACCTACGAATATGCGCTTACAGTAGACCCGACATCGGTAACGTTCGACGGTGCAGGAGGTGAAAAGCTGGTTACTGTGACTTCTACAAGAACAAAAGTTCTGAACGGGGTAAAACAGCAGGCAGAAAGCTATCCTACGGACATAGAGCTTGCAGGTGAGGGATTCAGCTATGAAGTGAGCGGAAACAACTACAATCTGAAAGCCGAGGAGAATACCGGGACCTCACAGAGAACGGGAAAGGCGACCATTTCACAGGAAGGCGGAAAGACCGTACAAATGAACTTGACACAGAATGCGGCTACGGTGACGTATGACTATGCGCTTACAGCCAATTCACAGACCATACAGTTTGTAGCGCTTGGAGAAACGAAGAGTTTACAAGTTGTTTCAACAAGACAGAAAAAAGTTAACGGTAAACCGTCTGGTGATGTCGAGAAGGTAGATACGACTGCACAAATTACCGGAACCGGATTTAGCGAGACTTCATCAGAAACCACCAATGGAGAGAATTATAGCATAGTGGCAGCAGAGAACAAGGCAGAAACAGCTAATAACGGTTCTATTACCATTACACAGACTGGAAGTAACAAGACAGTAAAGGTTACGTTAACACAGCTTGCAGCAGCAATCACTTACGAATACACATTGACTACAGACCCGACAGCACTTTCATTTGCAGCAGCAGGAGAAACAAAGATATTCGGTGTTTCAAGCAAGAAGCAGAAGAAAGTGAACGGGAAGAATGACGGTTCACCTATGACGGTTGACTACACTACTGTAGTGAGTGGTACGGGATTTACCAAGGGTTCTACTGAATATTCTGTAGTGGCGGATGCAAATACTGGCGCACAGCGTACCGGAACGGCAGTTGTTACGGCAGTAGAAGGAGGAAAGAAAGCGACGGTAAACCTTACACAATTGGCTGGAGAATAAAAATTGTTTACAATGGGAAAGAGAAAAGGAAAGATAATACAAAAAGCGGAAAAGCCAGATTTGATTGCAAGTCTTTCGAGTTTGTCCATTGAAGAGATAGACAGGCTGCAAAAGGCCGCTCCTATGGCATTCCAAAGCAAATTGCAGGCTGCGTTAAACTCAAACGATGCAGGGGAGATAATGAAGGCTAATTTGTATCTGGGAGAAATCAATAGACAGCCTACAAAAATTCAGTCTGTTTTCTTTGACCCTAACGACATATCCGGTAACGGAAGAGGATTCAAGGATTCTAAAGGGGTTCTGTCCTTTTCCGTATTGCGTCGGATGGGGGACATTCATATAGTGAAAAGTATCGTGTCTACACGCGTGGAACAGATAATGAACTTTATGGATTTTTCGGAAGACGAGCAAAAGGAAGGCTTCACAATCAGAAAAAAGAAGAGCCTTTTTTCTACCGGGGATGAGAAATTGACAAATGAGGACAAGAAAAAGATTTCAAAGATAGTTGATTTCCTGGAAAAGGGAGGATGGACGGACAAATGGGACAATGTAGACAGCTTGCAGGAATTTGTAAGTAAAATAATGTCGGACAGTCTCACATTAGACCAGTTGGCCTTTGAGATGGTGCGCAACAGAATGTGGGAATTGCAGAAATTCCGCGCTGTGGACGCTTCTTTGATACGTTTTCTTGACAGCGTGGACCCCAGGCAAAGGGAAGGTTTTGAGCAGTACAGATTCAAGGGACATTTGCCGCGTTACTGTATGGTGTGGGACGAAATGATTCTTCACAACCCTATAACGAAAGAACCGATATTGTATTACCCGTGGGAGCTTGGTTTCGGTATCAGAAACAAGACGTCTGATGTGAGAAGAAACGGGTATGGGGTATCGGAATTGGAAACGTTGGTGAATATCATAACCTGGATATTGTGGGGCTTTTCTTATAATGCGAATTTCTTTTGCGTTTCACCGGAAACACTCGTTACGACGAATAAGGGTTTAAGAAGAATAAAGGATTTGGTAGGTACAGAATTTGAAGTTTTTGACGGTGTGGAATACTGTAAGGCATCCGCATATAAGACAAGAATAGATGATTTGTACGAAACAAGACTGTATAACGGCTTAAAGATAAGAACAAGCCGCGAACACAGATTCTTGACTATAACGGATAAAGATAAATCTCCTAAATGGAAAGAACAAAAGGATTTGACTACGGATGATTATTGTTTGGTAGATATAAATACTTATGGAGATTTTCATGAGGAAGATTATTTCATAGGAAGAGAATATTTTAGAGAATTTACTAACCCAACAAAGGAAGCTGTTCTTAAAAAAGAAAAAACTTTTACCCCTTCTTTGGAGATGGTGAAAGATAAGTATTTTTGGGAAATGATTGGTTTTGCTTTAGGGGATGGTACCTGGTTGGAACATATACTTGAAATTTTCCCACACCATACAAAAGATAAAAAACTTTTTGGTGATTTCTCTAAAGTGTTGGATAAATACGGAATAAATTATCGTATAAAAAAAGGCAATCCTTCCACACAAAGAAGTGACGGGGAATATGGATATCCGTATATATTCATATATGATACATGTTTTATTGACTGGCTTATAAGTATAGGATTCGGATATACAAGAGATAAAAAGATACCCATTTCTATATTTAATTTGCCGGAAGAGTTGAGATACGCGTTTTTGAGAGGATTGTTCTCGGCAGACGGACATACTTCTGCAAATATAATGGGATATAAAACTCCTACTATATGTTGTGTGAATAATGATTTGAGGCAAGATATATTACAATTATTATTAAGCGTTGGGGTTGCTGCGAGAGAGTGCAATAGAAGTAAAAGCAGATATAATGACCCAGTAACACTTGTTATTCAAGATGTAATGTCTTTTGTTGATAAAATAGGTTATTTGCAAGACTATAAAAATGAAGGTATATCAAGAGGAGAAAGGACAAAGGACAAATGGGATTTGGTACCTAATTCTTTGGCTTTGGATATACTGGAAAATAACAGAGGGGGTAGAATATCTTTCTCAAAACATCATGTAAAAAATGGTGGAAGGATAAGTAGAGGTAAATTAATAAGAGTTTTGACCGAGGCAGGATGTAATGTGCCGGAAATATTAAATTATCATTTCTATAAAGTAACGGACAATTCCAGACTTGTAAAGGAGAAGGAACAACTTTACGATATAGAGGTATTCAATGATAAGCATATATTTCTTGCCAACTATACAGCAGTCCATAACTGCCAGGGCTCACAACCTAAAGGGTTTATAAATATAAAGAACCCCAACATATCAAACAGTACATTGCAAGAGTTTAGGCAGGCATGGACGCAAACGATGGCAGGAGTAAGTAACAGCCACCGTACGCCCGTTATAAACGGTATAGACTTGGAATGGGTTGATTTACAGAAACTTAGCAATCGTGATATGGAATTTAACGAATGGATAAAATTCCTTATTATAATGACATGTTCTGTATATCGTATAGACCCCTCCGAGCTTGGATTCAATTTTAAAGAAAGCCAGCAGATATTCGGGCAGGACGGACAGCGCGAAAGATTGAAGCACAGCCGAGAAAAAGGATTGAAGCCTTTATTGATATTCTTGCAGGGCATCATTACAAAGTATATTGTGAGCGAGCTGGACGAAAACTACGAGTTTGCATTTACAGGAATAGAGGTGGAAGACGAAGAAGCACAGGTAAAACTGGATTCTGAAAAACTGAGTAGCGGCATGGTTTCTATGCAGGATATATTCAAGAAGTATAACGGAAGGGATTTTGACCCGGAAAAGGACATCATTCTTAACCAGGTGTACCAGGGGATGAAGCAGGCAGAAGAACAGAATAAAATGTTTGGAGCTTCACAACCTGGACAACAGCCGGAAGGTGTACCGGAAAATGAAGAAGACCCGTTCGCACAGTACAAGTCATTTAACGACAATCCTATAATGAAACCAGCAGTTGACTATTATTTAAAAAATCTTTACAAATAATAAGTTATGGAAACTTTCGATGATTTAAAACTGGATAGATACATAAACAAGGCTCTTTTGGAAAAGAGTTTGGGAAGACCGGAAATGTACGACAGTCTTCTGGAAATTGCAAAGGCACAACAAGGCGTGTATGTGAACAACGCGGTAAACCGGAAGCTTGGTATTGTTGGACAGCCATACAAGAAAAGAAAGGCTACAGAGGAAGAGAAAGCCGACTTAACCAAGACAACGGAAGACCTTTATAAGGAAGGCGGTGTTTGGAAGCGAGACAGACAGATTAAAGTGCATAACAAAGTGAAGTCTGAATATCGGAAGAAAATGCTATTTGAGACAAAACCGCGTGCTTACTTAATGCTTGGCGGTGGTGGTTCTGGCAAAGGGTATTATCTTAAGAAGATGAAGGAGAAAGACCCGTCTATAGATAAACTTCCAGTTATTGACGTGGACGATATGCGCGACATGATACCGGACTATGAAAGAGTGAAAGGTATAGACCCGAAGAAAGCGTCCTCCTATGTGCATGAAGAGGTGTCGGATATAGGAAAACAAATTGATAACGAATACATAACATCTAAATCTTCGTTTGTAAAGGATGCTGTTTTTGGAAATCCGGCAAAACTTGAAAAATTGGTTGATGATTTAAAGGCACAAGGTTATGATGTCCATTTGGTGGGAGTGGCGACCGATTTTGATACGGCTTTGGATAGAATACAGAAACGGTTTGAGAGGACAAAACGAAAAACGATATGTTCCTACAGAAGTAGCGAAAAAAGGACATAAAGGTGCATCCGAATCTTTCAAAAAGGTTATAGAAACTCCATTGAAAGATAAATTCAAGTCTATTAAATTGTATGACGGCAATTCTGATAATGGAGTGATTTATGATAATAAAGTGTTAAATCAAAAAGAACTTGATAGGTTTCTTAAAAAAATAGACTTATAAATTTGTTCAATTCTGAACAGTTTTATATATTTGCATAGAAACTTAAAGAAAGGAGTAAAATTATGGCAAAGAAAAAGTACGGAATTGATATGACGGCTGACGAATGGTTCGAGATTGAAGATAATGGTATAGGAGGGAAATGGACTATGGAAGATGTTGCTAAATTAGGCCCAGAAGGAAGGGAATTTCATAGAAATGCTCCGTATAATCCTTACTTTCCGAAACCAGATATGTCTATTTTTAACGAAGACCTTTATGACGGTTACAAAATAAAAGAAAAGAATGCCGGAAAAGAAAGTTGATGGTATAAGAACCCCTTTGGTATCGCGTCTTATTGGAGTGAAAAGACACGTGAAAGACCCTATCAGATACCCGAAAATACAATGCGGTTATGAAGGGCTTGCACAGACCATGTTTGCCACACAGTCGGACGCGATGATAAAGGAGCTTGTAAAGGAAATGATAAAAACGGTTGGAAAATGATATTCACGCCGGAAGAGATACAAAAACTGTATGATATAATAGACTACCGTCTTGCAAGGATTGTAGCCGATGTAATGGGGGATGAACTGTTGACACCGGAAGACAAGTCCTTGTTAAGGCGGTATGGCTATAAATGGAGAAGGGAGATAGAAAAGTTACCACCCTATTTCCAATCCTATCTGTTTGGGAGATTGAGTGCGCAACTCACGCCAGCACAATTATCAACACTCAATTTTGACGATTTTACCAAGTATATAGACCGTCACCAATGGGCAGTTCTTACACCCCTGGAAAAGGAAGTGTATTATGCAGCAGCGACACGAACGTACTCCTATATAAAGACGATGGGGGAACGGGCGAAAACGATAATGTCAAATGCTATTTCGGAAGAGGAAGCGAAAGCCCTTGTAGAGAAGCAAAGACAATTAGAGTTGGGGACCATAAAAAAGGAGACGATAGAAGGCGTTCTGAAAAAGAAGTCGGTACAGAATATTGTCAGCAATATAGGGCATTCCCTGGAAGACTGGAACCGTGATTGGGGGCGTATAGTGGAAACCGAGATGCAGAACATCTATCAGACCGGGGTAGCCCAGCAGATAATGAAGAAACAGGGAGCGGACGCGCTTGTATATAAAGAGGTATTCAGTGGAGCGTGCCAGCACTGTATAAAGTTTTACACCACAGCAGGGATAGGAAGCAAACCGAGGATATTCAAGCTTATAGACCTTATAAGCAATGGGGACAATATAGGGAGGAAAGTTAAAGATTGGAAACCAGTGTTAAATAGTGTTCACCCTTTTTGCCGCTGTGACCTTAGGGAGGTGCCTAAAGGTATGGTTTGGAATGACGAGACGCATTCATTTGAACCGCCTAAAGAACCATACAAGAGACAGATAGAGAGAAAAAGTAAAGTAAAAATATATGTTGGAGACAAAGTGTTTGAGGTATGATTTTCGGATATAAGGGAGATGTAGAGGTTCTGACCCTACGGAAGACAAGGGTAACAAAGGAACGTGTCAAGGAAAGCACGGAAGAGGTGGATGTGTACAACTGGGAGGTTATCCCGGTACGTCTGGACCAGATAAAGGAAGACGAGTATGTATTACTCTATTGTATGATGAATGATACGAACCTATTCAAGAAGGGAGTGGAGTGCACCAATTTCAAAGGGGAGATGGAAAACGTTGTATTGGAAAAGGGGATAGTAATCTCCGTATGTGAAGACGCAAAACATCTCTCGTTCACTATGCCGCATCAAGTGACGATACCGCTTGTTGATGAAAAGACGTTTGATGAATGGACCGATGAAGACTGTTTCGGAGTAAACAGAGGAAGCAGTCGAAGAAGTCCCGATAAAGAGATAGAACAGGGGGATGTGGAGGAATACGTAAAGTTCTATAATGACAATCCAGAATACATGCACATGGGTGCAGGAGCGATAAAGATAATGGAAAGAGGCTTGTCCTTGTATGAAGGAAAACTGTACAACATACAGGCTGGTCCGGAATATGCGCTTATAACAAAAGAAGGTTTGTTTTTGAAAACAGAGCATTGATTATGGGAAAAGGAGGGTTCAATACCGGGTTTGTGGAGATAAGGACGCTTGAAGGCGAAAAGTTCCTAAAGGATATAAGGATTAATGAAGCCGTAAAGACAAGACATTCCTATACGCTTGTGGAAGGTTTACATGTACGCGAAATGAAGCCGCGAGAATCAGTATATAACATTTATTTTAGTGCAGGCAAGGAAGGTGTTCTTAATAGAGTGTCCGGTGAACAGATGGTATGGACGTATGAGAAGAACTACCTTGTTCCGGTAAAAGTAAAGGAATTGAACATTTCCGACAGAATTGTTCTGTATGGGAACAAGAGGGGTAGGATTGACCGGATAGAAAAGGTGGAGACACTTAACAGGTATTTTTATAAGCCCGAATTGAAGAAAAACACTTCCTATTATATTGATAATGTCTGTATTTTTGGATAGATTGTGCAAATTTCGTATATTAGCAGAAAAATTTGCAGATAAATAATTTGGTTTATTTTTAATATTTATATTTAAAAAGAATAATATTTTGAATTTTTGATAAAAATTGATTGGGTAATGAGGTTGGTAGAAAGACATATTATCAAGGATAATCGGTTTGAGGAAATTTGCCACAAGTCTGGATTATTGTACAATTATGTTTTGTACAATGTCCGGCAGGGCATCTTCTCAAAGAATTATTTGAAAGAATATGAATTTTCAACAAAGATAAATAGAGAAAACCAATTTGATTTTAGGAATTTACCTTCTTCTGTTTCTCAACAAGTGATATCACAAGTATTTTCAACTATAAAAGGGTGGATGAGAGGTGTTAAGGAATTTGAGAAAAATCCTTCAAAATTTCATTCAAAGCCAAAGTTACCGAAATACAAAAGCGGTAAAAAGCAAAATATGATTGTTTTTACAACAAAGGTTTGTAGAATAAAGAATAATTATATTCATTTTGCAAAAATATTAAATATTAATCCAATAAAAACAAATGTAAAGAAAGAAGAACTTAAACAAGCAAGGATAGTGCCACAAGCAACATGTTATGTTGTGGAAGTGATTTATGAAAGAAAGGAAGATAATTTGAATTTAAATAAAAATAATTTCCTTTCGGTTGATTTGGGATTAAACAATTTATGTACATGTACCAACAATGTAAACCAAAGGTTTTTCATTGTAAACGGAAAAGTTGTAAAATCTTTTAATCAATGGTTCAACAAAACAAAAGCAAAATGGATGTCTTTTGTAGGAGATAAGGGTATTTCAAAAAGATTAAAAAGACTGATTTGTTACCGCAATCTTTGGATTAATGATAAGATGCACAAAATCAGCAGGTTTATCATTGATTTTTGCAAGAAAAACAATATAGGTACGATAGTAATAGGTCTTAACAAGAACTGGAAACAGAATATCAATCTTGGAAAGAAAAACAATCAGAAATTTGTAGATATTCCTTTTTCAAATCTTGTTGATAAAATTTCTTACAAGGCAAAGTTAGTCGGCATTGATGTAAAGATAACAGAAGAAAGTTATACATCCAAAGTAGACCATTTGGCTTTTGAAGCTCTCGGAAAACATGATATTTATCTTGGGAAAAGAAAGAAACGCGGATTATTCCAATCGTCTGTAAATCAGTTGATTAACGCAGATATAAACGGTTCAATAGGAATAGCAAGAAAAGTATTCGGTGATTCTGCTGTACAGCAGATAATCGGTAGTGGGTTAGCGTTTAACCCTATCAGAGTAAATATTTTGTGATATAAATACGAATTTGATAAATAAAATTTAAAAATTTTAGTAACGTGAATTTAAAGAAATTATTTCATTTACAGACAGCAGAACAAAAGGTGTCTGAATACAGGGAGTTGCTGAGACGCTCCGAAAAGATAGAAGCAAGAACAGAAGAGCTTGCAAACGAATTTGCCGAAAGAAGCCAGGTATTGAAAAGCTTCTCCCTACTTGACAAGGATGAAAGAGAGGTTTCGGAAAAGAAATACAATGAGTTCTTGAAGGAACATACTTCACGGGTTGCACAATTGCAGAAAGACAGGGACAAGGTTTTCAAGGCTATTGCCGCCTTCCAGAAAGACGAAGATATAGCGGAAGCTATTGCGGATGTATATGCAGTTCATGTAGCAAAGAAAGCATGGAAAAGCAAGAAGCTTTCCAAAAGCGCATACGATGATATCATGAAGGCAAAGACCGGGGTAGTCAAATATGCGGATGTCCTTTTGTTTAGAGGCAATAAATTGCTTATCCTACAAAGAGCAGGGGAACACATGAACTACACCCCGGATTGGTGCATACCTGGTGGACACGTTGACGAAGGAGAAGAATTTCGCACGGCAGCACAAAGGGAGCTTTTCGAGGAGACCGGGATAGACGTTCCGGAAGATACTCTTATGGAGGTCGGTGTAGCTAAGACAAAGAATGCGGAAATTCATTATTTCATGGGACATGTTGACGATGAATCCCCGGCTTTCGTGGTGGTTGACGGTGAAGAGGAAATTGGCTGTATGTGGATTGACCCGGTTACTGAACTGGAAGACTACGATTTCATCTTTGACATGAAAGACAATATCAAGAAGATTTTGGGCTTGGAAGTGAAACCCAGCCCGGTAGAAATCGTGATGAAGGCTTTCCAGGAAGGAAAAGTAACGGAAGATGTGGTAAAGTCCGTGTGTGGGAAATATCCTAAAGAGATACGGAAAGCGAACAACAAGACCGATTTTTCACACAGTGAAAGAAAAGACCTGGCAAAGAAAGGAGAGGCAATGCCGAATGGGAAATATCCTATAAGGAATAGTCAAGACTTGAAAGACGCTATCAAGTTGTCCGGTGCTTCCGATATGCCGAAAGAAAAGGTGAAAGCATGGATTAAGAAACGTGCTAAAGAATTGGGTCTTGAAGGTGAATTGCCAGAAGACTGGAAAAGTGAGGAAGTTGAAAAGACAATGGACTGTGACGATGCGAATGCCATTTGTAAGGAAGATTTGGACGACAAGCCAAAAGGCCCGGAAGGTGACGGAATAGCAAAGAACGAGGAAGGAGAAACTACAGAAAGCGAAGAAACGGACAGCCAAGAAATACAGAAGTCGGAAGATGGACTGACGGTTTCCATGAAGTTTTCTTCTGTGGAAGACGCTATGATATTCAAAAGTGTTATTTCCGAAATGATTCAAGAAGGTAAGGTGAAAGCCGATGTGCTGGAAAAGGCAAAGAAGGAGGACGGGATGTATACGGTGTTTGTCGATTTCGCTAATTTCCTGGAAGGTGTTAAGACACGTTCAAAAAATGTGCACTGGAAAGAGGAGGACAATGCCAAGCACAAGTATCTGGATGATTTGTTAGAGGAACTTTCCGATTATGAGGACAAGATAATGGAAGCCGGACAAAGCGGTTTCGGACGTTTCAAGGACGGGGAGATAAACGGTGAAGAAATAGAGGTAAATGACCCTATAGAATTGGTAGACCTCATTATAGACCGTACAAGAGAATTCTATTCCAAGCTTGACAATAACCCTGAATATGCAGGGGAAAAGTCGTGGGTGGAAGATTTTATGGCAACACTCAAGCAAACTAAATATCGTTTACAATTACATTAACTGTTTTGGGGAGGGGTGTAAACACCCCTTCTTTTTATTAAAGGAAGACATGGAAAAGGATATACTGAGTTTGTGGATAATTATCTAAAAGCGAAGGGTGAATAATTTTTGCATAAAACTTTGGCTATTTGCATAAAAATCCATACATTTGAATCGGTAAAGCTGTAAATATATTTTAGTTATTGTAATATATTGATTATTAGATATTTACAGAAACATGTTTATTTCAATTCGTTGGATTACAGAGTATTAAAAGATGTTTGAGGTAGATTCAAAATTCAATTTTTTCACAGAGGCAAACTTTGAGAAATCAGATTTCAATCCTATGGATTACCCGGTAGGGGACGACAGAAGATATGAAAAGATGATTTTTGAAGGTTTGGCATCCGATTCTTCCATTGATTCGGAGGATGAATCTATGAACCCTAACGGATTTGTAATAGACAGATTTTTAAAACACGGTCTTATTAATTTGGACCATTTGCCGTCAAGAAGTCCTATCAATAAATCAAGGTTCTGGATAGGGCACCCATTGGACGCATATGTAAAGAATAACAAGTTCTACGTGCGTTGCCAGTTATGGAAGAAATCACCGGAAGCAAGAGCGTTTTATGACAAGGCACTGGAAATGCTTGCAAGCGGCACCGACCGGAAGCCAGGTTTCTCCGTTGAGGGGAGAGCGCTGGAAAGAGACAAGAACAACCCTAAAAAGGTAACGAAAGCGCTTATCACAAACGTAGCAATGACAATGACACCCGTAAATGCAAATTCGTTTGCCGATATAGTAAAGGGCGTGCAGACAGTAGATTTCGTGGAGGGCAATAAAGAAGAAATTAGCAACGGTTCCAATAACGTTCTTGTAGAGCTACAGAAGGACGGATATAATATAAAAATAGACAAATCTTTCAACGTTACCATTAACCCTATCATAGTGGAAAGAGACGAAAGATTTCAAGAGCTTTATAATTATTATCTGAACGGTAATGTAGGATTGAATGTTATAAAGGACTATTTGAGAACCGTTAATAAATAAGTTTGTACACAATTAAAAGTTTAATAAAGATGGACGAAAAATATTTGAACGACCCTATCGTATCTCTGATGAAGTCTATGGGATTTTCTGACGAGTACATTATGGCGAACGTGAAAATCGAAAAGTCTGAAAACGGAGCAGCAGCAGGAGACCATGAATCCGAAACCAAAGAGGAAAAGGATATCAATAAGCTGGAAAAGGAAGCCGTGAAGGACGAAGAAAAGGTGAAGGAAGACGAAAAGAATACCGCCAAGGATAAGGATGCAGAAGGTGAAAAAGTGGAGAAATCCGACAAGGAAGACATCATGAAATCATTGGGTTCTGTATTTGCACCTTTGATGGAGAATTTCCAAAAGTCTATTGACAAGTTCCAGGAAACAGTGGATGGTATTAACGACAAATTGGACAAAATGTCTGGCGTTACTCCTATGTTCCGTTCAGAAGGACTTAACAATATGACAGCTATTCAGAAATCTTTCGAGGAAAGAAAGGACGAAGCAGGTAAATACGAAGTTAATGTAGTGAAAGACAGACCTATGGCCGTAAAGCTTATTGAAAAGTCTTTGGAAGAAGCACCGGAAGATATCGCTAAGTCACTGGAAAGTGATGCACTTGCATACCTTATCAATCCGGACGCTGAAACAGTGGGTGAAAATCTTGCACGTTACATGTACGAAAAGAATGGTGTAAAATTCGTGAAATAAACTCTATTAAATAAAAAGAATATGGATTTGTATAATTATAGCAATCAAAACGGTACTGGCGATGTACTGGGCGGCATGGATTCGGCAGAAATCTTGAAAGCGATGGAAGCAGGTCTTAAGACCGGAATGCAGTATAACAACGAAATCAACAACGGTGGTGGTTTGAAAGTTGAATCCCTGGATTCAGTCTTGAAGATTTTGGGCAACCGTATGAACCAGTTGGTTTATTACATGGAAATGCCTAAACATAAGATTGACAACACTGTACACCAGTACAACCAGTTGTACAAGTATGGTGAGGAAGTTGGTATTTTCAATGCAGAAGGTGAAACTCCGCAGGAAACCGATTCTCAATACAGACGTAAATCAATCGTAACCAAGTTCATGGGTGTTTCCGGACAGGTTACACATCCGGGAATGTTGGTTAAATTGGCTGGCAATATGGACATGTATCAGAAAGAAGTCGAGAATAAGACTATCCTTCTGAGTACCATTATCGACACACGTCTTGTTGACGCTGATTCTTCTTGTGTAGCCGAGCAGTTCGACGGTGTTTTCCGTCAACACATGTTGGGTATCAACGAAATGGACGGTGGCACGGCAGAAGGTAAGACTTCTGAACAACTGTTAGACGGTTATTTCAACAGTCCGGCAGTTATCGACGCACAAGGTTCTGTGTTGAATGACAGTCTGATTCAAGACGCTGCAAACGTTGTAGTGAACGTTTATAACGGTTATATCGACCGCATCATTTCTAACCCGATTGTGTTCAACAACTACGTTAAGATGTTCCATGAAAGCAAGCGAGTTATTGTAGGTCTTGCTGCCTCTGTAACTGGTGCAACAATGGGACAGTCTGTAAACGACGTTACAACTCAGTTCGGTAAGATTAACATCAAGAATGACCGTTTCTTCGACGAACGCAAGCCTATTATGGTAGGCAAGGGTGCCACAAGTGCTAAAGCTCCGGTTACTCCGGTTACTCCGGTTGTTGGTACTGGCATTAAGGCTAATGCAGCCGATACCAAGACTAATTTCGGCAACCATGCTGGCTCTTATGGCTACTTGGTAACAGCAAAGAATCGTTATGGTGAATCTGCACCTCTGAATATCACATCTACTGGTGCCCAGGCTGTAGCTGCTTCTGAATCAGTAGAATTTGGCTTTACTGCTGGTGTGGGTGGTGCATATCCGGCTACTTGCTTCGTGGTATACCGTACCAAGAAGAATGCAGTTCTGAATGCAAACACTGAATACTATCCTATCTTTGAGGTTCCGGCTTCACAGATGGCAACAGGTTATGACGGTGCAGCCGCAAATTGTGTACGTGACCGCAACCGTATCATTGCAGGCACCAAGTCAGCTTTGGTATACTACAATGACAGTCAGATTAACGAATACTTGCAGTTTGCTGATACTATGAAGATGGACTTCGCTGTTACATCTCCAAGCAAGCGCTTTGCAATTCTGAACTACGGTACCCCGGTATTGTATCAGCCTGCAAAGATTGTACGTATCGTTAACATTGGTGAGGAGGGCTTGTAATTGGCTTGATATAGATTTATAAGTTTAAAAAGTGAAAAGTGAAAGGGAGGGAGTAATTGAACTCCTTCCCTTTTTGTTTAAAAATTTTGTATTATGGAAAAGGTAATTTTAAAAAGTCGGGTGTATAACAACCATAGAATTGTGCTTAATGGTGGCCCGGTACAGTTTGTTAACGGTAGAGCGGAAGTATCGGAAGAACTCTATCAAGAAATAGTAAGCCGTAAACTTCCCGATATTTACAAGGAAGGTGAGGAACCGGAATTTAAAACACGCCTTGAAGAAAAGCTTCGTTCAGAAGTGAAAGAAGGAAACAAGGAATATGAAGAGGAAATAAAACGTCTTAAGAATATCGTCGAGGCGCAGAAGGTTGAAATTTCCAAGAAAGAAAAGGAAATTGAAGTATGGAAGAAATGCGTCGAGGACTTGAAGGCAGGAAACAAGGAAACGCAGGCAGCAGCCCCCGAACCGGAAACAAAGCAGGAAGCCTCTATCAAGGAAGAAGAGGATGACGAGGTGAAAACAGCCCTTAAGAAAATGAAGGTTGACGAACTGAAAGAGCTTGCAATGACAGAAGATGGAGGTTCTTTCAAGGAAGAAGACCTTAAAGGCAAAAAGAAAGAGGAAATTATAGATATGATTTTGTCTAAATAAAAATACTTTACAAGGATGGGTCAATTAACTTTTACGATAAAATACAAGAAAAATTCCGGACTTGTGCTGTCTGTAGCCGAGATATGGCAGACATACCTATATGGAATAACCATTGATGGAGGGCAGGGAGCATCATTTACGGACGAATCCATGCGTTTCTATATAGAATCAGCACAAAGAGAGGTTGAAAACTGGTTCAACTTGAAATTCTGTAAACAGTTAATTGACCAGTCTTTGACTTATTATCAGAAGGACTATTGGCAGCAATTCCCTATATTGTTTCCGTCTTATCCGGTAAGGAAGCCGTTAAGCATGATTGGGATGCTCAATAAGATAGAACAGATTATATACCCCCAAGGATGGCTATCATGTCAATATGATAGCGGTATGGGACAAGGGAAGAGAAGATTGAGCGTTGTTCCTACCGGGTCTTCCACTACACAGGGAAACGCGGAAATCATATTGACAGGTATAACGTCACAGATAGGTATGCAGCGTTTCCAGTATATACCGGATTATTGGAGGGTACAGTATATAACCGGGTGGGATGTGGACCAGATGCCTATGGACTTGATTAATCTGTTAGGAAAACTTGCATCTTTATCACCTTTGGGAATTGCTGGTGACTTGATTCTTGGTATTGCAGGTGTTGCCGAACAATCTCTAAGCATAGATGGATTAAGTCAAAGTATAAGTACAACGGCTTCTGCTACGTCTTCGGGATATTCTGCACGTATAATAGAATATTTGAAAGAAATAAAAGAAACTGTAGGAAGGTTGAAGTTGGTGTACGATGAAGTAAAATTTGCTGTATTTTAAGTTATGGGAGAAACAAGAAACATATTACAATCCCCGTCTTCCGGATTGAGTAATTTCCGACCGGAATTTTTCAAGTCGGAATTTGACAAGGCGATACAGGCCAAAGGTTATGACGTGGAGATAATGCGTGCTTTGCGTTGTCCGTGTCATGGGAAAGAATCTGCATTGCCGGACTGTCAGAACTGTTTCGGTACGGGATATTTCTATGTGAATGCGATACACACAAAGGCGCTGATAACAGGGATAAACTTTACGGACAAATACAAATCATGGAGCCAGGAGCTTTTAGGTACAATGGCTGTAACGGTACGGGATATAGACAAGGCGAATTTATCCTATTATGACAGGATATCTTTCAGAAATGAAATATCGTATTTTTCTGAAAATCTTCCTATAAGATACGATGATATGGGACAGCCGTTTGTGTTCACTACATACAAGCCAGTACAAGTATTGGCTATGTATCTGTTCGAGGCTTCAAACAAGCCTCTCATAAAGACGGACAAGGGACATATAAGCGACGTTAATCCCTATTGTATCATATTGGATATGGAGATGGATGCTTTGCCCGAAAACGGCTTTGTATCGGTATATTACAAGCATAACCCGGAATATCATGTTATAGATTTGCCGCATGAGATACGCGCTTCATGGGCTACTGACAAGAAAAGTGGGCAACTCAATAAGATAGAGCTTCCGGTTCAAGCCATTGTAAGAAGAAGCCATCTTATAGCGATGGAGAAGCCTAATTTTGACGGTAGCGGTGTGATATATAATGAGGATGTGTAAAAATTTGCTTTTTTGATGAAAAGTGTTTAGATTTGTACAAATTTAAATATTTTGTATTGTGAGAGCAAAGAAAGTTTTGGAAGTCCTGGGTATAAGCCGGGCAACATTATCCAATTATGTAAAGGAAGGAAGGATAAAGACCCATAATTCCGCTACACAATGGATAGATTATGACGATGAATCGGTATATGCGATTGCATCTAAAGGACAAAGAAAGAATGTAATATATGCAAGGGTTATGAATAAACATAACCTTAACAAGCATATAGAAGCATTGGAAAGGTATTGCAGGGAAAACGGACTGCACGCCAAAGATGTATATAAGGACGTGACGTTTAACGTTACATTGGCGCAAAGAAAGGGGTTCAACAAGTTGTTGGACGACGTGATATCCTATAAGATAGGAACGGTAGTAACACTGAGCCGGAAAAGTCTGTCTGGAACGGACAGCGATTTTATAGAGATATTGTTTGCAAAGTTCGGGTGTGATATTAGGTATATAACAGAAGAGTAAAAATGCTGCCTCTATATGTTGACATATCGGAAACGGTTGCGGAATTCGCGTTGACACCACAAGAAGCGGAATTCCTTGGAACACGTCTTGTTGACGATGTAGTAAAGGAATATATGCGAAGATGGAATGCACTTGTGGATTCCGAACTGCACCAGACACGGGGGATATATCGGTCTGCCATGCAGGTAGACCGGACTTCTGCCACGTCTGTAGAATTCGTGTTGTCTGCAAGGGCGGCAGGACCTCTTCCTATGATGCTGGAAGAGGGTGCGACACCGTTTGACGAGAAGATAGGGTTCCAGCGTTCGGACAAGGCAAAGATAAAGAAGGACGGTTTAGGATGGTATCTTACAATACCGTTCAGACACGCCACACCTGGAGCAATAGCGGAATCTGGAATATTCAATTCTGTTATGCCTAAAGACGTGTACGATATGGCACGTAATGCAGGAGGGCAGCCGTTGAAATTTGCAGATTTGCCAGCAAGCCAGCAAGTAAAAGGAAGTCGGAAGGAGATAAACATACCCGGAATGAACGTACCGGAATACATGCACAAGTCGGCAAAATATGAAGGTCTTGTAAGGGTTGAGGCCCGAAGTTCGGACCAGGAAAAGAGAGGTCAATATATGACATTCAGAAGAGTTAGTGATAAGTCAGGCCCTACAAGCTGGTTCAATGGTGGTATAACAGCTAAAAAACTCATGGACAGGGCTTTAGAAGAGGCCCAGATAGAATATGTTGCTGAAATGGCGATAGACGAGGCATTAAAACAAATTAAAGGGATATGATTGAGATAGTAAAAGTAAAGCAGTTTATAGTATCAATATTGAACTATATACCGGAAGATTATAGACTGCACCAGGGAGACGAACAGAATACCTTCCTATACAGACTTCTTAACGGAATGAAGGAAGGGAATTTTGATTTTTACGACCAGGCGAAGAAATTGTTTTTAAGAGGAATGACGAACCCACGCAATTTAAGGGTGCTGTTTGAATTCCCGAAAGACAATACGGGATTGCCAGCCTATGTCATAAGGGAGCCGGGAGCGGACCCGGGAGCAGCCAATTCCATAGGGAAAATGAACGGGCAGATATACGACGGTGGCGCATGGCAGATAAGAGACAGCCGTTTCCATAATTTCGAGATAATGTGTCTTTCGGACAACATGCTGGAAAGCATAATTATGTCGGAAGTTCTGTATGCACTGATAATGGGTTCCTATAACTGGCTGTCTACCCAATATGATTTGGTAGAGGTAAGGATAACAGAATTAATGACAAACCAGAATGTATTGCCTATTCCTATTTTCATAAAGTCTGTAAGGCTTGACTTGACTTTGGACCAGATTGTAGGAACACTGGTAAACGAAGAATTGCTTAACAAGATTGCATTTGAGGATGCAGGAATAGCAGCCGAAAAATGGGGTGGGGACAATTATCAAAGAGACTATGAGTTACCAGGTGTAGAATCAGACATTGATAAAATTGTGACTAAATAATTGGTATGAGGCAGAAATTTGTTTACCTTTATGCCGAAAAGGTATGAATGTAAGGATTTGATAGGGAAGTTCTTGCAGAATTTCGTGGACTAATAAAAGAAAAATAATATGGCATCAACGTTTATTTTCAACGGTCGGCAGATTTCATTGCCCGGTGTCTACTCCACTATTGTAAGTGGGGAAATGAACCCGGCACGAAATCTTGACTATGGAAAAGTCCTTATTATTGATACAGGAAAGTATTCAGCCGGATTTGGTGGCGGTGCTGGTATCAATGGCGAGAATGCGCAGGGACAGAACGCTATCTATACTTTCGACAATATCGCGGATTTTCGTGCTTTCATGAAGGGAGGTCTTTGGTGGAGAGTTGCCGAAGCTCTGTTTGCACCGGACCCTTCAAACCCCGATGCAGTAGGAATTTCCGAACTTGAATTTGTTCGTGCAGCAACAACTACAGGTGCAAAAATGACGTTTGCGACGTCAGCAGGAGGCACGTTTGCGGTAAAAACATTGGACGAAGGTTTGGTAGCCAACGGTTCGTTATTGAACGACGAGTTATTAACAAAGGGTTACGGTATGAACTTTATCGCAGGACGCGAAGACGCTACCAAGTGGATTTTGCAGTTCTGGAGAGGTACATATACCGGAACATACAGCGATGGTTTACCCTACGGAGACATCACGCAGGAAAACAGTGACCCCGAACTTGTTCTTGAATCACCGGAATTCAAGAATATGCAAGAACTTGTGGATTGGGCACAGAATGATTCTAATTTTGCTTTGGCGTTCGTACTTGATTCAACTACCAATGTAGAAGGAAATGGTGAGATTACCGAAGGGGACGTTACAACGGCACTGAATGGTAAGCCTTATATTTTGGCGGCAGGAGGTACAGAAAGTTTCGACATGGACGACTTTAACGCTGTACTGGACCAGATTGTAGGTTTGGACTACAGTAATATCATTCTGGACCAGGTAGGAGAAAAGGCCTATTCAGCTACGACAAAAGCATACATTACACACATGAACGGTGCAGCCAAATTCCAGCATTTCCTCTATGTGGCAGGATATGATAAGGGAGCCGATTTCTCAAAAGAAATCGATTTGGCGAAAAAGTTTGACAGCTCGTTCGTGCAGCTTGTACATGGTGGGGCAGGTGTGGTGTCCGCATTCGATGCACAGAAAATCCGTTGGTGGGGTGTAATGTATAACTTGTGCGCGATTGTGGGACGTATCAGCGGAAAACCGCCTTATGTACCGCCTACATTCAAGTCAATCGGAGTTGATAGACTGCAACACGCATTGACTGAATCGGAGAAGAAGAAGGCATTGAAATACGGTATTTTAACAACCGTATTGAACGACTACACCGGAAAGTTCAATATCTTGCAGGGTGTGAATACATTGCAGGACAACGCCAACTTGTTCAACGCAAAAGGACAGTCCTATTCTATCCAGTTTATGCGTATTGTTGCACAAATCAATAAGGAATTGATTGTAAATGCGACATTGGATTTGCTGGGACAGGAAAACGGTGTTAACGCCAATACACTGACAGCAGGAGCGGTTAAAGACTGGACTGTGGCATACTTGCAGTCAAGAACTGCAACGGACGCACAAGACAATCTGATTTTGTCGTTCAAAGACGTAGTGACAACAAGAAAGGAAGACGCTTATTTCACCACTTACAAAATTGTGGTAAATAACGAAATCACCAAGTTGTTCTTTACAGGTTACTTAATTCGTGGATAAAACAAACCCTAAAAATTAGAAGATTATGGCAGTTTTTACAGCGCCTAAAGCGTATATTAAAATAGATAATCAAGTAGCCGGGTTTGTTCGTAATCTGCAATTTGCAGAAAACATCACCCGTGCGAATGTACAAGGGCTTGGTTCACTCCTTAACCAGGAGGTCCCGGCCGTACAGTATCAATGCACATGGACGGTAGACCAATTCTTTATTGACTTCAAGCAGCCAGTAATGGAAGGTATGATGCACCGTCTTGGTTCCGTCAAGTCTATCGTAGACACCTTGATTTTGGGCGAGCTTGGTTTTGCCATTGCTATTTACAGCAAGACAATTCAGAGCCAGGATTCGACTACAAAGATGGTGACAGCAGTAGACCCTACCGGACAGACTATGTGTATGTTGAATCCGTGTTTTGTAAATAATCAAAATTTTTCATTGCAGGAAAGTGGAATCGCAGGCTATTCCATCAGCGGACTGTACATCAATCCGATATCTACACTTGAATTGTAATTTTGATTTTTATAAATACTTGATATTTAGGGAGTTACACATAGTAACTCCCTTTTATTTTGGTAAATAATATAAACATCAATTTGTTAAAATAGCGTAAATAGAAAATTTAATACAAACGTATAGTAATGTACTATTATATTTGCATTCATAAACAATTAAAATTAATGATATGGAAGCAGATTTTAAGAAAGGGACGAAGGTTTGTAGTAAATGCGGTAGAGAGTTACCTATAAGTGAGTATTATAAAGAGAGTAGAAGGAAAGACGGGCTGTCTTTATATTGTAAAGAATGTGAGAAAGAACGTGGTAAAAAGAAAAGAGAAGCAATAAAGAATGACCCGGTAAGACATCAGAAAATGCTGGATGCTTACAAAAGATACCATGCTTCTGAAAAAGGAAAGGCAAAGCAAAAAGAATGGAATTCAAAACGGGTATATACAGAAGAACAAAGAGAATATAAAAGACAATATGCTAAAGAATATTATAAAGAAAATCATGTTGTAAAAAGACCTCCAAGAGAATTTATAATGATAGAAGGAAAGGAATATTTGAAGTGTCCTAAGTGCGGAGAAATAAAACCAAAAGAAGACTTTTTCAAGGAAAATAAGAATCCACTTGGTTATGCTTATAAATGTAAAGAATGTAAGAAAAAACAACAGATTGAATATACAAAAACGGATAAATTTAAAGAAAGGATTAATGCTTACAATAAAGAATATAGAAGAAGGGATAAATTTGTAGAATATAGAACTAATTATTATCGAACGAGAAGAATAACAGACCCTTATTTCAGATTATGTATGAACATAAGAGGTAGAATATCCAAAGCAGTAAGAAGAAACAGTAAAAGAGGCAAGTCTCTTGAATTGCTTGGTTGTTCTGTAGAGTTTTTAAAAAGACATCTCGAAAAACAGTTTTTGCCCGGTATGACGTGGGACAATTACGGTTCGGAATGGGGGATAGACCATATTGTACCTTGTTCCTTGTTTGATATGAGCGACAAATGGCACCAGTTTGTATGTTTCAACTGGAGAAATTTACAACCTCTATGGACGAAAGACAATCAAGTGAAACACAATATGTTGCCGGAAAACTATAAGGAGATAATAGAGTATATAAGGGTTGCTATAGGATGCAAGAAAGAGATTATCCTATTAAATGATGTTAAAACAGAGACGATTTAGACATAAGCACTTGCGTATCTCATAACATAATATTATCTTTGCAATGTGATAAGGAAAGAAAGTCAAACAAATAAAAGATAAAAGATATGAAATCAAATGTAGAAAGAATGACGGAAGATTTGAAAAAGGTTTTGTTTTCAAATGTATATAGCTTTGAGATTGAAACGAAGGATATAGTTTTCGGATTTAGTAAGGTATTGAAGAAAAGAACTAAATCACTGGCAAAGGCTATAGCTTTGGAATAAAAACTGAGAAAAGATATTGGACGCTATTTGTCCAGTACGGTAGTGATTGCTTCTGTAAGAATGTATAAAAACGGAGAGTTGAAATGCGAATTAAAAGCTAACAATTTTTGATTGTCAAACAAATAAAATTTTGAAGTTATGAACGTTTACAGCAAGTTTTGTCCGAATGTATTTTTAGCAAAATGTGAAGAAAAGTATGAGAAGGGAGAAGTTATCGAAGTAACAACCAAGTACGGAAAGGAAAACGAATGTATTGTTTTCAACTTGATATACGAAAAAGACGGATTTTATTACTATTCGATAGTACGTGCAGACGGTTTCAACGTCCAGGAATGGGCGAAGCAAAGAGCGGAAAGACGCAGAATGTGGGCGGCTTCGGCAGAACAAAAGAGTAACGAGTATTACGAAAAATCGAATAAAGATAGAGACTTTCTATCATTGGGAGAACCTATCAAGGTCGGACACCACAGCGAAAGAGGACATAGAAAGATGATTGACGATGCCTGGAACAATATGGGCAAAAGTGTTGAGTTCAGTGACAAGGCTGTCGAACATGAAAGAGTAGCCAGGTATTGGGACAAGAAAGCGGAGGTAATTAATCTATCCATGCCGGAAAGTATAGACTATTACGAGCACAAGTTAGAGAAAGCCAAAGAATATCACGAAGGCTTGAAGTCCGGCAAATATCCACGTGAACATTCCTATTCTTTGACTTATGCGAAGAAGGCGGTTAATGATATGCAAAAGAATTATGACACAGCAAAAAGATTGTGGGGAGAACAAGAGGATTGAAACAGCCATTGAAAGGATTATAGAATATCTTTTCAATTACACCCCCAACCTTAAGAGAACCCGGTCAAAAATAGAACTTATGGAAAAGTTCTGGGAAAAGACCGGGATTTCCTCTAATAGGGCATTATGGGAATATATGGTGTTTCAAGGGTCAATGATAGAGAACAGCCGATATAAGGAAATGATGTTTGACCCCTATAATTTGATAGGACCAAAGGCGATAGAGAAATGGAATAAGAGGGGTAAATACCAGGTATTCATAGCCAATAAACGCCAGCGAGAAAGAGGATGGATAAGCCCGTTCAAGGAGGAGGAAGAAGGTTTGTCGGAAAGATACAGGGAGATGTTGAGGAAAAAGTATTGGAACAAGGAGAAGGGGTTCATACTTTGCAGCCAGTACGGAGGATGGTTATTCGACAAGGATAGATGCAGGGATTGCATATTTTATAAAGCTTGTGAAAAATGACATACTAAAAGTTTATGTTATCAAATAATATTTGTATATTTGTGCCATGAAAAAGACAGTGGGTAACTATATAGAACTTTGCACTAAAAATTATATAAATAAATAGGAAATTTAAAATATTCTATTTATATTTGTGGCATGTATTTAACGGAACAACATATAATAACAGTTAATGATAAGAGGTACAAGAATTTAGACCGGATTTGTTTTCTATCCAAGAACTTGTATAATGCGGCTTTATATATCATAAAGCAGGAGTTTCTTGTTTCCGGGAAATGGATAAGGTCTATAGAACTTAATAAAAAGATGGTTGCAGAAAACAATGTTGATTTTAGGGCTATGAGCGGTTCCTCTTCCCAGCAAATTTTAATGGCTTTGGATAAGAATTTGAAATCTTATTTTTCTGCCATTAAAGCATGGAAAAGGGATAACAAGAAATTTACCGGATGTCCTAAATTCCCGAAATATAAACATAAAACAAAAGGAAGAAATGTATTTTCTTATTCTTATGTGCAATTCAGACATAAAGGAGAATATATTTACTTTCCAAAGAAAGAGGGTCTGCAACCATTAAAAACCAGATGCAAGGAAGGAACAGTTAAGCAAGTTAGATTTGTGCCGAAAGCAGATTGTTATGTAATAGAATTGGTATATGAATCAGAAGTAAAGGAACAGTTACCGGATAATAATAGGTATATGTCTATTGATTTGGGGGTTAACAATCTTGCTTCTATTGTAACGAATACGAGTAACAAGGCTGTTTTGGTAGACGGAAAGAAATTGAAGTCCATCAACCAGTATTATAACAAGAAAAAAGCTAAAATTCAATCACAATTAAAGAAAACAAATGGAAAGGAAAATTCGAGACAGTTAATGAACCTTACAAGAAAAAGAAACAATAAGGTTAAGGACTATTTGCATAAAGCAAGCAAGGAAGTTGTAAGTATGTGCTTGAAAGACAATATAACTACATTGATAGTAGGGCATAATGACGGATGGAAACAGGAAGTGAATATGAGTAAAAGAAATAATCAGAATTTTGTTTCAATTCCGTTTGAAACGTTCATATCAATGTTAAGGTATAAATCTGAAAGACAAGGACTAAGATTTGTTGAAATAAACGAATCTCACACGTCAAAATGCAGTTCTTTAGATTTAGAAGAGGTAAAACATCATGATAGTTATGTTGGAAAGAGAGTAAAAAGAGGACTTTTCAGAACAAGGAACGGGATTTTACTCAATGCAGATATAAACGGAGCCTATAATATTATGAGAAAAGTAAAAGGGGATGCAGCAATGCCACCCTATAGAGGGTTTGGGTATAACCCAGTTAAGAAATTTATTAACAAATAGATATAAGTGTAAATTTGTATATAATTACCAAGACAGTAAAGGAAGAAGTAAGACCGTGTGTTTCTTGTAAGGAGAACCATTTCATATATGACCGCAACAGATGGTTATGTAAGGAATGCTACGACAATAGAAAGAAATTGAAGTTGAACCGCGCTTCATTGAAGGAAGAGGAAAACAGGCTTAACGAAGTGTTTGTTAAGGTATGGGAGGAGAACCCCCACTATTGTTTCCATTGTGGAAAGTGGCTGGGGCTTGAAATGAAACCTATTTTCTTCTCCCATATATTGAGTAGGGGCGCGCATCCCGGTTTACGTTGTGACCCGGAAAACATAGTTTTGGCATGTATGGAATGCCATCAGATATACGATTTCGGAGACAGAAAGAGTTTGAAGAACCAGATACCAGAAGAGAGGATAGAAAAACTTTTGGAGAAAGAGCATGGGAAAAGATATTGATTTACTGATAGGATGCGCAGAAGTGTTTACCGCTATAGGACTGAAAAGGATTTCCAGAATGATAGTGGATTACCTGGAGAACCCTAATAGCGAGAAGGCGGAAATATTTCAGAAAGAGGTTGAGGCATGGAAGGAATACGAGGAACGTTCAAAAGGCAGAATGTTTGTGTTCAGTGACGGGGAACACGCCCTTATGAAGTATTTTATTATATCGTATGAAAAAGACTGGTATTCGGACGGAAACCCAGCTATAGTGATAAACAAGCTGGCAGATGAAAGTGCATCATTTAAGGACAACCCTATAAAGAATTTATGGGTGGTGTATAAGAGCGAAGAGGAAAGGGACAAGGATTTTGAAAGGTTGTTAATGATAAAGTAATGAGGTATGAACTATGGATTATCCTATAAAGGGAGTAAATCACGTATTGCAAAATGGGTTGTTGAGGCTCTTCCTTCTGCCGATGTATGGGTAGAACCTTTTGCCGGGGGATGTGCAGTCACTCATGCAGCTATTTTATCGGGGAAATACAAAAGGTTTATCATAAACGATATAACGGACAGCGCAAAGTTTTTCGCTGACGCGGTAAACGGGAAGTTCAAGGATGAAAACCGATGGATAAGCAGGGAGGACTTTTTCAGACTAAAAAAAGACGATACGTATGTAAGACTATGTTTTTCTTTCGGCAACAATCAGAGAACCTATTGCTACAGTGAACAGGTCGAACCATATAAGAAGGCTTTCCACTATGCAATCTGTTTTGGTGATTTTAGTCTGTTTGAAGATATGGGTATCTCTATTCCGGAAGATGTGTTTAAGGGGTGTGATACATTCAAGGACAGAAGGCATGCAATAAAGGATATTCTGGTGAAGCTTAATTATCCGGATAATTTGCAGAGATTGCAAAACATGGAACGGCTGGAAAGACTTTGGGATTTGCAGAGTTTACAGGGAATGGGTAATATCGAAGTTTTCCAGGGTGATTATAGAGAGCTGGGAATACCGGAAGAAGAGAAGTATGTAATATATTGTGACCCGCCCTATATAAATACAGAAGGGTATTCTACTAAATTCAGCCATGAAGAATTTTATGGCTGGGCGAAACGGCAAAAGAATTGCTATATATCGGAATATTGGATGCCCGAAGATTTTGAAAGGGTTGACTATATAGATAAAACGGTATTATTTTGTGGAAATAACAAAGGCTGTAACAAGCAAGAAGGTCTTTGGATTTGTAAAAATAATTTATTTTAGTTGGTATGGGAAAATTTTTGATAGAAGATGTAAACGCGAAAGGATTGCTTATCTGGATGAACGACAATTTCCGGAAGCAGAACGGGAAACGGTTTACCCGTAATGATGTGCAGGCATATATAATGAGAGGACATCTACCCGAATATATGGGAGGAAACGAGATTGTGGTAACACCTAAAAAGCATTGTACAATTAAGATGTACAACGTATTGGAAAATGACAATAACCCAGTAGTGGAAGAGTAAAATTTATTTACATGAAAACAAGTAGTAATTTCGTGATTGTCTATGACTTCGAGACCGAGGGACTGCCAAGCAAGGAGAAACAGGCTTTTCTGGATATCCCCCTGGTTGAAATGGCTATGTCGTGTATAGACATGAAAAAGTTGGAAATAATAGACCGTGCAGAAATGATATTCCCGTATAACTACAAGGAAGGACTTGCAGGATATTCGGAGGAAGCAACGGCAGTACACGGCATAACAAAAGAAGTCCAAGAAGAGAATGCGGTGCCATTGAAAGAGATATACAGCACTTGCAAGAAATGGTTCGCCAAATACAAGAATCCACGCCAGATGTGTACGCTTGTAGGGCACAATATCGTAGGATTCGATAACCCGTTTCTGAAAAACTTCTTCGCCTACATGAACGACGATATAGACAATTACGTAAAATACTACATAGACACGATGCAGTTTGCACACATGGCGGCTTTGGAACAGATGGACTACAAGCTGGGCACGTGTTGCCAGGCTGCCGGGATTGACCTTGTGGAAGCGCACAGGGCGCAGCACGATGTGGATGCGAACGCGATGTTGTTCATTTCCTACGTGAAGAAGTTAAGGGGTGAAGGCGTGGAAACGGTGGAGAAGAAAGAAAGGAGATATAGAGAGGACTTCCAGTTATGTTGACGGGTGACGGAAAAGGAATACTTACAAATAACCAGCTTACATATCTATATAATGCGGTAGACAATATCATAGAGAGACTGCCGGAAAAGGCGCTTAACCAATTGCTTGAAGGATATGGAAACGATGTTGATACCATGCTTAGAGAAATGGTGCACCAGTCGGAAAAGGCGCTGTATCTGGGCCGTACTATGGATTCGGAAAGCTTGTCTTATGTGGATAACGTGAAAGCCTCTATGGACAATACTCTTAAGATATTGTCACTCAATTATTTTATAACAACCATGCTTCCCAAGTTTCGGTTAGGATGGCGTAACATAGAGTGGTCCAATTTGACGCAATTATATCCGTGGAGTTGTTATTTATGCGCACGCGCGAGTGGCAAAAGTTATCAATGGTCTTATGCCTTCATATTGTGGCGTTTATGGTCCTACACAAGACCGACCGCCTACAGACAGGACACGGTAGACAATGCCAACAGGAAAGAGACATGCTATATCACCAACACCTTTACACTGGCAAAGGTGCAGATAGCAAAAGTAACGGAAGAGATAGAGGCAAACGACTTGATAAAGGAAAAACTCAACCCCTATAACAAGGCTTCAATCGGAGAAACAGCCATAAAGACGGAAACCGGAAGTACGTTGCATGTGCGAGGTAAGGATTCAATGATTCGAGGTCTGCACGTGGGGGCTTGTTTGTGTGACGATATGCCGGACGAAAGCTCTCTATATTCGGACGAACAAAGGGAGAAACTGAAAGAACTTTTGAAGGGTACAATAGAGCCGATTGTGGAACCATACGGGTATTTCCTTGTAACTGGTACACCCTATTCTTCTGCACCGAATGAATTGTACCAGATATTGAAGGCAGACAAGCGTTTCTATTGTTTTGAATATCCGATATTGTTCCCGGATGGTAGACCGTTGGCACCCGACAGATACACGTTTGAACAGATATTGGCGAAAAAGGAAGAACTCGGAACGATTGTGTTCAACCGTGAATACCTGGTGGTTCCTATCAGTGACACGTCAACGATATTTCCTTATGAATATCTGATGCGTAGCGTTATAGGAATGGAAACGATACGTTTTGCGTCAAGTATAGACGATTTTCCTTTCAAGCTTACAAGGGTACATATAGGTGTGGACTTTGCGGTTTCCGGTAATATTGGAGCGGACTATACAGTGTATTCGGTATGGGGCAAAGATGCGATGGATAACTACTATTTGTTGTACTATTACCGGAAGCGCGGTATGTCGCATAACGAACAGGTGGATAAGATTGTACAGCTTGACCGACTTTTCCACCCCAATAAGATACGGTGTGAGGCAAACGGTTTCCAGTCCATATTGTCCGGACTGGCAAAGGAAAGAGGGCTTAAGAATATAGAACCATTTACGACAACGGAAGGAAACAAAAAGGACCTCTATACTGGATTGCCTTCTTTGTCTGCAATGTTTGAGAGAGGGCAGATAAAATGCCCCTATGCGATAGGAGAAACAAGGCAGGCGGTAGACTTGATGTTTGGTGAGTTTTCCTCTATTACGTTCAGAAGTGATAACGGGAAATTGGAGGCAGCAAGCGGTCACGACGACATAGCACTCAGTTCGTTCCTCTCCATAAATAGCTTACGCGAAGACGATAAAGAAGTACAATTAAGTGTAGAATTAATATAATGTTAATTATATGTTAAAAGCACATAAGCACTTGCGTATGTCATAACATAATATTATCTTTGCAATGTGAGAAAGAGATAAACGAAGTCAAACAAATAAAAAGATAAGAAAATGGAAAACGATGTTAAGGTTCTCAAAGAGTTATACAAGTTCATTTGTGTTAGTGAAGGTATTAAGGCAATTGCATTGAAGTTCTGTAAAGTTGGAAGGGGTGGTGCTTGTTGTTCTTATGTGGCTAACAAACCGAAATCAATCTCTATTGACTTGAATAGAATCAATGTCGGTTCCGCCTACGCTTTGTGCCACGAAGTAGCGCATCAGATTTGTATTGCAAACGAAGGTAACGCAACGCATAACGCAAAGTTCAAAAAGATGGAAAAGGAATTGGTTAAGAAGTATGCCAATTGTGCTATTGCAAGAAATTTGATTTGGTAATGAAGGGAGGATAAGGTTATGATTACTGATAGAAAGAAAGCCCCGGCATGTTTGAGATACAATGTCAACAATAATTCCGGTTCAATCAACAAGGAATTTGGTAAAGACCAGCAAGCAGCATATGATTTTGCAAGCCAAATGAATGAAACAGCAATAATTAGAGGATATATGTTCGTGAAACATAAAGGTGAATGGGTAAGAAACACAATTTTTATAGACCATGTTTGGTAACTATATAGCACTTTACACTAAAATTTTTAAACTAAAAAGTTTGCTTTTTACTTTAATATAACTATATTTGCATCATGATAAAAGCCTATAAATATAAACTAAAACCGAACGAAAACCAGAAGATTTTCTTTGAGAAGTCTTTCGGATGTACCCGGTTTGTTTATAATTGGGCTTTATCAAAAAGAATCGAAGCGTATCAGCAGGAAAAGAAACGATTGTCTTATGTAGACTTATGTAAGTTGCTAACCAGTCTTAAAAAGGAAGAAGATAAAATTTGGCTGAACGAGGTTTCAAACGAATGCTTGCAACAATCTATCCGTAATATGGATAGTGCTTTTACAAGGTTCTTTCGTGAAAAGAAAGGTTTTCCGAAATTCAAGTCAAAGAAAGACAACCGAAAAGCCTATAAGGCGATAAATAACGTCAAGATAGATTTTAAATCAAACAGAATTAAACTTCTTAAAGTTGGATGGGTATCATTCTACAAAAACCGGACTTTTGAAGGAAAGATAGGAACCGTAACGGTAACCAAGACAGCAACCGGGAAATATTATGTTTCCGTTCTTGTTGACGATGGTAAAACCCTTCCTAAAAAACCGGATATAAAGTATGATACAACTGTTGGTATTGATGTGGGAATAAAGGATTTTGCCGTTCTTTCAAACGGACAAGTCTACGAGAACCCGAAATATCTTGAAAAAGCCGAACAAAGATTGAAAGTATTGCAAAGAAGGTATTCAAGAAAACAGAAAGGAAGTAACAGAAGGGAAAATGCAAGAATAAGGCTTGCAAGGGCTTATGAGAAAGTAGCCAACTGTCGTAAAAATTTCATACACCAGGTCACGTCAAGGATTGTCCGTGAAAACCAAACGATAATCATTGAGGACTTGAATGTAAGCGGAATGTTGAAAAATCATAATCTTGCAAAACACATATCATCTGCAAGCTGGAACGAATTTTTCAGACAATTGCAGTACAAGTGCGAATGGAACGGAAGAAACCTGCTAAAAATCGGAAGATTCGAACCAAGTTCCAAAATGTGCACTTGTGGATATGTGAACCATGAACTGAAATTGTCGCAGCGAGAATGGACTTGTCCCAATTGTAACCAGTTGAACGACAGGGATTTGTTAGCCGCGATAAACATAAAGAGGTTCGGACTGCAAAGCCAGAACCTTATAGGAGAATCACCCGTGGTAGACGGGATTGTGGACGTGGAGTGGTCGGCAGTAGCCGGGGCGGTGAAGCGTCAATATGTATTGCTGTAAAGTGATATATAATTACCCCATGTTTTTAGATAAAGGAGGATTAAGTTTTGATTTAACCGATTAATGATGTATATTTGTAACGTATATAACATTTTGTGATTATGGAGGATAAGATAATTAAAATTAAGGGACACGAATATAAGATGTCCTTCCCTACAGTAGGACAATATTACGAGATTGAAACTCAGAAGCAGTTTTTAGGTCGTGGATATTACAATACTTTGTTGGGTAACAGAACGCAGGCTGCTGCTGATGCTTTGGATATGATAGATATTGAAGCGACGCTTACAGTGATGTTGCCGGACTTGCTGGCAGATATGAAGGTAACTTCTTTTAAACAGCTTGGTATCAAGGACTATGTGGAGGTAAGGGATATTTACAACAAGGAGGTTTTGCCCTTTATCAAAGAAGTAGAAAAAATGATGAACCCCAACCGATAAGAGTATTCGAGCGAGAATTACTATAGTTTGAAAGTTTAGTTATTCAAAGGGTATAGGGGTATGGTCTGTTATGGGTTATACCCCTATTTTTGATTGATTTTGTATGATGGAGCGAGATAAAAAGGAAGATTTCAGAACGTTTGTAGTCAGATGGAATAATAAATTTCCGCTTGACAGATGGTATAGAAAGAAACATAACATTGCTTTCATGTCCGAGGAACACAAGAAATGTTCTTTTTTTCAACAACTTTTCGAGTTCGAGGAAGACCGGATGTTCAAGCAGGCTTTGGAGGACGAGGAAAAGAAAGTTGAATACGTTCCGAATATCGGTGAATGGCTGAAAGATTCCTATGACGAAATGGTGGACCAGGAAACCGATACCAAGGAGATAACGCAAAGTCAGATTGAAGCCTTCCGCGAAGAAATGGCGCGGATGGCCGAATACGAGGAAAGCCAAAAGGATAAGGAATAATGGCAGAGGATAAGAGGATTAGGATAGCGGCCGATACCACACCGCTAAGACAGTTGAGAGAAGAAGCGGTTTCTTTGTACCGCGAGATAAATCAGACTTCCATGCAGAGCGCACAGGAAGCCGAGAAAAGCATTTCACAGCTACGGGAACAACTTGCATTGATGGAGGACCGTAACGAGCTGGAAAGGCTGTTGCTTGACCTTAAAAGACAGTCTGCCGCCATTGATGCAACCACAATGCAAAAACCGTCTCCTATGCCGGAAAGACCGATAAGGAGACAGCCGCCTACAGAAGAACTTCCAAGACCGGAACAACCTACTATAGACCCCGAAACAGGGTCTATTACATGGGACGTATCGCCAAGAAGAAAAGAGGAAACCGTACAGCCGGAACCAAGACGGAAAGGGCAAAGACCGGAAATGGAAACGGATGTAGAAGAACCTTTGCCTATAGAAGAACCGGAAGAAAGACCAGCGCCCAGAAGAAGGAGAAGAAAAGTCCAGGAACCCATACCGGACGTGGAACCTATCATAGATGAGGAAACTGGTTCTATGACCTGGGATTTGACACGGAAACCGCAAAGGGAAAGAGTTACCCCTATAGAAAGAGGTGTAGAAAGAGAAGAACCGACAACAAAGGAAACGCAGAAGGAAATATTAAGGGAGATAAACAGACACGTCGAGAATATAGACGAATCCGTTACGAACGTTGATAATTCCAAGAACTTCCAGGACAACAGTGAAAACAGAACGGACAACTCACGGCATACGGAGAATATAACCGAGAATGTTGTAAATATTGAAAAGAATACCCAGACAATAACGGAGAATACAACCGCTATAAGGGAAAAGGGGAATTTGGAGGTCGTTTCAGAACAACCGAACAGACCTCTATTAAGGGAAGACGATAGAATACAGAGAAGACCGGAAATAACGGATAACGGACAGACGGAAATCAAGTTTTCGGACGAGGGGATAATACGTGCAATTACAAGACTGGGAGCGGTAACGGATAACATAGGACGTGACGTCATTTCCGCTTTGAGAGGACTTGAAAAAGGGTCGGGTGAGGAAAATCAAAAAACCAGTATTACCCGTTACCTGGAAACTATTGCAAATTCTGTATCTGTTATAGAAGACAGTGCAGAAAACATATTGGAAGAAATGCAGAAAGCCGTTTCCGGTTCGGGTTTCGGAGGTGGAACGGGGACACCTGGCGGTATTGTACCACCTACCGGAAGTACAGGCGGAATAGGAGGAGGGCTAAATATATTCGGAGGAGGATTAAAAGGAATATTGGGCGGTTTGGGGGCTTTGACGGCATTCAATACCGCCAAGAACGTATTGTCAGAAAGATATTTCCGGCAGCAGGAATTTGAAGCGCGTTCCCAATACCAAGGAACCGTGGAAACGGCCGCAAATTATACACGGTTACAAGCCGCTAACCAGGCAGACGCTTTTAGGTGGATTCCTCTAATTGGTGACACGATAGCAAAAAGCATAGAGTTGCCAGCACAGCTTGCAGCAGAAAAGATGATGGCAACTTTCGGGAAATACGCGGAAGGCGAAAGACGTGTTATCCCGTATGCACAGGTTATGGGTGTATCAGCCGGGGAAGCGTTCAGACAAGCCGGAAGGGAAGGAAGTTATGCAGCCGAATCACTTGGTATGGATTACGCTTCATACCTTGGAAGACGTGCCGAATTGATACGTGCAGGAGGGGGGCGTTTTGTCGGTGGCAATGAATACGACCCGTATGCAGTAAAAGAAACGCAGTCAGTAATGGCTGCGGAAAGATTGTTCGGATTGTCACCTAATGCGGTCAACCGTTTGCAGGGTGCAATGAGGTTCGGAGACCAGAATTCGGGTACCGGGGCTTCTGCAATTATCAGAGAGTTCGAGCAGGCAATGAAAAATTTAGGCATTCCGTTTGAACAGATAGCCTCTACAATGGAAGAAAGTTTAGATACTTTCATTACACAGTCGGACCAGATTCTTTCCAAACGTGGTGATTTTGATGCAAGACAGCTTGCAGCGATGTTTAGCGGAATACGCCAGGCAACCGGATTGCAGGGAAGACAGCTTGAAAGGGTACAGCAAGCATTCACCGGACAAGGAATATCAAAAGATGAGGTGACGAATGCAATGCTTGTACGGTCTATCCAGGAAGTTATGCCGGACAAAACATCCTATTCGGAAATCCAGGAAGAACTGGAAAAGATACGTGCAGGAGCGGCAGACCCCGAAGTTATGGAAAACTTCTTGAATAGGGTTGTAGAACGTACCGGGGGAGGTTCTGAACAGTTACGTTTGGCAATGTCCGAAATATTCCCTAATTTGTCTTGGAGTGACATCAATTCCACGATACAAAAGGACAGTGACCCATCCAAGCTTGTAAGCAATCTGTTTGACTTGTATAGACAATCAAGCCAAAGAATTAAGGAAATCCCTACAGAAGCTTATGACAGGGACGCAGCACGGAGGACTGTAGGCGCAGGGGAAACCATTTTGGCAGGTAATATGAATCGCCAGATGTCGGAAGGTGCAAATCAGTTGAAAGAGATAAAAAAAGTTCTGGACAGTATTAAAGAAGATACCGCAATATTGGCAGGTGTGAAAGATAGAATAGATACTTATGCAGGAATGCCGAAACAAATAGTAGAAGACACGAAACTTGTTTCTGGTGCATATAAAGAAGCAGGTAGCTCCGATTGGGATGCTTTATTGAAAGGTATTCAAATGTCCATATCCAAAGGATTCTTGGATATAATTACAGCAGGAAAAAGTCGTAATATTCCAGCAGAAAGATAAGAACGATGAAAGTAAATATATTTAACATACAGAGTTATAAGTACAACGTAGAACCCCAAACGTTTATAGACGATTGGCAAAAGGGACTGGGGCCAGATACACCGGAAGCAAAGAAACTGTCGGTTCCGGAATTTATGGACGTGGTAAACGAGATTTCCAAAATTTCAAACCTGGATGCTATCTGGGCCACATATGACGATTGGGAGAAAGAGAAGTACAAGAACGAGTATTCTAATAAGGATTTGCCGTATATCAAACCGAATACACCACTTTCTTTTCCTATAAAGGATTCTCCTTTGCTCATTCAAAAAGCGTCAAAGAGCGATATGTTCATGAAGCAACGCGATTTTTCGGCTTATTGGTCTGAAAATTTGACAAAGCTTCTACAAGATAAGGAAGGATATGTAGCTGACAATGTGGTTGCACTGGACGAGGAAATGTCGGTAAGGACAAAAGTACAACCTATAAACATTAAGGTGTGGATATACTGTAAGGCTATAAACAAGGTTGTGGATGTAAGCCAGTTCGTCAATACATGTTCTACCGACAAAGGATTCAAGAACGGCATGTTTTCGATTAACATAACACCCTTCAAGGATGCCAATATGTCGAACGTGTACGGTGCAGGATATTATGATATATTCCCAGTTGTAACCCCTAAAGGATATGATTATAAATCCTATCTTGAAAAAGTGGTACAGATAAACGACATAGTGTTTATCCGGTTTGAGCGGTTGAGACTGGAAGGAAGTTCGGACAGTGAAAATGCCAATGATTTGTTTGTACCGTTGAACAAGCTTGCCAATAACGGTCCGGACTATAATGTTTGGGATATGATAGGTTTTGTGGACAGTGTAATGGAAACCTATTCTTCGGAAGACAATTCAAAGAGTACCGTCATAAGCGGACGCGATATTGCAAAAATGTTTGTGGAGGACGGAAGTTATTTCATACCTTTGGAAAATGTCAATGATACTGTACAGAACTGGTTATTAAGAAAAACAGGTGGTGTATGGAATGGACGTAATGTGTTCGGTGGTGAGTATCAATTTGTATGGAATTTGGGGTACAAAACAATAAATGAATGTATTTGGTTTATTATTAATATAATGTCTTCTATTGGGGTGTGCAGTGATGAAGTGTTTTCTTCATGGGGTGACAAGCGGATAACGGCATACAGCATTCCGGGGCAGCAGGATTTGAAGGTGAGGGGGATATGGCAGATTGTTAAGCTACAAATGTCTGGGGATATAATGGAAAGGATTGTGACAGATACGGGGCTGGGAAACCCGAACGGAACACTGATGCAGTACATGGAGCGTATTTGTCAATATCCTTTGACAGAATTTTTCTTTGACACCTATATAAACACGATTGATGTTATTGTAAGACAGCCACCGTTTACGGAGAAGGCGATAAAAGACGCTTTCAAATCGGAAAACTATATTACGATAACACCGGATAATGTAATATCGTATAATCTGAGCTACGACCCACGGGTTTACACCTGGTTCCAGTTACACGCACAGAATGCACAGGTAGGTGGACGTGACAAGCCGGGATTGGCTTTTGTCCCTATTGTGTATCTGGAAGAATATGTGGAACGATGGGGCAACAGGAAAATGGATTTCGTGGATATGTACTGTATTCGCATGATACAGAACGGAGCGGAAAATCAGAAGATATTTTCTACCTACCAGGCAACAATGCTGAATGACTTGATTTACCTTGTAGAAAGCAACATGTATGTACCTTTTACCCGGTGCGGAACGATAGAGATAAACGGGGACAGACGCATAAAGGTGGGAACTTTCGTGCTGAACCAAAGTACGAACGAGTTTTTCTATGTGACGAACGTAACCAACACTATATCATTTAACCGTGACGGGGTAGACAGGCGTACCGTTTTACAAGTGGAAAGAGGATTCTATGTACCCATACTTAAAGGAAATCTGATGGAAGCGGTAAAAAGAAACGACAATTCGGTTTCTGAAAAATCAGCGTCCGGATTTACACCCGATTACTTTAAGTTGGTGGATTTAAGCGGTTTGAGGCAGAAGGCGAAGGAAGCGGAAAGCGGACAGATAACCTCCTACGACAACCCGATGGTTGACAAGCAGCAGTTTGATTATTTTTTGAACAGGAAATTTTTTTGGAGGACTTGATTAATGGCAGGAGGAGAACCAAGAATAAGCAGTAACAATTTGCCGCCTATAATGAAGGGGTATATAATGATACCCACGGATGTAGGCAGGGAAGCGTATATAGATACGGTATTTAGGACGAATATAGTTGCCGTGATGATGGAAGGCGGTATATTCCGTAATGATGCACGTATTACCAACGAGGCTATCAATAACATATGGTTTCCCGAAAAACCGGGTGAGAAGGGATGCCAGGTAATGATAGCGAGCAGCGATTTTCTTAATCAGCCTACAGTTATAGGCACCTTTATAGGGAATGATGAGGTTCCGGCATGGAGCGAGGATGTTATACGGATGAAAAAACAGGTGGAAGGAGTAACTATGTCTATGACGATAGACCCACGCAACCAGGAATGGAACATGAACCTTACCTCTATAGAGAAGCCCGTAAATTTTAACGTTACATTAGGAGGTAACGAAAAACATAAGATAAGATTACAGAGTTCGGGAGAAGCCGAGATAGTGGCTTCTAAAAAAGTGAAGGTAACCGGATATAACGAAGTCATTGCGGAAGTTGTTAATGTGGTCGAGGACGTGAAAGAAAAGGATAAGGAGATAAGGCGTTTCACTATGAACATGGAAGAGGCTAATTTTACGTGGAAGACCCAGGACAAGACAACCGTAATAAAGGCCGACCCCAACACTGTAGACGTTAATTTCCACGACGGGAAAAGCCATATAACAATGGATGAAAGCGGTGTAGTGCTGGGATATGACAATGATGCGGAAATGATTCAGTTAACGCAGAACCTAATAAAGCTTATGACCGGACAGAAAGTCAATATAAACAATGCGAAGGAACCTCTAACACTGGCGAATACATTAATACAGTTATTGAATAATGTAGAGAATCAGATAATGACGCTAAAGAACGCATGGCAAACAGCGCTTGCAAGTTCGGCTGCGATGGATGGAGGTAAAGCCGGATTCGGTGCTGGGGTCGGTGCGGTAGCGGTAGTTAACCCATTGCAGTTTGACGGAATAAAAAGTACGGTAACTTTTTCGGATTGATAATAATTTCGTATTTTTGAAAACGATAAGAAAAGATTATGGCAAACGTCGCGCAGGCAGCAATACAAAAAGCAGGGTCTTTGATAGAGACGGCTGGAAGAGCTATATTAGCATCTCAATTTCCGAACGATTTTGAGGTGTATCTCTGTACGCTTGAATTGGCAGATTCAAAGAACAATACGATAGACTTTTTTACATTCCCCATTAATCCGAATGCGATAAGCAAGACGGAAGCAAAAAGGGAAAACATAAGGAATACGGCAGGGGGCGTTACGGTGTTGTCTTCTCCTACTTTTGTACCGCAGGATATAACGATAAGAGGAGATTTCGGACGTACTTTCAAGTTGTTGTTGTCGCTTGGCGGTGGTGCGTCAAGTTTGGCAGGAGCGGCCTATAGTCTGTCAGCCGGAAAATGGAGTTTAAGCGATGTTTCGGGGAAAAGTACGAATTCTTTAAAATCAGCTTCATTTGACCCATCTGTAAAAAATGGATATGGATGCACGAAGATATTGCAAGCTATCATATCAAAAAGTAACGGTGTGGATAAGGACGGTTTGCCATTCCGTCTTTACTTCTATAATATGGCTTTGGGTGAGAGTTATTTGGTTGTTGTGCCTCCTACTGGGCTTGTACTGAACCAAAGTTTACAGCGCAACATGATATGGGAATATTCGCTTACAATGACAGCGATAGCCCCTATAGAAGCGGTGGCAGGAGAACAGAAAGCGAAAACGGCACTCACTAAAATTTGTACGGCTGCTGCAATACAGAAAGGTGTAAATGATTTGGCGGCTTCTTTAGCAACATTATTATAAGAAAGGGGTGAAGGATGGACGTGGTAATGGAAACGGCATACGCCAAATTTAAGAATATAACCGGGTACGACATAAAGAAGTTCTTCCAGAGTTATGTGGACTTCTGCAACAATCATTATCCCTATATAGTGGACTATTACCAGGGAGGAGAGATAAACGCACAGTCATTCTACGAACTTGACAAGATGATAGCGCAAATCAATATCGTAGAGCCTATGTTTCAACTCCATGAAAACAAGTTGGACGATATTTCTATGTGGGAAATATTAGACAACTTTTCGGAAGTGGAAACAAAGATATTGACAATAAAAAATTCTGACAGATGGTTAAGAAGTGCAACGCTTGGAAGACAGAACACCCTACAGCTTGACAAGCAGCTAAGGACAGGCGAGACGTTTGAGAATGTAGCGGAAGAAATTGCAATGACGGACCCGGAAGACGACTGGACTTCTATAACCACACCACAATACATTATAGAAGAGGACTATAAGGCAGGACAAGGAAGCAATACATTTGCAGTCAATCTTCGGAATGTCGGTGTGAATTATGTGGATAATGTGGTAGATACACTGGTAGGCGAGAACGTGTTGGGTAAAGACATAGATACGGAGTTTGAGTTTAAGAATGATGATTTGAAGGTGAAGAAATTCGGTACATCTATGGAGCAGGCATTAAAAATCATATTGGAGGCTTTGAAAGGCTGTATTCCGGAATTCAAGGACTACGGACTTCCATCTGATTTTGTAGGTCAGACAACAAATGCAATACAATACCCGGTAATATTTAAGGCCCTTATGAACATGTTCCAAAGAGATAACCGATGGGCGAGTGCAGAGCTTCTTGATTTGGTAAAAAAAGAAGACGCGGTGTTTATGAAGGTGAAGGCTACAACCGTGACGAGAGAAGATTTTGTTATTAATGTTCCTATTTAAATATATTTACAATGATTACTAAAACAGCGAATACGATTGCAAATTTAAAGAATTTGTGGATTGAAATGTTTTTAAACAAGACCGACCGCGTTTCAAACATTGCGGACGGTTCTGTACTTAATGGCGTCGCTTATGGTACTGCAAAGGTGGCGCAAAAAGCGATAAAGGATATTGCCATAGTGGAGGCGCAGATTTTCCCAAAGTCGGCAACAGGCGAATATCTGGACAAATCAGCCGCGTTGTTCGGTGTAAGTCCGAGAAAAGAAGCGCTTGGTTCCTCTACTTATGTACGTGTTTTTGCCGAGCCTGGCACGCATTATGAGGTAGGGACAAAGTTTATTTCAAAGAACGGAGTGCAATTTACTGTAGACCAGCCTTTTACGGTTGATAAGTCGGGATATGGATATATCAGTGTAAGAAGCGTTATCACCGGGTCTGCTACCAATGTGGAGGCGAACAGTATTACCGAAGTATCACCAAGACCGTTGACACATATAGAGTGCACGAATGAATATGCAGCTATTGGTGGACGTGATTATGAGGACGATGAAACATTCAGAAACAGAATAATAAATTACAACAACAAGCTTTCCACCGACACTATGGAAGGCTGGACGCAAATATTCCAGGATTTGGACCCGCGCATTTTAAAGGTTATGAATGTCGGGCTGGGTGAGGACGGAAAGACGCACATCTACCTTGTAACCCAAAACGGGTCTTTCTTTACGGACGATGAATTGGAAGAATTGCTTACAAAAGCTACACCCTATTTCGGATTGACCGAACTTGATTTGCAGGGGAATACGCTTGGAATTGTGATTGAAAACGCAAAATGGATGTATGTAGGTGGTGAAGAGGGGGTAGATTTCCGTGTGGAATTGTCACCTAATGCAGTGATTGCGGATGTAAGAAAAAATATCCAGATTGCAATGACTAAGTATTTGGATTTCCGTTTCTGGGAAGCAGGCAAAAAGGTAGAATGGGATGATTTGCTGGAAGTTGTGAAGACTGCGGAAGGCGTGAAGTATGTACCGGACGAATACTTCTTCCCCTATTTTGACGAAGAAGTGCCTTTGAATATGTTGCCTCGTATTAAGGGATTCAGAATGCGAGACCTGGAAGGAAACATTCTGTATGATTCGGGTAGCAGCTTGTCTAATATTTTCTATCCGGCAGGAGAAAGCGATATATATAAAGGCTCTCAATCGGTTATAGCGTCACAGAAATACTTGTGTTCGTTTACCGTAACCAATACCAAGAATGTAGCCGTACCGGGTGCATACATAACAATAGGAAACAAGGTAATCATTACGGACAGTAACGGTACGGCCAACATTCTTTTGGAAAATGGGGAATACTCGTACATATTATCAAAAACGAACTGGACGCAAAAGACAGGGGAGTTTGTCGTTCTGAACAACCCTATTTATATAAACATAAATGATTTCATTGCAACACCCTATTCGGTTACGTTTACTGTATATGAAGGAGAAGCGCCTTTGCAGGGTGTCAAGGTGACGACAAGCGTGTACACGTCTGAAACGGACGATAAGGGACAGGCGGTCATTAATTTGGAGCCGGGAACCTATGAATACAAGCTTGAAAAATCGGGTTTCCAGACCATAGAAAGTGTATTTACGGTTGAAAATCAGCCAGTAGATATATTTCAAAGAATGTTCCTTACAAAAATGAATGTAAATTTTGCTGTAATTGACAGAAACAGAAGTATTTATATTCCGGAAGCAAACATCACAATAAATGACATAAAGGAAAAGACGGATAACGAAGGGCAGGCAAGCATGGGGCTGCAAACCGGGAAATATGAAATGAGGGTTGCAAAAGAAGATTATCAAGACCTTGTAAAGGAAATTGAGATTGTCGGAGAAGACCCTAATTGTATTCTCGTCGAAATGACGGCAATTCCGTATGCGATAAAGTTTACAGTGCTGGATTCTGCTACCCATATGGTTTTGGAAGGAGCAACGATAAAGATAAATGGTTCTACCTATCTAACAGACAAGGAAGGTATAGCGATTATAAGCTTGCCGAACGGGACCTATGAATATACGGCTTTCAAGTCCGGTTATATGTCCGTTAATGATTTTGTAGTGGTTGAAGGTTCGGAAGTTTCTAAAATTGTGGAATTGGAACAGGCTTTCTATACATTCCGCTTGACTGTACGGGACATTGAAAACGGCAACTATATCCAGGGTGCAGAATTGCAGATAAACGGAGAGACGCGTGTAACGAACGTTAACGGTGTTGCAAGCGTGACACTTGGAAACGGTGACTATGAATATACGGTAACGCATAGAAACTATAAGAGATACACCGGAACGGTGACTATCAAGGACCAGGATGTACCGGAAACAATTTACCTGGAATTGAGAGACACGGTAATAACATATACCGCAACGGACGCGATAACAAAGGCTCCTATTTCTGGTGTATATATCGAATTGATAAACAAAGGGACCGGAATTAAGGTGGATTCTGGCTACACGAATGACATAGGTGTGTTGCAGCTTGGAGCGGAAGCAGGGGAATATACCTGGAACGCGACACACAGATATTATGACGCAGTAGAAAACCAGGCGATAACACTCGAAAAACTGAAGGATATAGACCTTCCTTTCACTATGACAAGAAGGGAAATCGAACCGGAAGTTGACGTAATAGAGAATATTCCCGGTGTGTCCGGTGATGCTACTACGGTAAGGTTCAGTGGTGAAAATACAGCCGAGACGTTATCCAATGACAGTTATTATTACATAGTTCATACACCGGAAAATTTCGTTGTTCCTAACAAAGGGGTGACGTTCGATTTAATGGAACATGTAAAGACTTTCAGACGTGCAGAAATTGGTGGTGAGGATGAGCCATACGATTTTACAAGTGGAGGTGCTGAATTGAAATTCAATATATCGAATGACGAAATAGCTTCTTTGGAAGGTACGATGTTGACAGTGCAGCCGAATGTGACACGTGATGCAGAGCCAAGGGCTTTCTATGTGGACGTGACGATAACGACCCCGGTAAGCCAGGTGACTGTAAAGATAACTGCTGAACAGAAAGCTGCTCTGAACTTCAATCCGGTTAAGGCCGGAATTGTCGTTTCGGTAAAAAATATGTACAATGATAATGTACGGGAATATACGACGAATGCGGCAGGAAAGATATTTCCAGAAGTGATGCCGGGAATTGATTATCAGTTGACAATAAAGGAGAAAGGTTTCTATGAGAATGAAGGTCTGCTAATCAAGAACTGGGGCTTCGGTGCGAGTGTACCTACACTGATGGAAATAACGGCTTCAAAAAGGCTTGAATTGAGAGTAAAACAGCAGAATACCCTAAGACCGCTTGAAAATGCGACTATAAAGGTGTCCGGAATGTCACTGCCTCAAACCGTTACGTCCGGAAGTGATGGTTCGGCAAGAGTGTACATTTCACCTATTGCAATGAGCTATGAGTGTACAGTAACAGACCATACGAAAAAGACCGGAACATTCACACCCCCGTTGTCGGCTGATTATATGGATATAATCATGGGTTATGCTGCAATGATATTCAGTCTGACATTGACAGCAAGTAACCCCTATTCCAAGGCGGCAGAAAGTTGTCCGGTAACGGTTACGAGTGCATGGAGCGGAACATCTTCACAATCATATAGTTTTTCTGGAACAACGGATGCAAGCGGACAATTGACATCACAAGGAAATGGAAATTTCAATATACCGCCTGGAAATTATACGATAACCTATGGAGGAGGAAACAGTAATTTCAACAGCAAGACAGAAAACATCTATCTGCCTACGGACAAGACGCATTCAGCAGTATTAACAAGAAGAACGAAATCAGTCACATTCACGGTAAAAGAAATAATACCCTCTATTTCGACTACAGCATCAAATCCGGTAAAGACAGGTCTTGTGCTTGCATGCTATTACAACGACAATAGTACATCTTCGGGTGCGAATGTAACGACGAATGCAAGCGGACAATTTACAAAAACAGTGTATGCAGGAATTGCAGAACGTTTCCAGGTGCAACCAATAGGATTCTATTCTGGAAACGGTGCAATAGCTACAGTCAATTATAGAGATGCGAACACAAAAGACCTTGTATATACATGTTCAAAGAGAATTCCGGTATATATCACATCCAATCTGTATGGTGAGTTAAGTGGCGCATCAGTGACGTTCAACGGAATGTCTGTGAACCAGACAGGAACGACCGATACGGACGGGATAGTGCAAATGTACATATCTCCGGTAAATATGTCTTACAGTGTAAGCAAGCAGCATTACAATACCAAGACCGGAAGTTTCAAGCCTACTGGAACAGAAACAAGAATGGATATTGAATTGGAGGCGAAGGAATATCCAGTCACTTTCCATGTATCAACACAGGGAGTTTTACCACCGGATGGAATTTTGGTACGTGTAACAAACAATGTATTGTCGAACATTGTGTTTGAGGGTGAGACGAACGCGGAAGGAACGGTAGTCATGCAGAATGTTCCGGTAGGAGAATATACTTATGAGGTTCTTGCAGGTGAAGTTTCATCCGATACATTTTCACATCCCCAAAGTGAAAGCGGTACAGTGCTGGATGTAGAAGTACAATATGAATTGATTAACGCAGGTATTCAAGTTTCGGAGGTGTATGGAACAGCCGGAAGAGCATATTTGTCAAATCAGACTATTACAATGACTTCCAAAGCAGGAACGATAAAGCTTACTTTGGATGAAAATGGTTATACTAATCAGTTATTGATAAAGGGACTGGAATACACGTTTACGACTGATTCATACCCGGCTTTTTATAGCAACCCGACACAATCCTATACATGGACCGAAGACGGTGTGATATGGCCGTTCAACTTGAATGTGACCTCAAAGATAACGGTCAATGTAAAGGATGTATATGTGAAAAACAATATCCAGGGAGTAACGGTAACTTACAATGAACAGGTAGTGACAACTGATGCAAGCGGTAACGCTTCATTGTTCCGGTCAGCACTGACAAAGGACTATTCTTTGGATAAAGAGGATTATAGTACAGTAAATGGAACCATTGCACCTACCACGGCTTCACCGCTTAATGTTACTATGTTGAGAAACAAACATGTAGTGACAGTGCAGCAATATGAAGTGATACCAGGTGGTGCGAGTGTAATTCTTGACAATAATACCAACTTTACACTTGCTTATACATCAGCAGCAGGAAATGGAACAGTAGATGCAGGTAAAAACACTTTTGAGGCATATTTAGGTATTCCTATCACATTCACCATATCAGCACCGGACAGAAGACCGTTTTACACGAATTATCAACAAACACATACATTTACTACATCCAGTGAGAAATGGAACATGAATCTCACTTGTGCAAAACAGATAACTGTAAATGTGAAGGACAACGTGCCTGGAACGAATGTGTCGGGAGCTACAGTAACTTATTTCAGTCAAACGAAGACAACAGACAGTAGCGGTAATGCAGTATTATATTGGAGTGCTAACACTCGTAATATATCAGTAAGCGCTTCAAATCTGGAATCCTATACCGGACAGATAGCTTACAATTCACCAAATCCGTTCAATGTGGTAATGACACGTGCAGCGAATCCAGTTACACTTGTAGTAAGAGAAGTAACGCCAGCACAAACAACTTATTATCAGAACTTGCAGATAAAATACACGGCAGGAAGTGCAACCGGAACACTTACAACAGATGCGAACGGTGCAGTGACATTCAATGGATATATAGGTACGGAAATGTCGTTTACGGTAGTGGGACATCCGGAATTTTACAACAACCCGACACAGAAACACACCTATACAGCCGCCAATCAGTCGTGGACTATGGATTTGACGGTAACGGCAAAGATAACTATAAACGTCAAATCAAACGTGCCAAGCGGAACAAATTTGAGTGGTGCTACCGTATCATATTTTCATCAGACAGGCACGACAGATAGTAGCGGAAATGTATCACTGTATAGGAGTTCTGTAACGAGAAACGTAGATATTACAGCGACATATCACGGTAATTACAGAGGCAGTATAACGTCAGACACCGCGTCTCCGTTCAATGCGGTAATGACACGTTCAACTGCCACAGTAAGTCTTGGAGTGAGTGAAGAAGTGTTATTCAAATCACAGTATGTTTTGGAAATAAAGACTTCTACCGGAGCAACAAGTCCGGGATTAGGCGGTTTTACATTCAGTACACCAACAGCAGCTAATAAGGAATTTGTAGTGTTTTTCCATGCAAAAATTCCTACTGGATATAGTCTGGCGTTTCAGAGCAATGAAACCGGAACAGGTGGTAGTGCAACAAGAAAATGGCTTACAGACAATAAAGGAACAAGTGTATGGACTTGGTATGCCCACTATATAAGATGTGGTTCTTCCGGTAAATTTTCAACAACCAATTTCTTTAATCTGGACGGAGGAAGTAAGCCCGTTACATGGCAGATAGATACAGCATCAGTATTTGATATCAGTGGAAGTAATTCGCAGAATAAATCGTATGCAGAAATAACCCAAATATGTACTGTAGACAAAATGGTTTCTGCAAATAAAGATTTCTTATTTAGTAATGGAAGTAATAATATTAACGCATATAATAATAAATCGACTGATGCTGTTACAATAACAAGAAAAGCATTTACGTCTAATACGTTTGGATGGACTGTAGCTCTTTATTCATCCATGAAGATGAATTTCAGTCCGGCAGCTTCTACAAGTCCTTTGACGCTTGATACAAACGGTAACGTGTCTTTCGTATGCTATTTAGGTACGCCAGTAACATTTACACCGACAACAAGAGCTAATTATTACAGTAATCCAAATACTGCGTTGACTTATACGGCAGCAGGACAAGTGCGGACAATACAATTGATTTGCAACCAAAAGATAGTGATTAATACAGTAGCGAACATCTACAATACAAGTAATGCGCTTTCTGGAACGATTACCTACTTCGGGCAAACCCTTCCGTCTGGTGGAAGCTTCTATAGAAGTGGACTTGATAGACAAATGACCGCTACGGCACAGTATTTTAACAATTATGTAGGAACAGTTACCGCCACACAGACATCACCCTATACAGTGACGATGAATAGAACGACGCGAACGGTGACATTGACGGTTGTTGAGAAAGTTCCAAACATCACAGCAACCCATCCGTTAGGTAGTGCAGTGATAGTCAGAAGTGTACCTACAGGCTCGAATGCCCCGGCAGGAGAAATAACATTGGACGCGAGCGGAAAGAAAACAAATACGGTATATGCAGGTATAAATTACACCTACACACCAAAAAACAATGCAAGTTATTACAGCAATGCAAGCCAGGAATGGACATGGGTATCTGAAAATCAATCCTGGACTATGACACTCAATATAACGGCACGTCTGACATTTAACATAAAGAGTTCTAATTACGGGACAAATATAAGCGGTGTATCATGTTCCTATTTTGAACAGACAGGCACGACAGACAGTAGCGGTAACTGGACTGTATACAGAAGTAGTATAGGCAGAGGATATTCGTTTTCCAAGACGAACTACAATAAACTGACTGGTACATTGTCGGCAGGCCAAGCAAGCCCTCTTAATCTGAAAATGAGCGAGACAAGTTCTTCTATCACAATAACGATGAAGGATTATTATCAGAGCGCAGTAAAGGGGAACGCGAACGGATGTCCGGTGACACTGACGAACAAGAGTTTGTCATCTGTCACGTTTACAGGGAGTACGAACAGCAGTGGCCAGGTGAGTTTCGGTCCTATGATAGCAGGTTCCTACACATTGTCATGGGGTGGTGGTACGAGTTATTGGGTGGCCGGAAGCACGACGATAACAATGCCTTTGGCAACTACTACACAGAATGCGGTAAGATTGACGAAGAGTGTAGGTACAGAATTTAGGCTAAAAATACCATTTTCGACGCCAGTATTAGGATGGTGGGGAACTGCTAATTTGGTAAAGCCAGTATTCACGACAGCAGGAGTAGCAACAACCGTATCATTAACAGCTAACCAAGCAGTGTATTATCTGGCTACATATACATGGATAGCAGGTATTACAACAACAATAACGGCAAAATTGGCGAATTATTTCGTGACAGGCACAACGACAACCGAAACACCGTATTCCATCACTCCTAATTATAATTTCAGCAATATAGGACATAACAGTGACGCTACGGCATTTTATTCTACTGCAATAAAGAGTATAACAGTGACTGTACAGAATAGTTACACGAATGCGGCTGTAAGTGGTGCAACGATGAAAGTATATGGTATAAACGGAGATAGTTCAGATTCCAATAATTACGCTACACAGACCTTGACTACAAACTCGTCCGGACAGGCGATTGTATATGTGTCCGGTACCACAATGAGATATGTAGTAAGTGCGACAAGATACGTGACACTGAACACCACCAATACGAATACCTCTAACTTTACAATCAAGCTGGTACCAAGTGAAGTGACGATAACGATAACGGTAAACAACGTGAATACAGGAACAAGCGTAGGAAGTGGTGTAATAGTGAAGCTGTCAAGTAACAATACCAGCACAGCATATAGCGGCACTACAAACACGAGCGGACAGGTGGTATTGAAGATAAAGCCGGGTAACTATTGGTGGGAAGCAGGAGGTACGACAACATGGGGAGCGAGCGGAACCGGGACATGGAATTATCCGAACCGTTCCACCACCTCAATCTCCCTCGTCAAAGACCAGTCCATAACGATAGAGGTTCTAAAGGTAGGGGTATGGGTGAGTGATGTAGAACCAGCAAATATGAATCCATATTTCAGTCAAAATCTACCATCTGGATATTACACAACCTTATTGATGCGAAATGTATCGCATGATGTTTTGGCTATCAGTAATTCGTTTGCAATAGCATTTAAATCACCATCGGGTGTTTATTTTGGATTTTCTTGTGCAAATACACAGTCGTCAAGTCTTCAAGAAACTTCCTTAATAAAACTTACCCAAGAAAATTATATTCTTTGGGAGAATAAGGAGTATATAAATGATTTATCCCCGTCTATCCCTATTTTAAATGGTGAAGCATCTATATATAATGATGATAACGGTAAATTATATATAATTAATTATGTATGTATATTCCAGTATTCTCTTTATATAGGTTCAGTGGATATGTTTACGACTGCACCTAACGCAGTAATCACTTATAAAAGAAGTAATAATGCTTATGTTTTAGGACTTTCGTCAAATAATTTATTAAAGTTGCTCAATAATTATTCTATATTAAAAGCAATTGCTACAATAACAGTTATTTCTACTGCCAAAAATAACTGGTATTACTACAGTGTATATGGTTATAATAATTATTATTTCATAGTAGGAAGAGTTCAAGTTAAAACGGGAGGTACTACATCATCAAATGAGCGAATTGATTATAGAGAGCTTACTAATTATCCATACCCAGATTCAATAAGTTGGAATCATATTGGTTTTATTAAAATAGGAGAAATTAATAAAAAAGCAATATTGTTGGGAAGATTATTTAATAAACAAGTGACAAATAAATTCGATTATTTGATTTATGTTGTAACTATGGGAAATACAACGGGTGTAGAAATAATGGATGCATCTAACTGGGCTTGTTATTATAATATCCCATCTGCAATTACGGGAGTTGTCGGAGGAGATTGCTGGATTTCACCCGATTCAAAATGGTGGTTCTTTATTTCTACTTCTTCTACTTCAGTTTATACAAAAGGATTGTATTATATATGTACTAAGGACACTTCTGTATTATTTACAGAAACCGGATTCACGAATAAATCGTATACAATTTCTACCAATTCAGATTCTGTATATCAAGCCACAAAAGAATATTACATATTGAAAGTCAAATTCAATTCTAATTCTGATAAAATGATGGTTCTTGGGAATTCTTCTAAAGGATATTTCGGTGATGGTACTTTAACAGATACAACTTATATCGAAGGAATTCAATCCGATATTATAATGTGCTTTATATTAGATAAATCAAAAAAGCAATGGAAACAACTGTCACATACTAACGTAGGATTAAGTTCATTATGGAACAATTATGCAGCTTCCGCTTCAAGTTCTGGTAATACTTACAAACCTTCCTTTAATTTCATAAATAATGAGATAATTAATTTCGTTTATCCAGGAGGGCAACCCCCTTATACTTCCTATAGTTATAATTTAACCTGGGGAGAATAAATAAAACGGCAACCATATACCAATTCATAATAAAGATGTTTAGGTATATGGTTGCCTTAATTAATATGAACACTTATTTTATTAGTCTCCGAAAGTCAGTTTAGCGTAATAAGCTGTCGTATTTTCGTTATATGAAGGGAAGGAATAACTCATATCCCAAGAACCAAGATAATTAGGATTGACATTAAAGAATGGTTTGTATTTTGCACCAGAACTTCCAGAGGATATATATTTATTCCAGAAATTAGTAAATCCTAATGTACTATAAGGTATATTTACCCATTTTTTACCGTTATACACAAATGTAAATAAATGAGTTGGATGAATACCTTCTATATATTGGTCTAATGTCTTTCCTCCTTGTGCTCCTACTGTATCGTTACAGAGAACAATCATTTTATTTTCATTCTTATTAAATTGAATTTCAAGTACATAATAATTTGCAAGTGTATTTCTCAAATCTGCTGTAGAGCTATCGTTAATGGAATAAGTAGCTATCTCATTCCAACCAATATTTACGCTAAAAAGTGAATTTGAACTTGTAACTGTATTAATACCTTTCCCTATTCCGTAATTCCCCCTTTTGCAATACATCAGTGTCTTCATATCTGTTGTTACCCAAGCATTCAAACCAAAATCATCTGTAATTGCAGAAGGAATATTATTATAAAAAAACCAAAAATTATTTCCTTGATTCTCATCTATATAATTCCATGTAGGAGCACCTCTAAATATAAGTATCCCAACCATATTAATTCCTCCAGGGTTTGATGTAGCAGATGAATCTGGTCCGAAACCTAATATTATTAATATTCTATTTTTATAATCAATATGTAGTTTTTTATAAAAAAGGATTTTGAATACTTTTGAAACTGTCACCGAAGAATATATGCCGAATTGATAACCTGCTGTACCGCTACCTATGCTCCATGAGTTAATTTTAAATCTTACCAGATTGATTGCTGTATTATATATCGGTGTAATATAACAGTTATTATATGAATATTCATCATGTATAATATCTGATTCGTCTCTTGTAAAAAGTTGTGTGATAGAATTGCGTATAGAATAATTATTGCTAAAATTAAATATCCAATTATCTGCTTGGTCAAAAGCCTCAATTTTGAGATAATTTAGACTTCTACGTCTTATATTAAATTCCATCCATGTTATTCTATATGCAGAAGAATTACTGAGAAAGGTTCCTACAATATTTTGAAAATCACCGTCAGAACTTTTACTGAGATACAAGCTTCCTTGCATATAATAATATCCCGACAATCTGTTACCACTAAAGAAATTAGGAAGTCCTGGAGTCAAAACCTTTGCATATGTATATGAAAAATTATCTGGGTCTATTCCCAAAGAAGTAATTGTTTTACCTTGCGGAACATCTTGGTTTACAGAGCTGTCATTTGTATTGTAAGTCAAGACCATAGAACAAGAAGAACTTGGATATCCTTTATTTTCTGTTACTTCTGAACTTGTTATATTATTGTAATACACTAACCCGGTATATGAATTTTTTCTTGTAACGGCGACAGCATCTCCACCACTCCATTCATTGCTCACCCATACCCCTACCTTTAGAGCCTCTATCGTTATGGACTGGTCTTTGACGAGGGAGATTGAGGTGGTGGAACGGTTCTACAGTATTTTTTCGTCGTGTTTGTTTTCGTAATATCCAAAATTAATCGTATTTTTACCGTGCAATTAATTGTAGTTCAACATGGAAGTAAAACAGAAGAAAGAAAACCCGTGTGGGGGATTATTTTTACCCCAGTCCACACCTATATATGATAATTTGCCTTTCAGTCGTTTTTTCGAGGAAAACGATAAGGAAGTGATACGGTGGGCAGAAAACGTGCTCGAAAAACTGGAAGGAAGGGGAATTTTGCCTACGTTCCTAAAAAAGAAAGAGAACGAGGATTTCCGTGCCTTTTGGGGAACTATAACCCATATATTCGCCTTGATAGTATTGTATGCAAGACAATACAAGAAGATAGATACAAATCAGATTCTTTTTGAAATGTTCATTCAGAACAGGGGTCTTGTTACTAACATGGTGGACAGCCAGGAACAGATGAAATATCTATTCTACAATTACCTGGAAGAATATTCAAAACGCGGAAGGCTTGACATCATAAGTAAAGAAGGTGAGATATTGGGTGAATTGTTGCGATTGATAAGATACAATTCTTTGGATGAGTTTATATTTGCCTTGTTGAGACCGGAAGCTACAGGGTGGGCGATGGGTCACAGTTCACCTACATGCGACCGGACGAATACGGTAATGAATGTATCAAAAGCGTATGAATATACAAAAGGAGTAGAGGATTTGAATAATTATCCTCTATTGATACCGGAAAGTATAAGTATAACGCAGGACGAAAACGGGGATAATGGAGAGATATTCAACGCTATGACATTTTTTGGTAATCAAGCCGTGGGCATAGACGGAAGGGTGGATTTGGACAAGCTTATAATCATAGACCCGAACCTATCCTACGAAATATCATTGCAAGTAAAAGTGTCGGCTACGGACAATGAAAACCTAAAGTTTGGAGTAGCTGGGTACGAGACGGTAGACGGAGAGCCATTGCCTATGGGGATATTGGAAAACGGACAGATAACCGGAAGCTCTCTATGGTTTCACGAAAACGAATATTTAGACATAAAGAACGACGGCATATATTACTATATAAAAGGAATATTGTTGTCAACGAACGAGAAGTTTTTGAACGTGCCTACGCTTAATTTCCCGTCTGGACGTGCTTTGTCTATAATGCCGGGAATGAAGTATATCGCACCTATATTTATCCAGGAAAGAACGGTCGGAAATCATCCGTATGTATATATATACGATTTTCATGTGAAACCCTTATATCTGCCGTTTTCACAAGGATATTTGGGTGAGCGTGATATTATAGCCGCCTATTACAAGAACAACGCATATCAGAGACAATTTACTGTAGAGACTTTCTTAAAAAATTACCTTGTTGGATATAAGAACATATTCGGCAGTGAATTGATACGCCCTTATGTAGGAGAGGAAGAATATCAGATATTGTTCAAGGTGTTTTCAAACCGAAACAAGTACATACCCAATGCAAGGATTACGATAAACGGGGAAGAGCTTGTAACGGACATGAACGGTGAAGCAAAGATAACGTTACCGCGCGGACAATGGTATTATGAGGTGGAAGCCGAAAACTTTGAAAACGTGGAAAACTCCTTATTAGTGGACAAGAATGCTGTAGAATATGTACAGTTAATGGGTGCCGCCTATGAACGGGTGGTTACGTTCTTTGTGCGCGACAAGGAGACAAAAGACTGGATGCAGAATGTGAAAGTGTCCTTTGCAGGAAAGGTTCAATATACCGGAAGCAACGGTATAGCGACATTCGAGGTGTTCCCCGGTATATACGAATATGTGGCAGAATATGAGGACTATTATACGGTGAGAAGAAATGCCGAAATAGTGGATTCTACCAATATCGAAATAGAGATGGAAAAGATACCTTACTATAACGTGACTTTCCGTATAAGGGACGGTGTGGAGCCAGTATCGGGTGCATCTGTATTAGTGACGGGTGAGGGAATTCCTAACCAGACTGGAAGCTCGAATGCGCAGGGACTTGCAACCGGGTTTATATATCCGGCAGGAACGTATCATTATAAGGTCGTGAAAGAAGGATATATAACCGTGGAAAAGGATTTTACCATATACGGAAATGCGGTTATAGACATACAGTTCAATCCTATACCGAAATACAACATAAACTTTGTCGTGAGAAGCAACGGGTTGCCCGTAGCGAAAGCGGATGTTACTTTTAACGGCACAACCCTACAGACGGAAAGAAACGGGGTTGTGACATTTGTAGAGGTGGCAGGTTCTTATGCCTGGAAGGTGTCAAAGACGGAATTTAACGGGCAGGAAGGAACGGTGGAAGTCGTGGATAAGGACGTGACGGTAGAAGTTGACTTGGTGCAGATAGGCTATCTGATTGATTTTTATGTTACGGACGATAACAATACACCGCTTGACGATGCTTTGGTTACTGTAGGTACGGAATCAATAAGTACGAGTGGAGGGCAGGCGCAATTTGTCCGTATATCGGGCGGTTATAACTGGACTGTACAGAAGGAAGGATATTATACGAAACAAGGTGTTGTGACGGTGAACGGAGAGAACAAGAGAGTGGATGTACAATTAAAGCTTGTTACCTACGACATCATATTTACCGTGAGAATGAGCGGACAGCCCGTCAAGAACCAGCCCGTAGTGCTTGGTGTAGGGGAGGATGAACAAACGGTCAATACGGACGCGAGCGGAAACGCAGTCTTTAACCGTGTGCCGGGCAGTTATCCGTGGAATGTGACAAAGACGGGGTATGAGCCGAGAACAGGAACGGCAGTATTGATAAACCAGCCTTTAGCCATAACGGTAGACCTTGTTAAGCAGACCGGAAAACTGACGGTAACGGTATTGGATGTGGAAACGAACGACCCTATTAGTAATGCGGTAGTGACGATAAACGGGGAAACGAGATATTCCAACAACAACGGTATCGCGGCAAGTTGGACGCTTGAACTTGGTGTGTGGGAGTGGAGCGCGTCTCACCAGGACTATAACCCGGCAAAGGGGAATGTGAACATAACGGCAGGAGACAATGCCTATACTATAAAGATGGCAGAAAAGGCGTCCGTGCCGTTCAACGTGACGTTCCAGGCGACTATAGGAAGTGCGCAGGCTTCTGGGGCGATAATCGAGATTGTAGGACAAAGTGAAAAGTTGACAACGAACGAATTAGGGTTGGTATCTACGCAATTGTTTTCGGGTACATACGATTATGTGGCAAAATATCATTATTGTTACGATGTAGTAAATTCATTCTCTATATACAATTCAGATGTAAGAGTTCCTATTAATTTTACAATTAAGAGAGTTGATGTAACAATAAAGGTTGTAGATAGTTCACAAAGAGCAGTAAGTGGAGCACAAGTATCGTTTCGAGGAATGACACAATATTCCGATGGACAAGGATATACGACCTTCAATGTGGAGGCAGGAAGTTCCGGTACGGCCACGGCAAGCAAGCTTCCCCAATATAACGAGAACAGTACGTTTGTATCGGTAGGGGAATATGATACAAACGCAACGATAGTTCTTGGTGTAAATACCTATAAAGTTATTTTCGACGTGGTGGACGAGAAAGGGATATCCATAAGAGGAGTGCGTATTGTATGCGGAGGTACGGTAAAGAACACGGATGGAGCCGGACGTGCGGTATTCGGAACATACGTACCACCCCAGACATTAAGCTGGCAGGCGTCAAAAGCCGGATATCAGAGCCAGAACGGTTCTGTAAGCATAAGCAATAGCGACGAATATGTTAACGTCGTAATGACGCGCAACAAATGCCAGGTTACATATAACGTACGTACAAAGAGCGGTTCTCCTATTTCGGGTGTGACAGTGGAAGACAATATAAGTTCGGGTGTGACAAGCTCGAACGGTACCGTATCATGGATGGTACCATGTAACGATACCTATGCGTGGGTGGCGACGAGCCAGAATTACTTTACGGAGAGCGGAAGTTACACAGTAGGACCGGAAGAGTTCAGCAAGACGATTGACATAATAATGGAAGACGGTGCGGTACTGGAAGTAAGGGTGTCAAACGGTACGAACATAGTGCTGCCCGTACTTAACACTTCCTCTACTGGACTTAACAATTTGCGTGTGAAATGGGGAGACGGAGACCAGACATTAGGAACAAGTTCGCACACCTATAGTTCCGGAGGAACAAAGATAATATTGTTTGACTTTAACGGAATGTCGGCCAATTTATCGTGGAGTGCAGACGGATTTTCAAGTTTTCAGAATTGTTTGACAAAAGTAATCAAGTGGTTTACTGAGGATGTGAGAACGTCATGGGGAAAGGGAGCTTTCCAGGATTGCAGTAGTCTTGAATCGGTTGTAAGTTGGACCACAAGCCTTATGAGCGGTTCGGCAGATTCGTTCTTTTATGGATGCAGCAGTTTGAGAAGCGTTCCAGCAGGATTGTTTGATTTTATAACAAGCGGTACATTCATAAGCACATATCGAAATAGTGGATTAAGCGGTTCAGTAAATTTGTCAAGCGTGCTTGGAGGAAACTCGATAAGTGATTACTCCTATTGTTTCTATGGATGTAGTAATATTTCCTCTGTGAGTGGACAGTTAAGGACATCAAGTAACAAAACATCTTTGAATTATATGTTTACTGGATGTACGGGAATGTCAAGTATAAGCAACGACATTGGAGCGACAAATATAAATACATGTATCTACATGTTTTCTCGTTGCTCTAATTTACAGTCACCATGCAGGATATCGTTTAAATATCTTTCTGGAGAGACGATAAACGCACATGGTTTTTGTAATGCTTCGGGTGTATCGTCGTTGCCGAGCAATCTGTTTTCCGGAACCGTGGGTGAGTTGTCGTTGGCACAGGCATTTTACCAATGTACAAATTTGACGAGTATAAGTTCCGGGGCATTCAATTATTCGACGAACGGAGGAACACGATGCGACGAGATGTTCTACGGTTGTACAAGTCTGTTGAATGTAAGCGGTGTTACAATTCCGGATATCAGAAGCGCGTCCGGCATGTTCCAGAATAGCGGCTTGACTACGATAACATCATCCTTGTTTTCCGATTCTTCGCAATGTAGCACTTATGCACATTGTTTTGCCGGGTGCAGGAATTTGAGGACAGCAGGTTCGCAGGGCAGTCCTATCACACCGCTCGAACATTCGGTGACTGTGAACATTAACAGCATGTTTGAAGGGTGCAGCAACTTACAATCGGCAGAATATACTTTCGGTGATGTAACCGTGAATAAACCTGGACCTACGGGAACTGATAATAGTTATATAGAATCGGGGGTACTGAAACATATAGACAGTTGCACGAGTACATTCAGCGGTTGTTCAAATATGACGTCTCAACCGAGATGGGATTGTATAGTAGCCGGAGTAAAATTGCCGTCAGCTTATATGCCTCTGTTTTATTATTTCAAGACATTATTCCCACCATATCAATTCGGTTTCCCGGATGTTGACAGTATATCCAAAAGCGGATGTTTCAGAGGATGTACAAAGATGAATGGTTACGACCAATATATTAGTAATTATCCAGAATGGTTCTAATTTTGTAAATAAAAATTTATAAATATATGGCGCAGATAAATGTTAACAGAAACACTTTCTTAGAAAAAGAAGAAGTGATGAATATGCAGTCTTTCCTACAGAACTCTTTGCTTGGAAAGATTCTTATTGCCGGAAGCTATACATTCGGCATAGTTACCAACAATCCTACAAAGTTCAAATCGGACTTTGAGACTGTGGACACCTTTATAGACAACAAGGCGTTCGAGGTGCAGCAGGGAACACAGGGAGGAACGGTAAGGGTATTGCCGGGTATGGCGGTAAACTCATTGGGGCAAGTAATAAACATTGTCAACATATACGATAACTTTGCCATCCCGGCAGACAGCGTGTATTACTGGCTAAAAATCGGGTATTCGACAAAGAATTACGAAAACGGATATGTGAGTATCAACCAGAAAGGTGTAGTGACCGGAACCGTGGATTTTTCCGGCAAGGTGAGAGGACAGGCAGGGAAAACCCCGGTAGCGATAAAGTTCTTGAAAGACGACGGTTCACAGCCCCTAAATAATGGTGTATATGAGATAGTCAATATAATAGACAACAAGAATATTGTATTAACGTCCGAATCCGATTTTGTTGCGGAAACAAATTTGCAAGTCGTGATACTGGGAACGGTGCCGCTTGGAAAGGTATTCACGGACGCGCAAATGGAAGGGCTTTACACCTATGATTGGTTTACGTTGGGGTTGACACAGGAAGTGACCTTGGAACAGCCGCCTACCAAGTCGGTAAACGAGTTTTATATAGCAAGAGTGAGAAACAACGGTGGTACGGTAACGATTGACAATACGGCAAAAAAGGAATATTGGTCTTTGGCAGGCATGCCGAAACCGAAAGAATAAGAAAGGAGGAGAAGATATGCGGTTATTGTATACAGTAAGTTCTGGATATATGGCAGAACAGCAGAATGTTTCCTACTCGATAGGGGGATTTGCGTCTTCCACGACAATACCTAATGACATGTTCGGTAATTTGTTTGACGAATTGAGCGTCAACACTATAAGAAATGCAAGAAACGAATACAGGGCTATAGTGCTGCACAATGACAGCCAGGAGGTGGCAAAGGGTGTAAAGATATGGTTCGAGAACCCAGAAACAAATGTGTGTTCGTTTAAGGTAGGTGCCGTGGGAATGATGGAAGGTGCAGACGGAAGCCGATATATGGGTAGTGCACCTAATATATATAGCAGACCCTATACAGTCCAGTTTTATGAGGCTACAGAGGAAAACCCGGTGTCTATCGGGGATATGCAGCCAGACCAGATGATAGGTATATGGGTGGAAAGGAGTATAGATAAAGAAAAGGCTTTGGAAGAGTATAACAACGTGGCTGAGAGGGATTTAACAACCGAAACGAGATATAATCCTATTCAGAAGGAAACACAAGAAATGTTAAATATGCAATTTTATTGGGAATAAGCTATTACGTATGTCATAATATAATATTATCTTTGTGGTGTGATTGATAAGGGAGCGTTAAAACTCCCTTTCTTAATCGAGTCAGACATAATAAAATATTATCTTAAATATGAACAACATTGTAGAACTTACTGGATTGATGGGTGTAAAGGGTGGAAAGGTTTATGCCTATTTTTCAACCGAACCGGAAAAGGTACGGAATGCCCTGGAGCTTGGAATAGCATGTACTGGGGCTGATGATAACGGAGCGTATAACATCTATTTTGATGATGAGGAAAATATTTGCTGTGAATATATGCAGCGTTGTATCACAAAGGAGTTCAAGAAGGTGGAAACAATAGAAGAAGCCGTGTTGTGGATGGAAAGTTATTTTTAATATAAAAGAGGTTATGACAGAAAAGATTATTAAAAAGGAGGACGTGGAATACAAGCTGACATGCACTTTGTCTATGGAATGGAACCGTCCGGCAAAGTATAGGTTCAAATTACAGCAAAGAGAGCGAGGAAAAAGAAAATGGTTGGATTTAAAAGGAGAGGAATACTTGGTATATACAGAGAAAGATATTGTTTTGCAGTATGTGAGTAAAGAAGATGTGTTAGAGCTTGCTTTTGAGGAATACAAGAAATACTACCCTAATAATGAAATGCTGAAATGAAGACATTAATTTTTGATGTGATGCTGAATGAGCAATATATACACACGTTCAAATATAAATACAATCCTCTGTTTCCTATTGAGGAGGAAGAGTTAAGGAAGTTTGTGGAAGAGAGATTGCCGACATTGAAAGGGAAGAAATTCAAGATTTTGTTTTAGGGTATGAATCTGAATGCTATCATAAAGAAATGGTTCTGTCGCCATGAATGGGAGCTGATGTATGAGAGAAAGGTTACGGCATGGGATGAGTTAGGATGTAATAAATATATCGCCAGATATTACGTCTGCAAGAAATGTGGCAGATACAAGAAAACCAAAAGTTATTGATATGAAACAGACAGTAGAAGAAGCGGCAATGCAAGAACTTATGTCAAGCTATGCAATAGTAGTTGAAGGTGAATTAGTCTATCAGAGACAAGCAATGCTAAACATGTTCAGAAAAGGTGCTGAATGGCAGTCAAGGCAGTCTCCGTGGATAAGCGTTAAGGAACGGTTGCCGGAGCAAAACGAACTTGTTTTTTGTAGAATGGTATCAAATGAAGCCATTGTAAGCGGATTTATTATACCTATGCCAAGTGGGAGACCTCGTGTTGTAACATTGCCGGATTTTGAATTTGAAGATTATGGCGATTACGTTTGTGACATGTGGGCACCTATTCCCTCCTTTGATGAAATATTTGAAGCAAACAAAGATGTACTGGAACGGATTAAGGGGAAAGGAGATTGAAAATGAATGAAAGGAAAGTTCTTTTGTTTAAGAAGGTATGTTATGATGTTGGAACACGTTTTTCTTTTGTTGTAAACGGTAAGATTATCGAAACGGTTATAAGTGATGTAATGATTGATTATCATAAAAATATCAATTATGAAAAGCATTCTGTAAGGTATCATTTCTGTACTATGGACAAGTATTCATTCGACGAGTTTTCTGAAAGAGAGTTGGAAGATATGATACGCAGGGGAATTGTTTTATGTATTGAGTAATAGAAAAGAGATTGAAAATGATAAAGAAATGGTATGAAGTTTCGTGTGATTTGTGCGGAAAAGGTTTAAATCACTATGCAGAATTAAAACCTACTTGCACTGATTTAAGGAGAGATGGTTTTAAAGTTAAAATCAATAACGGAAAGGTGTTTGTTTTTTGTAAAGAGTGCTATGAAAAGATAAAGAAGGAGACAAAGAAATGAAAGGAAATATATTTGACAAAATAAGGAAAGCTTCTATTAAATATCAAGGGTACATGCTTGATTGTTATGATATATCCAAAGAAGCACAAAAGCATATAGATTGGAACAATGATGTTTCGTGTGAATATTATCCCGGTGATGGAGTATGTATAATGATAGACGAAAATGTTTGTCGTGCTGTAACGTTTTTTGATTTGGTAGAAGAATCGGGAAACGGTATGATTGACAGGGAAACTTTTATGAGAAATTGTATTTGACATGGAAAGATATAGGATTGTGAAAGAAATAAGGTATAGCGGCTGTATTCCGATAGTCGTGTATTGCGTACAAGTCAGAAAAGACAAACGTCTTTCGTCTGAATGGGTGAATGTAAAGGGGTTTGATACCTATAGGAAAGCAAGAGAGTTGTTGTGTGTTTTAAACGGTGATTGATATGGAAATAGTTCCGGATTTGACAAAAAGTAATTTATCTAAAAACCAGGTAGAATATATTCAAAAGAAACAGCATGAATATAAATTGACGGACAAGAAGAGGAGGGTTCTGGGCCATATTTTATTTTCATTCAATCTGAAAACGAAAGAGATAAAGAGAGCTTCTATTACCAACGAAGTTTCAATTGGATTAAACGGGAAACCTATAATGAAAACCAAAACAGTTATTGAGTCGGATTGCTATTACGAACAAGCTTTGAATGAAAAGAATTTTAGAAAAAGATTAAAGAGGATTGGGTTAATATGAAAACAATTAAAATATCAAATTTACAAGAAGGGGATTTGTTCATATATAAAGACGTAATGTATGAAATTGTACATAAGGACAAATGGGAAACCTATTGTAAATATGTCAATGATAAAAGCCATTTAGGAGGATGGTTTTCAAGTGAATATCTTTATTGTAAATTTAGTAATTATACAAAAGTAGAGATTTAGATGCTATGAGTAAATATAGATACAGAGAAGTAAAGAATTATATCCACAACGAATTAAAGTTGACTAAAGAGGATATAAAGGAAATTATGATTCCAATTGTGAAAGAGGAAGTTAAACGTATCTTTCAAAACACCTATGGGAATGATGTCGATATAGAGAGGTGGGTTCGTTGTATGGTTTCCAACGAGATACAAAGACATGGTGATTACTCTATGATAAGGAATTTATGCAGGGAGATAATTAAGGAGGAAATTACCGATAGGTTGTCAATTGATATAAGCCTTAAAAAGAAAGAGGGGTAAAATATGCAGAATGAAATTTCTTGGAATGAAAATACTCGTTATGAGATTTATAATCCATATAGTGATATTTCTCTTTTAGAACCGTGTGATGTACCCAAAATGAGAAAATATCGTCTAAAAGATGATAGATGTACAAACAAGCAGATTGCGAAACGCAGGAAGAGGAATAAGAACCGTAAAACACATAGGAAATGAGCAGGTTTGAGAAAGAGATACTTCCTTTCATGGAAGAGGAAATTATGCGAAAACTCCGTACATACAACGTGTACAGTATAAAGGAGTATGAAGACATACGGAAGGCAGTAAGGTATTCGATAAGGTTTTGTAAGAAACATAAAATAGTTCGATGTGAAGATAAAAATTTAAACAAAGAAAGGAACGAGAAATGAAAAAGTATAAGGTTTTATTTTGCGATATGGATGGAACGTTGATTGAGACAGTAAGCGGTGAGACGTTCCCAAAGGGTATATGGGACATGAAGTTTAAGTTTGATGTCCTGGATGCAATAAAGAATTTGAACCCTAAAGTAATCTTTATTGTGACAAATCAAGGAGGGATAGAAAAAGGTTTGTCGTCAGAATTATTTACTTATGTAAAATGCAAGTACGTGAATAACAGTATAATGGATTATTGCGACATTGATACGCGTTTTATGTATTGTGGAAGCAATAACAAAACCCACCCTATGAGAAAGCCGAATACCGGAATGCTTGAAAAACTTTTTGACAACTATAAATCATGGAATGCTGGTTTAAGTGAAAAAGATTGTCTGATGATTGGTGATGCAAGCGGACTTGAAGGGCAGTTTTCGGACAGTGACAAGAAAACAGCCGAGAATTTTGGCATAGACTATATGGATGTCAGCGAGTTTGTAAATGTTTACGGGAAAGGGGTATAATTATGGAAGTAAAGAACGGAATAATAATAGACGGAGTGTTGCATGAAGCTGAGAATTATCCAAATGACCATGAATGCAAGATATGTTCTCTTCACAAGGAATGTAATGAATTAGAGAATCGTTGTGATGAATGGATTTGCAGGCTTATTGATTGTAGGTATTTCGTCAATCGTGGCAAAGTAACGGATATTAAGATAGATAAGGAGGAATAAATAATGCACCAGTGTAATTGTTGCTGTTGGTATAACGAAAGATACGGGAATTGCGATTGTCCGTATGTAATGAAGAAGTCGGCTTGTGATAAAGCTAAAAAGGAGAAAGAAAGGAGTGAAAATAATGGAAGAAAAGAAAATTGATTGGGAACAGAGGCGTTATGAACTGGCGAAAGCTGCAATGCAAGGTTTGATTTCAAATAGTTTCTTTATGAAAAATTTGAGTATATATTTGGATGAACATCCTAATAGAAAGATGGATGTGGGTGAACTAATATATATTGAATCAGTTAATTATGCCGATATAATGATAAAGAAACTGAAAGGAGAATTAACCATGAAAGCATATGTAATGAAACTTGAAAACAACTGTGTGATTGTTGACGAGGAATATTTTAACGAGATAAAGAAGCAGTCAGAATTTAACCAAGAAAGGATAAATGAGATTGCCGAGGAAAAGTTTTTGGAATACGTCAAAGAAAGCGGTATCAAACTTTCCTACGAAGTGAACGGAATACCTTATATATTTCATCATGACTTGTTGAGTGAATTGAACTATGAGGAAAGAGGATATCCGGAATCCGTGTCAGAAAAGGTGAAGCATGTTATTGCAGATGATATAACCGAGGCTTTGAATGATAAGTTTAAAGGACTGAAAGACGAGGCTTTGAATTATGCCTTAAGTGAGTTTGACAAACGGAAACACGGTTTAGAGGCTACTGTAAAAATATGGAAACATTTCGCATTAATCTTTATCATTACGACTATTATTCTAACAATTAGACTATTTTTATTGTGAAATGATGTTAAACAACCTACATTTTACACATAAGCACTTGCGTATGTCATAACATAATCTTATCTTTGCATTGTGAGATTAAGAGATGAAAAGTCAAACAAATAAAAAAGATAAGGTTATGAAAGAAAGATTTTTAGAAAAGTTCATTATGATGGAGTTTGTGAAAGGCAATTTGGATTCACAGGAACAAGTCAATGATATGGTTTCTTTGATACAGAGAAAGTTGGGTGTATCAGTAGAGAACGCAGGAGAATTTTTAAGAAACGCAATCGGTATTAATGCTTAATAGAGAACGTCATGAAAGTATATATAGCGAGAGATAAAGACGGTAGACTGTTTAAATATCCTTATTGGACTGGAATGTTAGCGACAGAAATACCGCATAAACATATGTGCGCTTATCCTTTTGACGGTAATCATTATATTCAAGGCAAAGATTATCAACCAAAGAAAGGAGAAGAAATAGATAAAGGTTTATACCCCGAAATCACCTATGAAAATTCACCTATTTTGGTTGAGCAGAATTAACAATAGCAATTTGTTTTCTTCATATTAAAGGGTTACGTTTGTAGCCCTAATTTTTTTAAATCTAAAGAAAATGGCGCAAAAACTATCTGCCGGATTTATGGCAGAATTATTCAAACTTGTATATATGGATTTGAATATCACTCGAATGGTAGTAAATAATCTGACTTATCAGTTAATACCCAAAGAGTGGCCCGGCTTCAAATTCTTATTAAAAGAGGCAACAGAAGTATTGAAGGAAAAAGATAAGGTTCCTTCTTTGGGCGTGGTGTCCCAAAAATACGCTGATAGTGATTTTGTGATTGAAGCGATAGACGCTGTGCAGGCAGCCGCCAAAGTAGACAAGGAAATTATTATAGACCAGTTGGAAGCGTATATTAAAGACGTGGAATTCCAGCTACTTTCTAAAAAAGTACATGATTTGTACGAAGAAGGAAAGAAAGAAGACGCTATACGGGTAAATGCGGAAGAGAGCCAAAGAATATTGTCCCTATCATTAAGGCATGAAGCAGGTGGTTTCCAAAAGGTTTTTGCCGATTTTGACAAGAGAATGAGAGGAAGACGGGAAGAGGAAGACGGGGAAATTCCGTCACGTGTAATGTTCGGACTTGATAAGATAGATGATATTTCAGAAGGTGGTGCCACGATAGAAGATACCGTATTATGGATTATGAGGTCGGGTGTGGGTAAATCAACTGCATTAAGATATCATGGGATGCAGGCAGCCTTTGATGGACACCCGGTCTTGCATATACAGTTGGAGGGTGGTGCGCGTGCGTGCCTGGAAAGATACGACCAGTTCTGGACGGGACAAAAATACGGGAATATCCGAAAGGGTGTCATAGATGATAAGCTGGCAGAAAAGCTTGACAAGGCGTTTGAAAACATAAAATCCTATTCTAAGGACATAGATGTATATTCGTTTGAAAAATTCGGGCAGGCTACAATGGTGGATGTCCGTAATGTGATTGTATCTTATTACAAGAAAAACGGTTATTATCCGCATGTATTGATATTGGATTCTTTGGACCTTGTGGCAACCGGGACAAATAGAGTTGTAGACAATAACCCTACATTCAAAAAGGAAAAATTACAGACATGTGCACAGCTTTTGAAAAACTTATGTGTAGAGTTTAAGATGGTAGGATTTACGGCAGCACAAGCCGGAAATGTGCCGTTGGAAATATGGGACAATTCGGACAAAGTGATAGACAGAAGCTATACGGAAGGGGATAGAACACTTGTAAAGCCGTTTTCCTTTGTGTTTACCGGGAACCGGACAAGGGAAGAAAAGAAACAAAATAAGATGCGTATCTATATGGATAAGGTACGCGATTACGATACGGTAAAAGACACGTTTACTATTGTGACGGATTACGGCAGGGGGCGTTTTTGTGACAAGGCGCTGACAGCCGAATATTACGGAGGTGACAAGGGTTTCACATCCTCTACTCCTAATAAAAAGACAAGAAAGAAAAAGGATGAAGACGGTGAAAAGCAAAATGATGTTAAAACAGAGATGATTTAGACATACTCACTTGCTTATGTCATAACATAATCTTATCTTTGTAGTGTCTTCTTAAGGGAGACAAGAAAAAGAAGTCAAACAAATAAAGATAAGGTTATGTATAAGACAACTTTCATTTCAGCAGAAAAATTTAACACAAGATGTTTAGGGTTGATAAAAACGAGGTAATATCCGAACTGAATCTATCTTTGTTCGGGGCAAAGGGGTTCATGCAAGACCGGAACAAGGAATGCCCTTTTTGTAATAAAAGGGGGAAATGGGGGATAAAGTTTAATGATGCTGGAAATAACGGTGCGTTCCATTGTTTCAAATGCGGCATGAAGACCACCTTAAAAAAGTTCCTGGAGAAGATAGGAAGGAAGGACCTTATAAAGCAGGATTACGAAAACACCGTAAAAATGCAGAAATTAACACCTCTAATAGATGATGAAGAAGAGAAAACAACAGAGGAAATTAAGGAATGCACCCTTCCTAAAAAACTGGAATATATAGAAAAGGACGAATATTTGGATAAGAGGGGCTTTGTAAAAAGATATTATGAAGAATTCCGTCCGGCAGAAACAAAATTCTTTCTCGAAAGAAAGCTGCATGATAAGTTCATATTCCAGTTTACCATGAACGGCAAATTAGTCGCATGGCTGGCACGTTCAAAGAAAAGTAAGGATTGGCACGAAGAAAACCTTCAAAGGTTTAAGGAGGGTAAAGAAAAGCTTGTATTGAGGTACGAAAATTCGCGAGACGGATTCTCCCATGTGATAGGAGGGTATGACAATATAACGGACGAGACGGACACGGTTATAATCGTGGAAGGGATGTTTGACTATATATCGGTTGACACGAAATTGCATCTTTATGAATCACCGGATATAAAGTGCGTGTTTACGTTTGGTAACAATATGGGGCTAAGCCAGATAAGGCTATTGAGGGACAAACCAGGCATAAGGAACGTGATTTTGATGTACGACCCCGACAAGCCGGAAATGATTAAGACGGTATCAATGACCTTGCAAAGGTACTTCAATGTACAGATTGCCGAACTGGAAGACAAGAAGAAAGACCCTGGGGATGCGACACAAGAAGAACTCCTATGGGCGCTTGACAATATGACAGAACCGATTAATTATTATACAAGACATTTATAGTGTTGATTTTTTGCCATTTATCCTAATTTTTGTTAGATTTGAAGTCAAAAATAAGGACATGGAAAAATCACGGAAAATCAGTCTGGAGCAGTTTGTAATTAACTTGCAATTGGAGTATTTGAGTTGTAAATTACGCTCGATAGTTTACAATCGTATAGAAAGTGTCGAGCTTGTGAAGATATATAAGGACATAGCGGAGAAGAAGAAAGCAAAGATTCTGAACTTGAAACAAAGGTTCCGTCTTGGTACGATGTTTGACAGTGACAAGGCGTTTTCAGATTTTTACTTGAAGGAATTTTTGCAGGAATACGGGTTGCCGAACTTGCAATATTCGGAGAAAACGAAGTCGGTTATGTTCTGGGACAGGTTCCACCTATTGAAACCAGGCACTATAGTGATATACAAGGGAAGGGAATATAAAGTGAAGATAAACCATCCGAATGACGATAATGTGGTAATATGGGTTAATGACATACCGGAACAGATACCCTATACTTATTTCAAAATGAGATGGTTAGAAGAAATTGATATGAAAGATTTAAAATAATTGGAGATGATATTTGTTTATCTCAAAATTTAATTCTTACTTTGTATCACAATTAAAAACAAAAGATATGAATTATTTCGAGTATGAAGAAAAGGCGGCTACTACAGCTTGCTATAATGAAAAAGTGGCTTTGTCTTATGTAACACTTGGTTTGTGTTCGGAGATGGGAGAAACCTACGAGAAAATCAATAACGAGGCAGAAACGGAAGAAATCTCTAAAGAAATCGGGGATATGTTCTGGTATCTTGCCATGATTCGTAAAGAATGCAATCTTGACATTGAAGGTTGGGATTGGAAAGAAGCTTTGACAAATGCGGAAGGTGCAGGCGTGTTTGATTTGCCCGTGGAAGTCGGAAAGATTGCAGACCAGGTTAAAAAGTGGTTGCGTGACGATTGGAAAGAAGCCGAGCAGAATGTATTCCCGGAAGCAAGAAAGAAAGCTGTTTTGGAAGCCTGGAAAAACGCCTGGAAGGTAATAAACAGCATGATTAACCGCGTAGGGCTTGATACGGAAAAGATTGCCGAGCAGAATATAGAAAAACTGTTTTCGCGTAAACAACGCGACAAAATTCACGGAGCAGGAGACAACAGATGAGGAACTATGACAAAATATTAATGACCGGGGCGCAGGGCACGGGGAAGACAACCCTATTGAAAGCCTTGCAGAATGAACCGGAATTTGACAACTGGAAGTTTTACACGAATGTTGTCAGAACGATGGTTGAAGAAGAAGGGATAACCATTAATGAAGAAGGCACGTCCGAATCACAAAAGAAAATATTTGATAAATACACTCAAATAATGGAAGATGCCATGAAACAGCCTTCCATTAGCGACAGATGTATTATTGATGTGAATGCCTACACTTCATGGCTTTTTGATAATTGCAGCCCAAAAGACCCGGAATATAATAACCTGGCAGAAGAAGACTTTAAGGAGAAACGACAGATTGTAAAGCGAAAATATGAATTCCCTTTACTTGTCTATCTTCCTATCACATTCAGATTGCAAGGTGATGAGGTCCGTTCGGAAGATGAAGAATACCAGAAAGAAATAGACCGGAAAATAAAGCAGATTGTCGATAATTACGGAATACCCTACATTTCTGTTTCCGGTTCAACGGAAGAACGAGTACAGCAGATTAAAGATGCCGTATTCGGGAAAAAGGAGGACTGATGTATGGAATTTTCTTTGTTGACTTTAAGAAATGTTGGTCGGAAGCTTGGAATACAGAATGTTTCCGGATTCAGAAAGGAAGACCTTTTGCAACAAGTTGTTGAAAGACTGGAAGCAAAGGGAAAGACGCTTGAAGAATATGCAAAGGAGGTATCTGTAAACACCCAAAAAGGGTATGTAAAGAAAAAGTTCAATCTTTCACCTAAAGGAGAAAACCCGTACAAGAAAGGGAGTATATCATATAAGGTATGGGAAGAACTTGCAAAGAATGACGGTCGGTCATTCAGCCGGATTGCAAAAGAGCTGGGAACGCATTACAACGTTGTTTCCGTTTGCTGTAGAAACCATTTTGACAAATCATAAACTTGCCGTTTTTTATTAGATTTGATTTTTCACGGGGAGTGTAAGTAAATACGCTTCACTCCCTTTTTATACCCTAAAAATATGGATGAACTGTATAAAGATTTAATCAAATATTTGGAGGATAACTTTCTGTCTTTCAATGCTTTGGATAATTATATTATAGAGATTGACGGGCAAACATTCGAGTTGTTTGAACCTTTCCAATGGGACAAAGAGGATAACGGAATTTTCTTTGACGATTCGTTCCAGTGGGTAGGAGACAGAACGGAATGCGACAACTATGTCTTCCGGTTCGGTGATGTATGGTATTACCTTAAAAAGGGAGACGAGAATAAAGTAAAACTTAACCGATTGCAGTATATCGGAAAGGCAAATTTGTTTGACGAAAGCTTGAGATTTGACACCTATATAGGTGTGCACGGCAATTTTGAATTGATGAACGGAATGCACTCTTATTCCGATTGGGTAGAAAAAGCGAAATTTTTAGGAATAAAAGCGCTTGGTATATGCGAAAAGAATACGCTTGCATCAGCGTTCAAGTTTCAGAATGCGTGTCTAAAAAGTGATATAAGACCTATATTCGGTATGGAAGTTACTGTATATAACGAGCAGAAGGACGTGCGATATACAGTAAAGCTGATAGTCAAGGACAAGGAGGGATGGAATAACCTACTGAAAATAAATAAGATTCTGAATGTCGACGAAAAAGGCTTTATCACGGAAAAGGAATTGCAAGAAATGAAAGACGGGTGTTTCTTGTTGTTTGACCCGAAAACATGTATGTTTGAAAATCTCCCCATATTGTCAAGAAAATGGAACGATACCTATTACCAGCTTGATACTGTGGAATACAAGAAGAATGACCGGGATAAAAAATATCTTGACAATCTGAAAAAATTCGTGGGTGTATATAAACCCGTGGCGGTATGTGACGCCTGGTATCTTGAAAGGCGGTATGCCCCTATAAGGGAAAAGCTTAACAGGCTGGCAAAGGTTGCGAATTATGAGAGTGACAACCAGTATATGAAGAATTACCAGGAATATTACGAAGAATTGTCAAAACTGATATTGAATGAAGACAAGTTTTTCGGACTGTTTGAAGAAGCTTTGGTAAATCTTAATTACATATCGGTAAACTGTAATTATTTGCTGGAAACACAGGTAAGACACGCACCTAAATATGTAATGACGGAAGAGGAGAAAAAGAAATATGCTTCCAATACAGAAATGTTTGAATCGCTTGTCTTTGACGGACTGGCAGAACATCCAGAAATACTGGACAGATACAGCGAAGAGGAACTGACAGAAAGACTTAACACGGAAATATCCATCATAGAGGAAGGCGACGTAGTGGACTATTTTTTGATGTTGAGGGATATTATTAGATGGGGAAGAGACAATAACATTTTGGTCGGATTGGGCCGCGGAAGCAGCGCTGGAAGTCTCGTTTCTTATCTCCTTGGTATTGTCAATGTAAACCCGTTGGAATACGAACTCCTATTCAGTCGATTTTTGACAAAGGGTCGTTTAATTCGGCATGAAGAGGAAGAGATAATAACGATAAATGGAGAAAAGGAAATATCCGGGAATACCTTTATAAAGATTGTCCGGAATGACGAGGAAATGATAATTAGAGCCAAAGAGTTAAAAGAAGGTGACGAACTGATAAACGAGTAATGGTATGATAGTAAAAAATATTGAAATAAAGCGTCGGGCAAAGACCGTATTAGGGTCAATGCCCGATATCTGACCCCTTCGGGGGTAACGAGTTGACACAGATTTTCCCGGCAGAAGACGGGATGAAATAAAAGCTTACATGGAAGAGCGGTTTGGAAAGGAGCAGGTTTGTTCGCTTGGTACCTACACCACCTTCCAGCTAAAAGAAGCAATATCCGATATGGCGCGTGCAGATGGCATACCAGTACAGTTATACAGATGGTTTACCGCTTGTATTGGAGATGATAAAGAAAAGACGATAGAAGAGTTTTTCAAGACTGTATGTGGGAAAGAGGACCTAAAGAAGTTTGTCAAGGAACATACAGAAACGTTTAATGATATGATGGTAATTCTTGGTTCGCCTAAAAGCCAGTCAGTGCATGCGTGCGGAACCGTAGTATTGCCGGACGGGAAAACATCCTATGAGTGGATGCCCGTACATACACAAAAAGGGCTTGTGGTTACAGACTGGGAAGGTTCAGAAGTGGAAGAGGCAGGCTTCTTAAAGGAAGACGTTTTGGGGATTATCCAGTTGGATAAGTTCGAGGAAATGTTACGCTTGATAAAGGAAAACCACGGAATAGACGTTGATATATACAGTCTTCCTTTGGATGATAAGCAAGTGTTTGAGTATGCAGGCAAAGGATGGCTGGGCGATGTTTTCCAGCTTGGTTCAGCCGGATTATCGGGATATTGTGTAAAAATGAAGCCGGAAAACATAAACGAACTGTCTGCATGTGTAGCCCTCTATAGACCCGGACCTATGGAAAACAATTTTCACAATGAATATATTTTGCGGAAGAACGGGGAAAAGGACTGGACGGAAGAAATGCCTATAGGTGGGGAAGAAGTGGTGGAGAACACTTATGGACTGATGTTGTTCCAGGAACAAATTATGTTATTTTGTCAAAAATTAGCAGATTTTAACTTAGAGAAGTGCGATTCAGTTCGGAAAGTTTTAGGTAAAAAACTATTACAGAAAGCAAAGGAGTACGGGGATGATTTCGTGAACGGGTATGTAAAGAAGTACGGTTCTAAAGGAGTTACAAAAGAATATGCGGAAAATCTTTGGAAACAGATGGAGGAGTTTGCGAAATATTCGTTTAATAAGTGCTTGCATGGAGACGAGAAGATTTACCCTAATGAATTAACAATCAAAGAACTGTATGAAAAAGGAGTTGAGGACATTCCAGCAGTAACGATGGGAAAGTACGGTGAATTTATTCCTACCAAAGTAAAGGGAATAAGATATGCAGGGAAACGCTTCATCTATAAGATACAAACGAGCGACGGGGCAACAGTGAGATGTTCCGGAAACCATAAATTCCCTACACCGGAAGGACATAAATACGCTTTCCTTTTAAGAAAGGGAGATGTGTTGTATACCTATAAACATGGCATGAGGGTAAATGTGGAAGTCGTTTTTGCTTATGTGATGGATGTGGAACCGACCTATGATGTTGAGATAGACCACCCGGAACATAACTTTGTCACTGGGGAAGGTGTCGTAACATGTAACAGTCACTCCGTATGTTATGGTATGACCGCTTATATATGCCTATGGCTTAAAGTACATTATCCTATTGAGTATTGGAGTGCTACATTCTCGTTTGCGAAGGACGAAAAGATACCCTATTATGTAAACGAAATACAGCAGTCCGGTGAGATAAAGATACATCCGGTAGACATCAACAAGTCAGATGTAAATATCGTGTCCGATTACCGGACAAGCAGCATGTACTGGGCATTCAATGCAGTAAAGCAATGCGGAGAAAGGGCGCAGGAATATATATCGGAAGA